TGATCCTTCTTTCCTTAGTATAGGGTAAGGTTTGCCTATGCTTGATTTTAATTGATTTAATCTTTCTTGTGAAAGTATTGGCTCACCTCTAAAAAATGTTACAGCGTTAGACATGGCTGCTTCTGTCAAGCCTTCCGCCACACCTTCTTTAACAATAGCAGGCACTGTTTCATCGCCCAGCAGGTTCAGCAAAAATGTTCTGTGATGGCCATCCAGCAAATGATATGAACCATCTGGTAGGGCAGACACTGTGATGGGATTTTTTTGCACAAATTGTCGCAGACGTTGTTGTGCCGCAGGATCAGCCCGTAGCGCATCCACTAACTGTCGCATGGTCCAGTCTGGCGATACCTGCATGCCGGCAGCATGAGTCAACACATCGGCTGCTTGCTCCGTGTTCACACCTTGGTTGCCAATGGCACCATTGGGTCTACGTACATTGGCAATGGGAAAATTCTCAACATCTTCACGTAAAAATTCATGTGCTCTCATGCTGCTGGTCCTGGTTGAGCCTGTGGTGCGGCTGCCACTCTAGCTGGTGGTGCAGCCACAGTGGCTGTTTGTTGTTGATAATCTTTGAAGTTGTCCACTCGGTCTTGCAAGCCTTGCAAGCCAGGATTGATGCGTTTGGTAACCCCACGTGTGTCACTAAAGTCTTGCACATACGGTTTCACACGATTCTGCCAGTACCACACAGCAACTTTGGCAGCCACGTCAGGTTTGGCAGCCAGCTCAGGATTGCTCACTAGGTCTATGCCCAGGGCCTGTCCAGCACTGGCATAGTTGGCTTTGCCTGTGATCTGTATAAACCCACGTCCTTTGTATTTGGCACCGTCTCCGGCTTGAGTGTTGCCCAGGGCCTTGGCCTTGGCAGGATTCACTGTGAGATCGTACTTGGCAAGATAATTTTTACCGCCCAGTTCTTCCAGGTGTGCAAAGTTACCACTCTCATGTTCACATTGTGCCATGAACTGCGCCAGTTCTGTACCTTTGATGCCTGCTGCCTGTGCGGCTTTGGTCAATGCAGCTTGTGGCCCAGTCTGTTGTACTTGTTGAACGGCAGCGGGTTGTGCTGCGGGATTTAATGCAGGTGCGGCTGTGGAGTTGGCTGGTGCTGGTGTAAATGCCATGGCACCTGCGGCAGCGGCTCCGGCCAATGCACTGCGCCAACCTTCTTCTAGCTCATCTTCATGCAGGAATGTGTCAGCAAATGCTTTGCATGCTTCCCATAACTCATCATTTTGTGTGAGCCCCACAGTGAAGTCAGCGTCGGCATCGTCATGCTGAGTAGGGTCAATGTATCCACAATACACTTTGTGTATGCCCACTGAATTCAACAGGTCTTTGCAACTCTTCCCTGCACGTTCATCCATGGGTGCATTGCAAGGACTCAGTGTGGTGACCACAATACTGCCTTCAGGAACATCACCATGTGTTTTACGATATCGGTCTATGGCCACACGTTCAGCATGTCGGCGTCGGCCATCAGCGCCAGGCAAGTTGATGCCATACACATAGTTGTGATCAGGATCAATTATACACGCAGCCACCTGCCCATAACGTTCAGGATCCGTTTGTTGTCCACGTTCAATCATTTGACAGCATTTGGCCAGCACACGATCCAATTTTTCAGTATCGTGTATTTGGTAATCACTCACACTCTCGCGCAGAGCCGGCAATTCAAAATGTTCGGGATGGGTGTTGGCCCAGTCACGCATGATGATACCAGCTCGGGCATTGGCATCATTTTCCCAGTCACTGCCAGTTTCACCTGCATCATCAGGCAAGTGACCATGCTGTTGATTTTGACTGCAATGCACCAATTCATGTGCCACTGTGCGCAACACATCCAGGATGTGGCGATTGGGCATGCTGACATTCAACGTATGTGTGTCAGGGTCATAACGACCAAAACTGTGATTGTGTGTGCTCCATTCAGGGTCGGTGTGCAACTGAATTTCAGGCAAGGGATCTATGCCCAGTTCCATGGCAGTGTGTTGAATAAAGTCATGCACAAGAGTTTGGTCATCAGACTCTGCATCTTCTAAAAACTGTTTGGTGCTGGCAGCAACACCATCACTGGTGCTGTAAGGCTGACTTTGCATGCCTTCTTTTACACCCATGGGCCAGGGTTTTACTGGGCCTCGTGATATCTTTACAATTTTTTCTTGACGCTCATCAGCAGCGGCCTGTCGTTGCTTCATGACCTTGTTGTATTCGTCTGGACTGTGAAACACTTCTTGCTTGCGTGTGGCATCAGTGGCAGCAAATGCTGATCGCATGTCTGCTAGACTGGCTTCGTCAACTTCTGCACCGTATCCATAACGGAATGGTTTTGCAGGAGTTTCACGCAAACTGAGTCCGCGATCTTTTTCAGCAGTCATCGCATCTTTAAGCAGTCGGATGCAACCCTGGTTGCGCAACAATTTGAAAGAGATATTTTCACAACCAAACTCACCATGTTGTTCAAGTCCTGCTTGACGCATGGTTTTAATCTTGGTCCACAGTGTGCTGATGGCATCAATGTTTTTACTTTTGACAGCAGCATGAATTCTTGAATCTAAATCTGCTGTTTTGTCACGCACACAGGTATCGTCTATCTGCGCACGTTTGCGTTGCGGCACTTGAATCCACTCGCCGTCTTTTACCGAGTAAATGCCTTGACTGTGGTGCGCTTGATCTGCAGGCTGAACATACAGTTCTACTTCGGCCCCACCAATCCGTATGTTGTGCTCAGAGTTGTATTGGTATTTTTTTGCCGTGAACAGCTCCTGATACACAGGATCGTCAGGCATCTCGACCACAAGGTGTAGGTCAATGTCAGAATTTTTTGTATAGGAGTAGGCTGCGTTGCTGCCTGATATGGTGATGTCTTGAACATTGAGATCGTCAACGCCCAAGAATTCTTGAAAGTCCTCAGCAATGGTGAGTAATTTTTCACGCACTTCAGGAAGCAAATGCTCGTCTCGCCCCCAGATTCTGGGATTGAGACGGCGGTGAAACTTTACTGCGTCGGCAAGATTATAGGTAGACAACTCATGAATGTTCATAAGTTGTATTTACCGTTAGGCTGCGGCAGCGGCTTTCTTGGCTTTCTTCTTGCTTGAAGCCATTACCACAGGCTCGGGCACAGGAGCCGGTGCTTTGGCCAAGTCATGCCCTTCAGTGACTTTGTTGTTGGGCAATGCTTGAGTTGGTGACACTGGAGTTACAGTAACAGCACCAGGTTCAAACATCTGTTTGAGGTCCTTGTACAGTTGTTCGTGTGTGGCATAGTCAAATGTGTATGTGCCCACGTGACGCAACAGCACACGTTTGTCCACCCACACTTGGCCACCAATGTCGCGCCAGTTTTCACAGAAAGTCCAGTCTTCACTGTAGTAGCGGTTCTCACGCACAGCAGTGTCAAAGTAGGTTTTCATGTGAGGGTTCAGTTCTTCAGGCAAGCCAATGTCGTTGTTGAACGGCTTGGTAGCAGGGTGTGCAGTTAACTTGTCAAACACGTCACGTTTGATCAACAAGAAACCTGTGCCAGTCTTTGTGACTTCCACAAGATTACTGTTGGGATCTTCGGGCAGGCCTGGGATACCGTTCACACACCATTTTACCGGCAGTGATTTCATGGGGTACAATCCGCCAATGACGTCTTTTTGTGCATCCAACATCACCAACAAATGCCAGGGTTCCCAGCCAATGTCAGCGTCAATAAACATCAAGTGTGTGGATTCTTTGGTGTGCAGGAACTTGGCTGTGAGCGTGTTACGTGCTCGACTGATCAAGCTCTCATTGGTCATGGTTTCTACTGTCCAGTCAATGTTGAGTTGACGGCACAAGTTGGCCCATTTGATGTAGCTCATGAAGCATTGCTCAGTGAGTTGCCCTCCATAACAAGGCATGCAAATATGCACTCGTGTGGTGCGCAAATAATCAATGTTTACTTGAATGTTTTGCTGATTGGTTGTTACAGGATCGGTTGGTGGCGTAGTAGTCACCGGTGCTTGGTCTGACATGGGTTCTCCGTTAAAAAATTATGTTAGTATTTAAAGATTATAACAGCGGGTGTTATTTTTTGCGACCTGTTTCGGTCATGGCAGCAATGCCTGTGCCTATGCCTGCTGAGGCCAGGGTGTATTTGGCAGTATCAGCCCAACTCTTGCCGTTGAGTCTAGACACCACAGTGGGAACCACTGTGTTTAATATGGCCTGCAACATCATGTTGGTTTGTTGTGGGGTAAGGCCCATTCGATTGGCACTGCTCAAAATCCCACCACTTACTATGGCAGCCACTGTGGTTATGATGCCGCCTTGGATGTAGGGATTTTTATTTCCTTGCACAAGAATATCCATGATTTTCTTACGCATGCCAGGATTTTCTGTTTGCCCCAGTAATTTTCTAGCAATTTCTCGATAGTTGTCCACAGGCTTTTTATCAACATCACCAACTTGATTTTGATAAAAGTCCACAGTGGCAGCTTGGATGGGGTCAGTGCGAGCTTCGTCCAAGTAGTCTTGCTCATCAAGCCCACGCTCTTTGCGCCACTTGCGAACACTTTTGCCCTGGTCACGCTTGCTACCCAACTTAGAACCAAGGTCACGTTCATCAATGGGCTGGTTATAACGATCTTGATATCCAGCATGCATGCCGCCTGTGACACCAGTTCCTGTGGTGATGCCGTCTGATTCCAATGTTGCTGCCCAGCCTTGGTTCTCATTTGTCTTGGGTTGACCACGAGCAATGTTCACAGTGTAACCTTGCAGTCCTTTTTTGGACAAGATGTTACCAACAAATTCCAAGGCTTCTTGGGAACTGTTAAATTTGTTTCCAAGATCAAGTTGTCGAACATCATCGCCAATTTTGACAATGGCTATAAAATTAGGTTTGGAAGTTTCCTGTGCACCAACTGTGCCGGCTGCGGCCAAGCCAGCTGCTGCACCCATGCCTCGTAGGAATCCTCTACGACTGATGTCTTCATCAATCCCGCCAATGGTTTGATCAAATATGCGTACAATATCCTGTGCGCCTGCTGGATCTTGTTGTGTGTTGGGATACAAGCTCATGACCAGGGCCAGTCTACGTTTGGGTGTGAGCGTGGGCCATGCCGCTCGTATCTGTGTGGCAGAAGTCATGTCAGTAGGACCAAATTCCACAGTGGGCAAATACGCCATGTAGGCATGCTTGCTGAATGGTTCCAATCGTCGGGCACCCAACAACGGTTGCAGATAACTGGCAGACCCGTCTTTTTTAACTCCACCTGCCTGAGGTTGTGTGTTGGCGTCTTTGTCACTGCGCACAAAAATCAAAACATCCTGATTGGGATTGTACTGACTGGCAATTTCTTCTGCACGAAATGGCGACTTGACTTGAACAAAATGTCCAGGTTCAACTCCTGCGGCATAGGCAATTTTTTGTTTGTCTGAGATATCAAAAGGCCTGTCACTCTTGTCATTGGTAGCGGCCACGTAAACTTCGGCATCAGGAAAGGCACGTTGTGCTGATTGATACAGCGCCAAGTGTCCTGGGTGAAAAGGGTGAAAACCCCCGGGCATGATTACTACAGTTGTCATAAACTGTATTTAGTTGCTACATATTTTCCAGCAACCACAAGTAAATGGGAGTGGAAAATTTGAGACTTATTGTACCATTGCACCCGGCAATACCAAAGAATATGTCTTGGATCTCAGGTTGTGTGCCATTGAAATCATGTGTGTAAACACATTTTTCATGGAATATCTGAGTGATGTCGATGCCGTCAATGGAAATATTAGATATTTTTACGACCACATCTTTAATGATATTGTCATGCTCATCAATTTGAGTGTGCTTGGGAGTTTTACCTGAAATTACAATACGCAGTTCACGCTTGGTACCATCATCCAATACTGTATGATCAATATGTTTGCGCTCAGTTAAATGATCAGTTTGGAACGCACAGACATCATCTACCCAGGCAGCAACACCAATTGCGGCAGAAGAATCTGATGTGTCAATATCAAAACTAATTGTTGAACTGTCGCTCATTTAATATGTGATTGTGACTGATGTGATTGTGCCGCCATCAAACCCCTCAACTCGGACTCGCATCCATGTAAAGTTTCCTGTGATGGTTTCAGGATGATAGTCTGACAACGGTGTGCCGCTGCCATACGTGTACGTGACAAACCAGTTGGCTTCGGCAGGATTTGCATCCAAGCAGGCTTCTAGATACATTGTGCCCACAAAATCTGCCACTGAAAATGTAATGGTCTGTATGCCGCCACGACCTTGATAGTAGTCGGCGGCTGTGACAGGATCTGAATACCAGTCTTGACTTGATCCGTCATAGTTGCCCGAAGGCGTACCATAAACAGTGGTGCCAAGAATGGTCTTTGTTGTCATTATGCTTTGTCCGCTTCTACAACAATACCTGCACCAGCAAGTTCTTCTGCCACGCTTTGTAAGGCAGCAACAATGTCGGCTGTGGCAATTTCAACGCCAGCATCGTTATCTTTGATCAGTTTACTCAGTGTGATCACCACTGTTTCTTGGTGTATTTTAGCCATAGTGTACTATTTAGTCGTTTCAATGGGCATGGTCTTTCTTACAATGCCCGGCATTACTAGGCTGAGCATGGTGCCTTCGTTGGGGTGATCATGGTCTATAAAATAGTGGGCTCGAGAGTAACTGTGATTTCGTACATAACCAATAAACTTGCCGTTGGCCCAGTTGTCCAATGCTGTGCTAACACGCAATGTATCTCGGCGTGAATTTAAAAAATTAGCCAGCATGTTGCGTTGCTCTAGATTGATTCGGCGTTCTCGAAAATACGTTCTGTAAGCATATTGTGATTCACGCAGTTGCACCACGTTGGCTGGTTTGGTCAGCTGGGCTTGCCGTACCAGTTGTATCTCAAACCCATCAGCTTGCAGGTGATCAGCCAGGCCCAGGTGGTTGGTATACGCACACAAGGTGTTGTAACTGACCACAGTTTTAAACGGATGAGTTTCGGCCAACAAACAATCACGGGCCTCACGCAATGCCTGTTCTTTTTCGTCGGTCCATCGCTCAGACGGCAGTTGAGCGTAACTCACTATTTCCTGACGCCATTTTTTAGCACTGCGCAAGGCATTCTCAAATTGTTTTTGTTCCAAGTTTCGCAAACAATTGGCTTCGGCAATATTGAAAGTCACACACCACTCGTACCGCTCGTAGTATAGACTGCTACGATGATCAGATTCAATCTTATACAATGATAATTCCTTCTGTGTTCACACTGGTCACAGTGTCCTGTTCGATCATGAACTCCACAGCGTCCTCTGTCATCACAGCAGTGATTGTACAGTTTTCCAGTCGATCAAACAAGATCCGCTTGCTCAATGGCACACGGATCAGTTCATCAATCTTGCGACTCAGCGGACGTGCGCCCATTTTGCTGTCATAGCCCTTGTCAGCTAGATGGTCAATAACCGGTTCGGTCAGCACCAATCGAATGTTCTTGTGTGTCATACTGGCTTTGAGTTCATCCACAAACTTCACCACAATCTTCTTGATGGCCAGTGTGTCCAGTTTGTTGAACTTGCAGATACGATCAATACGATTGCGCAGTTCAGGACGGAAGAAGTCTTTCATGGCACGATCTTCTTCACCCGATTTCTCCAAACTACCAAACCCAATGTTGTTGGCATCGTTGGCTTGTGCGCCCAAGTTACTTGTCATGATGATGATGCAGTTTTTCACGTCCACTCGTTTGCCGTTTGCACTGGTGATATGTCCTTCGTCCAGCATCTGCAACAAGATGTTGGTCACATCCGAGTGTGCTTTTTCAATTTCATCAAACAAGATCACAGCATAGGGATTCTTGCTGATGTCCGAAATCAGTTTGCCGCCGCCCACATTGCCATCTTCAAAGCCCACATAGCCCGGAGGTGCACCAATTAAACTTGACACTGTGTGTTTTTCTTGGTACTCACTCATGTCATAGCGCAACAGTTTCATTTCCAAGTGTTCGCTCAACAGTTTGGCCAGTTCAGTTTTACCTGTGCCAGTTGGGCCCAGGAACAAGAAACTTGAGATGGGTCGTTTGTCATTGCCAATACCGGCAAAGTTGATATACACCCGTTCCAGCACAGCATCCACGGCTGAATCCTGCCCGTACAATTTCTGTTTGATGTTTGAATCCAAATCCATGATCTTTGCACTGCGTTCATTTTGCAGTCGATCCACTGGCACCCCGGCCACACGACTTACCTGTGCTTGGATCAGTTCCTTGGTGATGGTGACGGTACCTTGATCTTTCACACGTTCACGTGCGCATGACGCATCCAACAAGTCAATGGCTTTGTCAGGATTTTTACGATCATGAATATAACGGTTGGCCAGTTCCACAGCGGCCAACATGGCTGCGCGATCAATTACTACATCATGAAACTTTTCCAGTCTGGGGCTTAGACCAGCAAGGATTCTCTCTGTGGTTTCTGTATCTGGCTCGTCAATACTGATACGATAGAACCTGCGCATGAGTGCGCGATCCTTTTCAAATGATTCGTAGTACTCTTCCCAGGTGGTTGACGCAATCACTTTCAAATGTCCTTTGGTGATTGCGGGTTTCAACATGTTGGCAAAGTCCAGGCTACTTTGTGACCCTGCACCAGCACCTTTCATGGTGTGTGCTTCGTCAATGAACAGGATACAGTTCTTTTTGGTTTCCAGAGCAGCAATCACAGCCTTGAACTTTTCTTCAAACTCGCCACGGTACTTGGATCCTGCAAGTAAACTGCCAACTTCCAGCCCCCATACTTCGTGATCTTGTATGAATTTAGGCACACGACCAGCAATGATTTCTTGGGCAAGTCCGTCCACAATGCAGGTCTTGCCCACACCTGGATCTCCCACCATGAGCACATTGGCCTTGAAGCGGCGTGCCATTACTGTGATCATTTCGTGCAGTTCGGTTTGGCGTCCAATTAGCGGTTCCAACTGATCAGCCTTGGCCATTTCAGTAAGATTGGTGCAATACTCGTTCAAGATATCATTGGCTTGATTTATGTTCATCTTGGACGCTTCACCAGCTGTGTAATTCTTGGTAAAGAAGTCTGAGAATTCAGTTTTCTTCACACCGTATTTGAGCAAGAAGTAGTGTGCATGACTGTTGGTTTCGGCCATGATACTCAGGTACAAATCCAGTGTTGTGAGTGTTCTGCGTCCGGTGAACATGACCTGCACATTGGCACGATTAAACAGGCGTTCTAGGGTCTGTGTTTTTCTTGGTTGCAAGTCAGCATCAGCTTTGACAAGGTGTTTCAAACTGTCAAGATATGTGTCAACTTCTTGCTCCATCTGTGCAACTTCCGCACCAAAACGGTCTAGAGTTTTTCTAAACGGTGCATGCCTGACCAGGCTCAGCAACAAATGTTCTGTTATCACATATTCGTGATGTTTGTCTCGAGCAATTTTAACTGCTTGTTCTACAATGTGTTCAATTTCGGGATTGTTTTGCATGTGGGTCCTTGAGTTGTCTTGTGTTTATTATACGGTGTTTGCAGTATTGGTGCAACCTGGGCTGTGCCAAAATATTTATTCTTGGTGATTTCGGATAACATCCAAGATTTCGGGCGCAATGTTATCGGGAATTGTGGCCTGTACTCGCACAAAAATATCTCCTGTGTTGCCTGATCGATCTCGCAATCCTTGTGCTTTCAATCGCAAACTGGTGCCAGGTTGTGTGCGCTCAGGCACGCTCACAGTCAGGGTCTTGCCAGTCAATGTGTCAATGGTGAGATCACCACCCAAGATTAGACTCCAAATATTCAGTCGGACCTCCATGGTGAGATTGAGCCCCTCACGAATCCATGTTCGATCTGGTGAAATCCTAAAATTAACCACCAGGTCCGACCCACCAGGACCAATGCCTTCATACTGCACATTGTCCCCGTCGTTGATGCCCAGGGGTATTTCAATTTCTACAGCACTCACACCGCTTTGTGTGCCCAGGCTTACAGTACGCTTGCCACCAGTGGCCACATCCAACAGTGTGATCCAAAGTGTCATGCGCACATGACTTCTACGCGGCTGTTGATGTTGGTGCGCAAACTGTTGCCCGAACATTTGTCCAAAGATGTCATTGATGTTTACCCCACCCGGGTGTCCATGGAATCCTGAAAATTGTGGTCTAGGATTGTCGTATTCCACACGTTTTTGTTCATCACCTAGTGTGGCATAGGCCTGTTGTATGGCCTGGAACTTGGCAGTATCCCCGCCCTTGTCTGGATGGTGTTGGCTGGCCAACTTACGAAAGGCTCGTTTGATATCGTCAGCAGTGGCAGTTTTTGGCACGCCTAGTGCGGCGTAGTAGTCGGTCATGAAAAAGGTCCTGTATAGTTAATTATACAGGACCCTGGCTTGGTTGTCAATTATTTCTTTTCAGGTACCGGGGTGCCTTCGAGTTTTTTATGTACTCGGATTTTTTTGCAATCTTGTTTTGTGAAACCTTTGGCATCTTTGACTGGTTTACCGTCTTTCATTTGATCCACACACACTTTCTTGGTTTCGTGTTGGGTTTTGGCTGCATCTGCTCGAGCTACATCTGCTGAGTGTGAGTCTGCAGACAAGGCTGGCACACAAAACATTAATCCTGCTACAAATATAACATTTTTCATTTTACTTTCCTACCTTTTGATTGAGTTGTTTTAATTTGGATTGGCCAAGTTGATTGTTACACCAGTGTTGGGTTGAACCGAACGAGCATTACCATCTGGAAACTTTGCCTTGAACTGATTTACCTGTGCTACAGATAACTGTATTGGTTGTCTAAACAACACCCATTGCACAATTTCTGGATATGCTCCATTGTTCAATTGATTCTGTGGATTGCCCCACCATGGTTGACCGTTGTTGGGATTGTTGTTGGCCACACAACTGTTAGATTGATTTCCATTTGCTTGTCCTAGGGTAGCAATACTGATTGGGGCAGTCAACCCACCAAGGTATCTGTAACTAGGGGCGGTGTTAATGTTGCCGCCTGGAATACCCATTAGTGTTTGGACATTGAGCGTCAGTTGGGTAGTGCCAGTGCTGGCGTATGCTCCAGAAGCGTTGGCAGTTGGAATAGCATTAAACACATTGGTCCAGGCTGCATTTGCTGAGCTACCATTACCTACCATTCGTTGCCCCATTACCAATAGTGAATTTGCAGCGCACAATCCACGTGCACCAGATGTGGCATCTGCTAAATTGAAGAAAACAAAATGCACTTCTAAATCTGTTGCCCCGCCATTGACCCAGTGTTCAGATGGACCATGGAAATGAAACTCCAACAAGCAATATTGAACACCACCGTAGGTGATACTTGGAGCACAGGCACCCGGAACAGCGTTGTTGAGTTTGTAGGTTCCCCAGCGTGTGTTGGAAATAGTATAGGCATTTGCCCCTGTTTGTGCAGTGGGCAATGCACAGTCGTCTGTGCCTTGACAAAATTGTGCGTTTGTTGTGTTTTGCAGATTAAAAGTATATGTGGTATTCATGCTACTATAACTGGTAATTGCTGTTGCGCCCCCAGGAGTGACCGTGGTGATATTGACCGGAGTCTGATTGCTTTGAGCTGCTGCAAAGAATGATGCTAGGCCAATTGCTATTGCAGCAATTCCCGACACAAGATTCAATTTTTTCATTTTTTTATCTCCTTTAATTAATTAACCTATGCGCCAATTGGCGCCATCGCTGTAGACTGGTACAACATTTGAACCGGCGTTCCCTACCACTGCTCCAAAGTTGCCTGATGCCACTCGATTAGAATCGTTGACAAAAGTTTTTAATCCAATAGTTGTGGCCGCAGGTAATGATGCCACAGCCATAACTTGAAGTTGAACTGTTCCATTGGTATTTACTGTAAATGGTAAGGAATCTGCAGTTCTGTTGCGCACAGTAAAATTGTTGCTGCCACTACCAAGGATACCAAAATCCCATTGTTGTGTAACACTGGCCTGATCCTGCACACTAAAATAAGCACTGCGAGGAGTATTGTAGTTGTCATCATACCCCACTACAGTGACGCCGGGGCCGGACAATGTGCCAAAATCCGTACTTTGCACCTGTGGTGCATTGATTGTTAAGTAGGTCACATTACTGCTGGATTGGAACGCATTAGTGCCACTGATAGTGGCCAGCCCATCACTATTGAATTGTATAGTAGAATATGTAGATCCGGGGGTGCCACCTTGATTGCTAAAGGTGCTCATCCAATTTATTTGTACAGCACCGCTGCTACCGATTGGGCCACCGGACGTGCTGGGGAATACCTGTGTTAGCTGCCCCAAATTATTGCCTATGTAAACCACAGGCGGATCTTGAGTCAAATCGGCTACCATCTCGCCAGGACGAGCATTGCCGTTGTAATCATACACAGTTTCCTGTGCATTATCTTTCATGACAGTCCGACTGATACCGGTTATGTTGTCATATGGTGGTGAAGACATCAAATCATCCTAATTAATAACTTTTATTTATTTCATATCTCCGGGAATGATGGCTGCACAGGCCCAGGTTTGCCGCCAAATCCTGTAATGACTGCTGGTGCTGCTGAGGGTGTAACCGCTGGTGCTCCAAAGACTGCTGCTGGTGTACTAAAACCGCTGGCTGCGGGCTGTTGTATTGGTACCGGCGGCGTATATGTTGTACCGACGCCTGATGGTAATTGGATTCCGCCATTGTTAGCTCCTGCTAGTTTTTCTTGTGTGCGACCATATGCTGCCAGGCCAAGCACAGCACCCATGCTGATATGGAACAGGCCTGCACCTTGTAGTGTGAGGGGTTGCCATTGCACATTTACCCCACCGTGGAATATGGCCTGTGCTGTGCTCCATAACACTGGTGCAACCACAAAGTCAAATATACACACTCCCATGTACATCCATCCCATGGCTGGACGCCATTTTTTCTGCATCCAGTCTTCGTCTTTCTTTTCTGGTTTTTGTTCTTCTGACATGTCAGGCTCCTTTAAGAATATTTATGGTTTTAATTGAATGTGATGCTGCCACCAATGGTGATTCCGCCACCAATTGTCACTGTTTGCCCCCCGGGTGGAGTTGGGCTGGCCAAATTCACTGAGGCGCTGGTGGCTCTCAAGACGGTATATCCTGAATCTTGATATACACTGACAGTAAAAGTCAAGTCAGCTTGGTAAATTCCATCTGTTAGTGTCACAATCGAAAATGAGCCAGCGCCACCAGTGGCTGTGTATGATCCCGTGACTGCAGAGAAATTGCTGTTGGTTGTAGTGCCATTATTTATAACCCAATACAGGGTAGCATTTGCTAATGAAGCAGTTGAGGTGGTATTAAATGTTCCTGTAGAGCCTTTTGTGATACTGGTAGGAACTGAAGTAAAGGTTACGCTTGCTGATGGTGCCATAATGTGTATTTATAATTGTGTATCGGCCCAACACAAGATAACTGCTGCGTAATATTTAGACACACTGCATTTAAATAATAGCATGGCCAAATCTGCAATTGATCAACTACACACCTATCTCTCTGAAGTGAAACGCCCTTGGCTGTGGCTGTTGGCAGTTTTTTGCGGGTACATAGTTGTGGGTGCTATCACACTCAGTGCTGTGTGGTTTACCACTCGTCGTTAATGTTTGCGGGGATGGCGCTCAAACCATTGTTCCAACTGCTCTAGATCTAATTCTCCATCAAAGTGTTTCTTGAATCCTTTGTAGTAGCGTATCTTGTCTTTGTCCCCGTGGAACTGATGAAATATCGCTTCCTCCTCTAGATGTTTCCGTTGTATCTCTGGGTAAATCTCTTGAAAGGTATAGTACCCAAACAGCACAAAGCAGGCTATAAAAAGCGTTATGGCAAAGAACGCATTCAAGTACACATGAAACACAATCAGCACAGCAGGTACGGCAAACACAGCAAGTATTGTGCTCAAGATTAGTAGCAGGGTTTTAGTTACGGGATTCATCGTGCTCGGCCTGGCGTCTTTTTTGTTCTAAAAACTCTTCATACTCGCGCAGCCGTTGCTGATGTGCAAACCACTCTTGTTTGCGCAATGCCTCTTCTTGGGCTCGGTAATTGTTGGGACGATTGATCCAGTCTCCCCAACGCTGTTGTGCGTCATGTGCAACCCACATAAAGAATCCGCCCATGACAAACATCAATATGATCACAGCAATACCCAAGGCAAATTCAAATTGATACTTGGCCATGCGTTGTCTACGACGATTGGCTCGAGCAATTTCTTGGGCCACAAGAACTTTTTGTTCTTTGCCCAGTTCCTTGGTCATACTTTCTACTTCGGTGAACAAGGCACCCAGTTCAGGCGGGCTTTGATAAATCATGAGTTCTCGCAGTTCCTTGCCCATTTGTTCCAGTTGCTTTTTCATCAGCACACGCTTGAGGGCACGTTTTGCTAGACTGTCGCCACCACTATACAATTCAGTTTTTGATCGCTTTTCTTCGTCTTCCAGCACTGCTAGACATTTGAAATAGTTGTCATAGTACACACCCAGGCTGTCACCAATGTCGGTGTAGATGTTGGTGCTTTCTTCACTGCGTTTGTTCAGTTCTCGAACACGAGATTTTTCTTCTGCCAGTTGTTTGGTGGCTGCCGGTGGCACAGGCTTGCCATCATACTTTTTGTGAAATTGCTCATCTAGGTCTTTGAGAACGCCATTTATCTCACCCGCGGCACCTTTGATGTCCTTGTATAATTGACATCCTTTTTTCACGGCTTGAACAGCGCCGTTGGCCAAGGCAAACAGTGTTAGTGGATCCATTATTATTGCTCATGCCCCTACGCTGGGGGCTTGAAGTATTTAACGGATCTGTACTTTAGTTTAAGTGGGTGTTAGAACCACAACCAGATACCTTGGCTCAACAACAGTACACCAATTACAGCAACTACTTCGCTGATTCGGTACATTTTGTTGTTGACTGCCAATATACTAGCACTTAACAACACAATGGCCAGTTGGAATGCCATTGATGCAAATGTCAGCCATGGACTGTGTTGACTGGCATCATCACGGGCGGCTTCATAAGCCTGTGCCCGAGCCAGTAATTCACGCTTGCCTTCGCCTTTAGCAGGATCAGATTCGTAACGTTCGATCTTGGCTGCCAGTTCTCTGATGCGGTTGGGATCTCGAGCATCTTGTAACTGTCCTTCGGCAATGCTTTGCTTGATACTTTTGCTTTGATAAAAAGCATAAGTGTCTGTGGCCTTGAGCATGTTCTTCAGCACAGCACCTGAGTAATTGTTTGAAAAGTAAGTTGTGATGCCCATAAACAGGGCCATGATCACAATTACTAGTCCTGCTTTGTCTTTAATTGCTGCTTCACGTTCGCTACGTGATAAGGGTTTTGCTGCTTCTGTCATGTTATTTTGCTCCTGCTTTTTCTAAACGTCTAATTCGTTCCTCATGCACAGCAATCATTTGTTTATTTTCTTGAATGCTGTCACGATTCTTTTGAATTGCTTCTGTCAGGTCTTGACGTAGTTTTTCACGAGCAAGTTCGCTGCCGGTGTTGCTGGCCTGCTTGTTGTCCTGTGTTACCACTAGACTTACTTTGCTTTCTAGTATGGTCACTTGGTGATTGAGTTGTGCCACCGAATTAAGCAAATATCCAACTCCTGCTATGATCAGTGGCAATAGAGCAAACAACAGTTTCTCTATAAACGCACCTTTTGCTGATTCTTCTGCCATGTTATGCTCCCATGATTTTTAATGCATTCTCATAGTGATGAATACGATCTTCTAAACCAATATAACCACCATTGATCTTCTTGGTCATCTTTTTGATGTCGCCAGCGTCAGCCTCCACATTCAAGTTATTACTTTCCCAGAACCAGCAGGCGCTTTGTGCGGCGCCTTCAAATGTGGCCAGGTATTCTGCTGCTTCTTCAGGTGATATTTCCAAGCTGGCAGCAAAGTTTTCATAGTTGCTTTTGCCAGTTAGTTGGATAAGTCCACGACCACAATAGCGATAGCCATCACCTGAGTGTTCGTCACCGTTGCCCATGCGTGATGCATACACTCGGTTGGCAATCATTTCAGGCTTTTTGGCATAGGCATTGGCCAAGTCATCCGTGGGGAAATATTTGCCAAACACTGTGCGCAAACTTGCGGCTTTGTAATTTAAATTTTCTTTGATAAATTTAAACCCACCTGACTCATGTGCGCACTGTGCTATGAAAGCCGCAATGCGTTCGGGTGTGTTGATTTCGTAGTCTGGCAGCAGTTGATCCAGGGCTTCCAGCCAGTGTTCGGCATAGGGTATGCCTGGCACCATTTGTTTTAGTTGTTGTAATGTTAGCTCCATAGGTGGCTCCTTATTTTATGTTTTCGAATATGTGTTTTTGTTTTTGATACCATTCAATCCAGGCATCTGTTTTCACAGCGCACTCATAGTAAGTGCCGTAGTTCACTGACACAGTTTTACTAATGTCACTTAACTTGGCATCTTCCGCTAATTTCTGTAGTTGCGGGCAAGGCGTCATTGCTATGTTGCCCGGTGCTTCAGGAAACTTTTGTGTGACCGGCACCACGGTTGAACATCCAGTGGCAAGGAATGCCAAAATAACAAACACCACTAGAAAAAATAGTTTAAGCAAATTCATCAGCAGTTCCAACGTCTACGAGCTTTGCATATGGCTTTGTCTGGAGTCTTTGAGCATGAAATGCTGTGCATTTTCATTTGCCCACGACTGCGGCTGCAATAACTTGATCTACGCTTTGAAGCCTTGCTGCCACGTTTTAGTTTGCTTGGCTTGGTTGTTACAGCAGTTTTTAACTTGCTGCCGGGATGTTCTCTGCGATATGTATTAACAGCCTTTTGACTCATACCGTCGGTATGGTCACGCTTGTTGGCTTTCTGCCAGGCTTCGCTTTCCATGATGGGTTCTGATGTCACAGCAAATGCATACAGTTCATCTTCTGTGAGACTGTCCAGGTCTTCCCAGATTACTTCAGCATCAACGCCATTGTGTTCTGCCAGTCGGTTGATGATCGATTCAATAAGATCAAATTCTTCTTCAAGTTCTGCGCTTTCACCCATGTGCCTGGGCTTTATGCCTGCCTTTTTCATGGCAATGGCTTTGGCAGCCTGTTGGGGATGGGCTGACTTGGCTGCTTCGTCCATGGCTTTCTTAAATCCTTTGCCAGGAACCCAGCCTGCAATGGGTTTGCATTTGCAACTATCACCTGGGCATTTACAGTTCTTCATGCCACATTGCCGACAGCGTTTTTCAGCACTTTCTGCTATCTGTGGGTCAATTCCTTGTGCTTCTTGACTCTGTAAGTAATTCCATGCGGTAACCATCATGCCTTCTACCTTGGCAATTTTCTCTTGTACCCACTCAGGCAAGTTGTCATGATCGTCAATGGTGTCCAGCAAGCCTTGCGCTGCCTTGGCAATGGTATACAAGTTGCCTTGCGCCATTCCGGCTTCGTCATCATACTCGCCGTTGAAATCTTCCTTGATAATGTCGTTTATTTTCATTTGGGTGCCTCCGCTGCATCATTGATGGCTTTGATGAATTCTCGTGGAATTTCACATTCGCCACCAGCTGCAAACTTTGTATCATATTTGACAATTTCTTTGTCAATGTACTTGGTGATGGTCTCACCGCGGGTGCGAATCACCTGCGTTTTTGTAACAACCTTGGTGACAATCTTTGTGTTGGTTTCTTTACTTGCTGCCTCGGCAGCCGCTACCTGAGCTTGTACTTCTGCCACACGCTCACGCCATTCCATTTCGATACTATAGCCACCACGCCAGTACACACCCACAACCAGCAGTGCGATGCCCAGGACTTGTGCGGGTATCCGGTATTGGTTAATGATGGGTATGCGTTTGATAAAAAATGCAACAGTAGTCAGCAAGATGCCTGCCAACAACACTGTGTTGCAGATCCAAAGAATTACGGCATCAGGTAAAAAATGTAAAATCCACATACAGATATTTATCGTGTCAACAGCAGTTGTATCTCTCTAGGAATCCAAGGCTCGATCATGCGTTCAGGATGCCACATAATGCCAGCAGTGCGCTCATGAATCCAGGCTTCTGCATGGCCATCAGGATCTTGGGCCAACACTGTAGCACCTGGGGGTGGCTGTTCTATACGCAGTTTATGATAACTGTTGACCAAATGTTGTTGCTCATGATAAGTGACTTCATGATAACTGTCCATGTGACCATCCACGGGCACAACTGTGCCACCTAGTGTTGTTGTCAGCACTTGACAGCCATGACAGATGCCTATGATAGGAAGGCCACGAGATAACATGCTGTTGACCAGTTCATGTTCTACTTGATTGCGCACAGGATGATCATCACCGCCTGTGATGATCAGTGCGTCTATGTCTGGTATATCTACTGGAAGTCTGTTGGGAATAGAAACAAGCGTATGTCCTTGCAAAAACTCGTACCACGAGTGCTCCAAGGAATCATACGCCCGACCTTTGTGCAACAGGACTCGTTGTGTGAGTCCTATTCGCATTACCAACCGTAGGCTTCGGCCACTAGTTGTTTGGCTGCAGGAACTTCCATTGTGTTTTTGCAGCTGATGTCAAACAAGTCTCGACGCATTTTGGCAACCAGTGTTTCAACGCGAACTTGAGTGGCTTCGTCTTGCACCAATTTTTCCAGTTTCCAGCCACCAATGTTGGCATGAAAGCCTTCGTCCCGGGCAATTTTAGCATATGAAGTTGAGATGAACTCATCATCAATGCAGTCAGCCATTTGATTCCATACTGCTTCGGCACGGCCTTCAGCAACCAGTTGATATGCTGCCAGGGCAACAGGATCAGTTTCAGCTTCGTACTTGGCCAACAAGCCAGCACCCTTGGCAGTGGGTTTGGCAGCCTCAGCAGCAATGGCAGCAGCCACGTCTAGCGGCTGACCAGTCATGTGCTCAATGACTTCTTTTACCATGCGGAAGTGCCGGGCTTCGTCTTGTGCCTGACGTGTCAACAGTTCAAGTTCTTCTGTTGGAGTATCAGCAGGCATAGCAGCGATTGCGTTGGCAATTTCCACCATATTCATGCGCTCGTTGACCATGCGGCCCACAAAGTGTTCTACCAGGACTTCTTGAGCAGGTTTGCTGTCGAAGTAGGCTTTGACGTTGATTTGGCTGGCTTGGAACAATGCTTGATTATCCTTGCGGATTTTGTTTACAAATTGTTTTGCGTCCATCGAGTGTTCTCCTAAGGTGTGTATCGATACACCATTATTTATACCGTTTTTTCATGATTTGTGGATTTGGCATTTGCCACAGATTCTAGGTATTCAGCCCGTGTCACAGTAGTTCCGTCCTCAAAAACCACTTCTCTTCCCCATTGGAAATGATTCCAAACGCGATCATGAATGTAGTACATCAATGCGTTTATAGTGAACTGACAAATAAAGATAATAGTAGCAGTTTCTGCGGCACTGGCACCGCCTTTTGCAACAAAATATACAATGGCAGCAGTTGTGCTGCCACCAATTATGCGCCAGCTTACTAGTCTAGCTATGCTTCTACGTCTCCAGTCGTTGAATTTCTTTTTAAGTTCTTTCATTTAATTTCCTTGCTATTTCGTCCACATCATATTCATAATTGACGATCTTTAAATCCCAGTAGCTGGGATGAGCAAACATCTGATTGGTATCTTCAAATTTGCTCTGCCTAACAGTGTCCATCCATATGGTAAAATCTGCTGAAAAAATTTCACGCATTTCCTCCAATGGTGCCACAAAATCACAAATGACAAATTTTGCATCACTGTCATCTGCTAAACTACGCATACGGTGGCTTTGTCTAATGCGGCCTTCATGACTAAAGTCCCAGTCGTTATATTGTTTACGCACATCGTCAGCATTGAACCACATGGCATTTATTTTGTCTGCTAATGCTCGAGCCAACGTGGTTTTGCCTGCACCCGGCAAGCCCATGATCAAGATGCGTTTCATTTCAAAAAATACATGTACACCAGGCCAGGAATGATGATAAAGAATTGTGGAATAAAATTCAACATCAACGCACGTTCATTCCATTTGTACCCTACATAGATCCAGCCTGTGGCTCCAATCATCTGCACAAAACTATTCCAGGGTGTGATGCCAAAAACATGCAACACCATGGCACACAAAATTGTGACAGCACTGGCGTACTTGATATACCAAACATGATCTCTCATTTAAACACCGTTACTAAAATATCTGGAAAAGTCTTTTTAATTTCAACTTGATGTCCAAATGTACTTTTGACCCACTCAGGAGTAAAGTGATGCCAAGTGGCATTCTTACGGTGTGCATATTCAAGTATGCACTGATTTTGTCTTGTGATGGCTGCCAGCATGCCTGTGCTGTCCTGGTAAGCATCATAGCAAGGATACTTGATCTGAAACCCGCCAGCTTCGTGCCACCAGGCATAACTTGCCATGTCTGGACGATACACCAACATGATCCAGTCCTTGGGAAAGTAATGCTCAACTTGTGGCAATACATAGGCCCAGTCATGACTTTTGACTAATCGTGTGCCGCCAGGTTCAGTCCAGGCTGCATCAATGTACTGGTCATTTAATTTACATTCCAGTTCCATGCCTGGTCCAAAGTATGCACCTTGGTGTCCGGTATAACTGTGATGTGTATATGTGCGCTCGGGTGTGCGATCACTTGTGTTGAACTCAGGAATAGACTCCAGGGTCTGTGCAATACCTGACCAGCGTGAACCAGGTACGCCTGTTAAAAATATTCTGTTGGGAAGCATGTGTATAATTAATTATATGGATCAACACACCCTGGACAAATATTTCAGCACACATTGGCACTCAAACATAGACCAATATGAGTATTCTGGATGGGCGTTGTGTAAAAAGATAAAACTTGGAGAATCAGTGATAGACATAGGTTGTGGTCCAAATCCGTTTCGTGGGCGTATTGCCAATTTGACCGGAATTGACCCTGCGTTTGATTCTGCTGACTACCAATGCACCATTGAAGAATTTAAATCAAATATTCATTTCAATGTGGCTTTTTGTTTGGGCAGTATAAACTTTGGCACAGAAGAGACCATACTACAACAAATTGAATGTGTGACCAAGTTGTTGACTCCGCATGCTAGAATCTACTGGCGTTGCAATCCTGGACGTCAGGATCATGGCAATGAGCAGTGCAGAGAGATTGATTTCTTTTTATGGACACCAGAACTGTTGACCCAATATGCTGGTCAGTTTGGATTTTGGGTAGCAGACATGCAACAGGATTCAAACAACAGAATCTACTGCGAGTGGATTCGCTGATTACTTGACACCCACAGCAACTTCAATCATGCCCACAGTGGTGCTGTCATAGTTTTCCAAACTCTTGCCAATTATGCAACCAGGTTGATATTGTGCAGGATCTAGTCGTTGTGCAACACCTGTGGTGTCACTGGCCACCAGCAACTCACCTTTGTGAATTGTGCCTTGCACTTGGCATGATACTCGCCCCAACAGTGCTACTGCCACAACATAATCACTCTGTAGACCAGCATTCATCAAATGGCTGGGGTTTTTACTAACTACTCCTGCTGTTGCAGTGCTGTGACTGGTGATATTGGCAGTGACTTCCTGTTCACCACCAAATATCAACACTGTGCCAGGAGCATAGGCAGCGTCGGCTGTATACAATTCTGCAACGTCAGCGTATTGTGCTGTGGTGGCTTTGGCATGTATTGTGTTGAAATAGTTGCTGACATTGCCAATGTTTGAAGTGTTGTTGGCTGTGGTAGTTTGTATGTTACCAGACACAATCAACACACCTGAACCGGCAGCGGCTGTGCCAGTTATGTTCACGTTGGCTGCGTTGACGTTTCCTGTGGCACTGACCGTGACAGATGTGATATTTTGCACAAATGCACTGTTGAAATATCCAGTGGTGTTGCCAATGTTGCCTGTGCCGCTGGCATTGACATTGATAATGTTGCCCAGTGTGACATTGCCCAGCGTTAAATTTGTGCCTGATGAGAAGTTGCCCACAAAGAACCCACTGGTAACAATGTTGCCTGTGGAAGATATTGTTCCACCAGTGTTGACATTACCACCTGTGATGTTGCCTGTGGCACTCACAGTGGTGGCAGTGTTGATGGCACCTGTTGCACTGAAACTGGTACCTGTGGCCACACCAATATTGGGAGTGGTCAGCACAGCACTGGTCAGAGTTTTGTTGGTCAACGTTTGTGTGGCAGCAAGTCCAACCATGGTGAATCCACCAACAGTGACGCCATCATGCACACGCAAGGTATTGTCAGTGGTGTTGACCGTGACTTCGGCCAATGCTCCGGTAAAAGCATTGTTTTCTGCTGCGGTGCCACGTCTAAATTGTACTTGTGTTGACATTTTTTATTGTTATCCTTGTTATGCCGGTTATGCCTGTGCTTCTGTCCAACTCAAACGACTGTTGATGGTATTGGTGCCAGTTGCAGTGATATTGGTAGCGCAAACAGTCAGCACGTCCGGTCCATCTGGATACAAATTGGCCTGAGTCACGCTGGCAGTGGTGGTATTACCACCACTCAAAATACTGGTGCCAATGTCACGCACCAAGGCCAAGTCTTGACTGGTGGCTGATCCTGTGTTGGTAAAGAATGAGTAGATAACCTCACCGGCTGCGGCTGTTTGTCCAGCAGTGTGGAATATGTACTGTGCCAAGCTGGATCCGCCCACGCTGGTCCAGGTGCCCCCGCTGAGTCTAGCATTCAACAACAAGTCAATGCGGTAAGCAGTGCCTGAAGTGTAACAGTCAATACCACGCGGTGTCAACTGCATGCGATTCAAAATCTCACGCACACCAATCAGACCAGTTAGGCCGTTGTCCACACTGGGTGCCAATCTAACACTCATGATAGGCTGTCGCACGTTCTGTGCCACGTTGGCAACAGGAGCCAAAGAACCCACCGAGAACACAAATGATCGGTCATCGTCGTAGCGTCCGTCCATGATGACTGATGATCCCCAGTGACTGATTGTGCTGGCAGTTTGCGGACTGTACAATTCTACCGCTGTGGGTGATGTGGCTGAATAAGTGAATGTCTGTGCTGTTGTTGCGCCGCCAGTCACCGCACGTCCTGCTGTGCCTGCTGAACCAATAGTCAACACAGTGTTGCTTCGTGTGGAATAGTTGATGATTTCCACATTGCCACCTGTGGCTTTGCTTTCAACTATGCGTATGTTGCCAGCCAAGGGAAATGTGCTGGCATCTGCCACGCTGATTGTGGCACCTGTGGTCAGCGCACTGCTCACAGAAGCAGTCAACGCTGTGTATATTGGCAAGGTATTGGTCTCATAGCGCGACGGCAAGTTACCTGAACGCATGAATGCTTCGGTGTTCAAGTTGTTGTTGGGCATGCGATGGCAGTATATGACTTCACCGCGGTTGTTTTTAAATCCGTATCTGATGGCACCAGCACCGTACCAAGAATAGTCAGCGTAGAACATCTGCATCTTGGTCAAGTCCAGATTGAACAAACTGGCACCTGTGCCATCCACTTTGTCAATGTTGAAACTGCTCTGCGCAGTTCTAGTGTTGATGGTCTTGCTGATCTGAGTGCTGTTGGCCACTGTGGTGGCACCACGATACTCAGGACTTATAGTCATTGATGTGTCACTAATGATGGCGTTGACAATGTAACTTTGTCCACGAATAACAACGAAATCACCCGAAGTGAGCTGTGTGCTGAATTTGGTGTTGCTGCCAGTGATGGAATCTGAACCATTGGTGGCAGTGACCAGGCCTGACAACTGAGTGGTACTGCTGCGTCTCACAGCATACAGGGTTTGTCCGTCAAATTCAAAGTAAAAACCGTTTTGGCTGTCAAACATGCCCAGTCTGTTGCTGCTGCCATACCAGGCCGTGGGACTCACAATAATACCTGTGTTGCCTGCTGATGAGGATGTGGCTGGACTGGCCGAAGGAGTTGAGTCAGCAGTGTATGTGAAACTACTGGGTGTGGGCACTGTGACCACTGTGTAAGTGCTGCCACCTGCTGTGCCTGTGCCGTTGTAGGCGGTCTGTGCAGCACCCACAACCTTGATACCTGCTCCGGGCAACAAGCCGTGTGGTTGTTGGCAAGATACTGTGACAGTGGTGCCTGAACTGGTCATTGTGGTCAGGGACAAGGCAGGTTTTAAAATACTGCCTGTTGAGAACTGAATACCTTTGCCAGACTGATAACGGAAGTATCGTCGAGTTTGGCGAATCACTTGATAACCATGATATGGCACCAAGTTTGTGAACTGCACACCACCGTCAAACGCACGTTGTTGTGTGTAGCCCAGGGGTCTTGGGAAAATGCTGTTGTTGGCTGTGGCAGTGATGCTGGTGCCAGGAGTGTTGGCTGTGTTCACTGTGAATGTGTTTGTGGTGGGAGTTGCCACCACAGTGAATGGTCCGTTGGGCGCATTGGCCGATGCAGTGACGTTGGCAATGGCCACGCCGTCACCCACACGTAGACCATGATTGTAAGTTGTGGTAATGGTGAGCACATTGCCCACGTTGGAAATGTTGCCAGCAGCCATGGGATACACAGCACCGGTGAACCAAGCACCAGGGAACACATAAGTTTTCTGTGAATCATACAAGGCAGCAGCAGGATTGACCAAGGTTTGATAGGTGAATGCAGTGCCCGAACTGGTCTGCACAGTCCACCAACCGTCTGCGTAGTTGGTGTCAAGGGTGCCTTGCACAAACACCGGTGTGCCTGTGGCCGGTGTAGCTGTCATTGTGACTGGACTGATTACAGTGCTGCTTTGACTCAAGGTGTATGTGCCAATGCCGCCTGACGAATTGCCAGTTAAAGCGGTGACTACAGAGTTGCCAGTGACACCTGCACCGGTGATGACCATGCCGTTGCCTATTAGGCCTGAGCTCAAAGCAGTCACAGTCAGGGTGTTGGTGGCAATGGTGGCGGTAAAAGTAGCAATGCTGCCTGTGACGGTGACAGTGTTGCCTGACGCAGCCACGTTGGAAATTGTGGCAGGTGAGGTAACATCATAAAACCCTGTGGGACGATTGTTCAACAGGTTCAGCTGTTCCCATTTGGTGGGCTGTAAACCGTATTCAAAGTCAGTGTCAATCAAGGCCTGTGGTGTGCTCACACGCAGTTTGTCCACGGGATCGCGCAGGGTTTCATCCGGCATGATTTCCTGATAACTTTCCTCGGTCATGATGGCCAGTTTGTCTGTGCTCAACATTGACGCTGTGTTGTAACTCAACACAACGGTTGTGGTTTCTAGGCCAGTGTCGGTACTGACACTGGTGGTGTATGATGTGGCACCAAGATTGGGATCTGAGAAATTGTAGATCACTGTGCCTTGATAACTGGCATTGGCAGTTACGTTGGTGATCAACAGCAGTTGTTCTTTGCGGATGTTTTTGCCGGTGACTGTGACCGTTTTAGTGGCTGGGTTTAATCCGTAACTTTCGATAATAACGTGTTTTGACATAGTTTCCTCAATCTCCCAGTGCTATGGTGGTAGCACTATATGGATATTTCCTTAATTGTGCAGTAGATGAATTATTTATGATGGTGAGAACTACCTGTGATCCTTGTGCTGGAGATCGGTAAAATGTCACGTTTGCTGAAGTTGCGTCTGCAGTCACACGATATCCAGGACTGCGCAAAGGAAATCCAGCAAAAGTCTGGAACCAGGGCCAGGTTTGGGTATTGACCCAGGGCGACAGCACTAAGCCACTCACTGCCACCTGCAGATTTTTGCTGTCTGTGATGTTGGCTGAGGTGATGTTGCTTTGATCAACCTGTAAAGGAAATATCATTTTTGCCCCATCACATTGATTGCTGATGTCATTCAGCACCTGCGGGACGCTCACTGTGGTGATTCTATCAGCAAATACTGTGCCTGTGACTGATGCTGTGGTGCCTGTGAGACCAGCAGCATTGACATTGCCAGTGACAGTTAGGCCGGTGCCGGTTGCAGCACCAATGTTGGGAGTGGTCAACACTATGCTGTTGGCCAATTTGGTATTGGCAATACTGTAGTCAATGATGTTGACACCGTTCACAGCGTCAGTTGGCGCAGTTACCACATTCAAGGCATAGATTGTGTCTACCCCAGCAGTGAGATTGCCAAAGTTAAACGTCTGTGTGACTGCTTCGGTGTCCAGGCCCATGTTGCCGCCACCAAAGAACAGGCCCGAAGATATGTTGCCTGATGCGCTGATGTTGCCGGTTATGTTCAGTCCTGTGGTGGTAAACACTGCCACATTTGACACACCGCCAATGGTGATGTTGGCATTGCCGGCACTGGTACCAATGTTGGCTTCGCTGGTACCGTTGGATATTTTGGTGCTGCTCCCGGTGGCAATTCCAGTCAACTGTGACCCATTGCCCAGTATAAAACCACCAGAGATATTGGCAGTTGTGGTGATGTTGGCTGCTGACACTAGTGCAGATACAACGTTTGAACTTAGGCTCAAACCCACAGCATTTAGATTACCACCAGTTATATTACCGCTTGCGCTGATCAATCCTGTGACGTATTCACCAGTAGTAGCAAACACTGCCACATTGCCAGTGCCACCCACCCCTACTGTGACATTGCCACCTGAACTTACTACAGTGACGTTGCTGGTTCCTAAATTGATGTTGGCCACACTTGTGATAACACCAGTCAACAACGCACCATTGCCCAAGATGTAGTTGCCGGTCACGTTGCCAGTAGCACTGATCAATCCTGTGACGTATTCACCTGTTGATGCAAACGTAGCAACGGTGGTGCCAGTTACACCTACTGTGACATTGCTGTTGGCGGCCACTGTGACATTTGATGTGCCGTTGGTGATGGCAGCACCTGCTGTGGCCGTGATACCAGTAAGAGCTGAACCGTTACCAATGAAATATGAACCGCTGACATTACCCCCAAAACTGGCCACCTGACTTGCAGAATTCAAACTCAAAACAACATTTGCCACGCCTGTGGCATTTTGAGAGAATACTCTGAAGTTGTTGCTGGAATCTACATCCAAATTCCAAGTTGAATTGGCCTGTCCAGTGATGCCTGATATGTTGGCCCAGGCCAGAACAATTTGACCGCCTTCTGATGTGGGGCTGGGCGCCACAATCACCATTTGATTTGTGGCAGTTAATAATCCGCCAGTGGTGATGTTGCCGCCGGTTACGTTGCCAGCTACTGAAACAAATTGAGTGCTGGCAATCAAAGTTACTACGTTTGCGCTGTTCTTGAAGAACAAATTGCCGTCAGCATAGTTGATGGCCAGCTCGCCCGCTTGCAGATTGCCTGCAAGCGGGACTGAATTGGCTGTGCCAGAACGTTTGATTAATACTGTGTTTGTCATGGTGCTCTACTACTTATTTTAGTAGGTGCCACCATCTACAGTATCATTGATAGTTAAGACCTGTACACCACTTGAATAAACTCCAGTGGTACCGTTTATGTTGGCGCCAGTTACGTTGCCGCTGGCACTGACACTAACACCGCTGAATGCTGCTACAGAAATTATGTTGCCACCTGTGATGTTGGCAGTGGTAATGATTGTAGACGTTGTGTTGATCGGACTAACAACGTTGCCACTCAAACTCAATCCAGTGGCATTTAGGTTACCACCGGTGATGTTGCCTGTTACGCTCAAGCTGGTACCAGTAGCGGCACCAATGTTGGGTGTGGTCAACTGCGCACTGGCTTTGACAATGATGTTGCCTGAACCGTCAAATGCAGTGGTTGTGTTGTCAGTTTTTGCAGAAAATACCGAACCGTTTAGTACCAGGCCAGCTGCGGTATTGGCAGTATATGTACCTGCACCAGAGAACTGTGTGAATACAATGTTGGTAGTACCAATGGTGACTGGTGAATTTGTGGTACACACCCAACCAGTGTCGGCTTGGGTACTGCCAAATTCAACAAACACAAACGAACTTGGAACTTCTGTGCCGGTATCAAAGTCAGTTGATCTGGTCAATATAAACGGCAAACTACCGCTACCAACCTGTGTTACAACATAGATACCGTTGTAGGGTTGGTTGGTTGATGTTTCATTTTTAACCAACACACGTTCGCCGGCACTGGGAGTTGATCCATCGATGCTGAGTGCGCCGTTGCTGTTGGCTGTAATGGTTGCGCCAACACCTGATGAGCCATTGTTGTAAGTGTATGCACTTAGGGCTGCGGCTGTGGCGTATACCACTGATGCTTTGGGATCAAGACCTTGCGCCACACTGTCAACATAGCCTTTGGTGGCTGCGTCTTGATTTTGTATAGGATCTAATAAACCATTGATGTATTGGCTGTTGACCACAATGTTTCCGGTAGCACTGAGATTCAATGCACCTGAAGATTTGATTGTGGTCCCGGTGCCTGACAACACATTGGTGTTGACATTGCCACCAGTGATGTTGCCACTGGCACTGACTGAAGCAGCACTGACCGCCGCACCTGTGACAATGTTGCCACCAGTGATGTTGGCAGTGGTTGTGATAGCAGAAGTTGAATTGATTGCTGAAACAACATTACCACTGAGACTCAATCCGGTAGCATTTAAGTTACCACCAGTAATATTGCCCACAGCACTGATGGTTGTTGCAGCCGTCAAACTTGAACTTAAATTCAGTGCTGATACTACGTTTGAACTCAGGCTCAGTCCAGCAGCATTTAGGTTACCGCCAGTGATGTTGCCCGAAGCACTGACTGAGGCAGCACTTACAGCAGCCGCTGTGACCAAATTACCACCAGTGACATTGCCACTGGCGCTGACTGAGGCAGCACTTACGGCTGCACCTGTAATGATGTTGCCACCAGTGATGTTACCCACAGCACTAACAGTGGTGCCGGCTGCAATACTTGATGAGGCGTTGAGTGGTGACACCACATTGCCGCTTAGGCTCAAGCCACTGGCATTTAGGTTACCGCCAGTGATGTTACCCGATGCACTAACAATGCCGGTGACATTCAACCCTGCCGTGGTAAACACAGCCACATTGCTTGTGCCACCAATTGAAATATTGGCATTACCACTTGAAGTTCCAATGTTGGCTTCACTGGTACCGTTAAAAATCTTGTTGGGCGTTAGTCCGGTTAACTGTGACCCATTACCGATAAAGTAATTGGCAGTTACATTACCAGCCACACTCAGTGCCAAACCAGAAGTGTTGGCAATGGCCACTGTGGTGTTGGCAGAAGTTGTTACAGTGGCATTGCCCAGTGTGGGACCAACAGCAACAGTGGTGGTAGAGTTGGCAAGACCACCGGTGCCAATGTTGATGTTTTTCAGCAGACCTGTGGTGGTTGCACCTGTACCAATGTTGTAAGTGGCATTGGCTGTTGAAGAACCAATTGTGGCATTGGGGCCTGCTGTGGTAATATTTGCGCCAGAGATGTCACCAGTGGCACTGATCAATCCAGGTGTTGTGATGTTGCCACCAGCAATGTTGGCAGTAACATTCAATGCACTGATCACATTGCTTGATAAACTCAGGCCAGCGGCATTCAAATTGCCACCAGTGATGTTGCCCACAGCTGAAATTGTAGTGGCCGCCGTCAGGCTTGAACTCAAGTTTAATGCGCTGACCACGTTGCTTGACAAACTCAATCCAGCAGCATTCAAGTTGCCACCGGTGATATTTGCACTTGCACTGACTGAAGCGGCACTAATGGCTGCTGATGTGATTAAATTGCCACCAGTAATGTTGCCTGTTACTGAAACTGTGGTACCTGTATGTGTGGTAGCAAAAACATTTGCCCCACCGTTGACGTTGCCACCTGTGATGTTGCCAGCAGTGCTCAAACTGCCCACATTGGCCACACCTGACGTGACCAAATTACCACCAGTGATGTTGCCTGTAACAGATACAAATTTGTTGCTGACCAGGAGATTGACTGTGCCGCCGCCGTCTTTGTAGAACAAATTACCATCAGTGTAGTTAAGGGCAACTTCACCCAATGCAAGATTAGCTGCTAATGGTACGCTGTTGGCTGTACTTGATTTTTTTAATAAAATTGTATTTGACATTTCTTCTTTTTCCTATAACTTAATACGCACCACCCACCACCACTTGATCATCATTGACTATTTTGAGCCATGAACTCCATGTTCCTGACCAGTACGTACGATTCCACTGTATCTTGACATTACCTGATTCCACTGTTCCTGGGTAAAATACCTGCGACAACGCAGTTCCTGTACTATTCATTACTTCTACCAATCCCACGTAAACCTGACTGTCCAACGGTGTTCCCACTGTACCTGACCAACTAGCTCTATTTACCGTATACACACCCATTTGGGTCATGCTGTCCCAGTTGTTGAGATCTGCTCCACGATCGGCCATAACACTGGTCAATGCACTGCCATTGCCCACAAAATAGTTGGCTGTGACATTGCCAGCCGCTGATACCAGCCCAGCGGTGAGTAAATTGCCAGTGTCAATATTGCCCGTTACACTGAGAGAAGTTAATACACCAACATTTGAGGCTGTTATACTGGTTAATCCTGCGCCATTTCCCGAAAAATAGTTGCCGGTAACATTGCCACTGATACTGATATTTGGACCTGTAATATTGCCCGTGGCAGATATTTGGTCGTATACAACATTGCCGCCGTCGGGGGTCACAACACTACCGTCTATTACAAGTGCGTTGCCCGTGGCTTCTAAAACTACATTGCCAAGATAGATGGTATTTCCACTGATGTACAACCCAGCCCAGGGATTTGTTACATTGCCTAGAGAGTAAGTATTACCAATTGCCGGGATTAGATTGCCTGTAGCAGTGGGCACAATACCAGAATATGGTAAATTGTTCCAGGCTGTGGTCCCGTCACCGTATTTGATTGAGTTGACTGTGGTGTCTAGTCCAGGTTCAGCCATGGCCAACACTGTGTTGGCTGTCGCCCAGTTTGCAGAAGTATCTCTGCGTAGTTTAATCGTTGCACCTGCGGTCATGCCGGTCCTCCATCAATGATAAAATCCAAACTTGCAAAGGCAGCATCGCCTCCGTCTATCACAAGACCAAACACTCCAGGCATGGTTTCCCACAATGGGTTGACCCCATCTGTGCTCAAAATCTTCCCGGCATTGCCAGCCTGGCTGGGCAATGTGCCACCACCGCCAGAAACGCTGACAGTTACAACATTGCCCACATTGCTGGCCACAACCCCGTTACCGGTGAAATTTATGGTATTGACCGCTGTGGTCAGTATGCTGCCTTGATTTTGTACAGTGATATTGCTGCCGCCCGAGGGAAGCCCAGTCAATTGACTACCGTTGCCCACAAAGTAATTGGCTGTGACATTGCCTGTGGCTGTTACTGAACCACCCAAGGACAACACATTGGATGCATTGTTGAATGTTAAATTTGCACTGGCACCAAAACTGCCGTTGTTGTTGAATTGTATTTGTGTGTTGCTGCCAGCTGGTTCGGCGTTGCCGCTGCCGCCTCCCACAGGGAATCCCCCAGCGGTGTTGCCATCACTGTAGTAAAATTGGTTGGTTACTGGATCCCACCAAAGACGATCCGCTTGTCCAACATATGTGGCTGAGTTGGCGTTGTTGTCTCTGCTGGTAAAAAGATTTTGAATAAACGACAAGGATTACTCCTGGTCTTCGGCTAAGCGATCAAATTCTCCAGCCAGTTCGTCAAAATCTTCAGCAAGATTAAAGTAATTGCGTTTGGCGTATTCTTGTTCGGCCTCGCTGGCCTCGCTCATTCGGCCGCCTGCTCCGTTGTCTGATACAATTTGATTGATGATCTTGCTCTTTTTGCCGCCTTGTTGTTTCATCAGTTCTAGCTCTTGTTGCAAGGGCGGAACCATGATAGTTTCATCAGGCAAGTCCTTGGGGTCTGCTGCCGCTGCTATACTACCAATTGTGGGCATGCCACCGCCTGCAGGAATGGTGATTGTGATGGGAATGTTTATCGTGACATTCTTGGCCTCTTCACCTTCCATGATGATGTCGCGCATTCTCATAGTATACCTGCTGCTGATTGTAGTTCTTTAAGGTCACGCTTGGTATCATGAATCTTTTTAACTGGAAGTCCAGCGGCTGTGCGCCACTCGTTTAGATCCGTCTCATGTGTTTTACGGTAATCATCTGGAGTCAACGGCACAGTTTTTGCAAATGCTTCTTCTGAAAACGGCATGGTTTGGCCATCGTAGCGCATGTGCCAGTCTTCAAGTTCATGTTCTGTAAGTGTGGCCAAGTCATCTATGAGTTCTGCCACATACTGTGGTGCGGCACTGCGTCTGCGCATTTCCACGTATACCAAGAAGCGTGACGGTTTGATTTCGCCTGGTGAGCGGTCAGCATCCAGCACGAAGTCATAGCCTTTTTCAAACCAGGCCACTAGATCTTTGGCTGCTTGTTTGTCACGCACAAAGAAGCTGAGTACGATGATGTCTTCGTCATCGCCCATTTTGCCTGAAAATTCGTCCACGTGGATAGTGGGTTTCATCATGCCTTCTAGGTCACGATACTGTAGTCCTTCAAGCAGCTGGGACTGGGGCAAGGTCTTGTTCGAGGTTTTGTTGTGCATCTTGTGCCTTTGAATCGCTTTGTGTGTCTTCTTTGTCTAGATCCTGCTCGTAGGCTGCGTCTAGTTCATCAAGGTCAATGTCTTGATCTTCCATTTCTACTGCACCTGTGCGGATCTCACTCATGAGTCGTTTGGGCATGGTAATTTCCACCAACCACACAGGTTTTTCAATGATTCGTGCTTTTTTGGTACCAGGAATGTAATCGCTGGGATCACTGATCTTGATGGGTATTTTGATCTTTTGTTTTTTGTAATTGACCTTGCAGTCAAACGGCAATAAACGTTTGGCTCCACGTGGATCGGGCATCATTTTTTCAGGCCACATGAATGTCACAGTCACAGTGTACTTGCTAATTTCAGGACCAGCAACTAGTTCACCAATTTCCCAGTTTTTAAATGCGTAGATATCCATGTCATCTAACACACGTTCAAAGTCCAACAGTGTGGTCAAACTGCCGTCACTCATGTATATGTCGCGGATGTTGTCAGCGACCTGCCAATAATCTTCGTGATTTTTAAACAGTTCTTTGTCGTTGATGCCGTGAATGTTTTTGGTTTGCATAATGCATTATTTACCAAAGTTGTTGAGAGCACACAACAGTCTTGAGTCGTGACACTTTTATGCAGCCAGGTCAGTATTTAGTGACCAACTATTTGAAAATACCACTCAGTTATTGTCAAATCTTTGACCGTAAATACCTGGCCCTACAGGGCTTAGGAGAATCACACTTGAGTAGACAACGAGCAACAAAAGCACAAAAACGTATGAACCTGGAAGTAGCAAACACCATAGCATTTAACTCAGCGCCGCGAGCACAACCTCGCCGCATTGACTTGATCCCTCGAACACGAAATCAAGAACGCTTGGTCATGGCCCTGCAAGATCCAGCTCAACACATTGTCGTTACAGCAGGACCCGCTGGAACAGGTAAAACGTACCTGGCAATGCTGGCCGCTGTTAAAAATCTAAGAGAAGGAGTATGCGATCGAATAGTGCTGACAAGACCCGCAGTGGGTGTGGAGGGTGAAAGTCATGGCTTTCTTCCCGGCAATTTGGTTGCCAAAATGGAACCTTGGACTCGTCCCTTACTGGACGTCATGCGTGAATACTATAGGCCACAAGACATCTTGGCCATGATTGAAGATCAGATTCTGGAAATATCTCCTCTGGCATACATGAGAGGCCGGACCTTCAAAAATTCGTGGATCATCGCAGACGAAATGCAGAATGCCACACCAGCACAGGTCAAGATGCTGATGACACGCATTGGACAACACTCCAAGATAGTGATCACAGGAGATGTGGATCAAGCAGACCGTGCTCAAGGAGACAACGGATTGTTTGATCTATGTGCGAAATTGGCTCAAACGCCAGTCGCAGGAATTGCTGTGTGCGAAATGCAAACACGTGATGTACAACGTCACAGCATCATTGGGTCAGTGTTGAAACTCTACGCAGTTTAGGAGGTGATAATTTCGTAGATTTCCCGCCAATTTTTAACCACCGGATACGGGCACTCATGATGCATGTTGTGCCCGTGTTCCATTAGTATGCTCCTGAGGCCCATGCGGTGGCCTAGGTCAGCATTTTCTGGCTTGTCCTCAACCCAGTAGAGATAGGACCCAGCATAAGGTTCCAAGGCTGAGTCTTTGTCGGCACCAGTGGCCAAACAAGTCACTCCTTCAAACGCAGTCTTGCCAAACAGTTTGCGCAAGTTCATTTCTCTCAGTCGGCCAGCGTTGACATCAGTGCTCAAGCTGGTGATGCAGTGAAATACATAGCCGTGTTCTTCGTGCAGGCGTTTCACGTAGTACATGGCATCACGTAGCGGTGGCAAGAATCCAATTGCAGCCGATTCGTTGAACATCTTGATCAGTTTTTTGCCTTGTTCCCGATCTATGCCATATCTGTTGCCAATATCGTATTCAAATTGGTGTCCGTCGCGTTTGGCAAATCCGTGTTCTTCCATCCAGATTGAGAATGCGTATTCCCAATCCAAAAGTACGCCATCAGCATCAACCAGGATCAGGTTCTTTTTGTGTGTTGACTTCAACTTCGTATCCGTTCTCTTTGAATAATCGTTCTATTGTTGAGGCATAGTGTTGATGATAGTATGCTGTGATTCTATCAAAATCTCTTGGTACTTGTGTTCCGCCCATGCTGCATTTTAACACACTCAGGGTTTTAAAGTCAAGTATAACATTGCAAGTTTGATGGTCGCGCTGTTTCAAATTTTTAGCCACAGCCATGACTTCGTCAATTTTGCCATCAGGTTTGGTGTAGTAGGTTAGCAATAAGTATCTCATGATGTTTTCTTTGTAAAATATTTGTTAATAATTATGTCATACTCGCTTCTACTGGCAGCTTTTGGCGCACACAGTCCACAAAAACATTGTAATTTTTTACACTGTATAACTGGCATGGTATCAGTATCAACGTAATTCTTTGTTTCAGTCAGTAATTGATCAGCTTGTTTTAAATTTCCAATTGGGCCCACGGAGCCATTGTAATTCATTTTACAATCTTTGTTCACAAAAACATCACCAGTGTATTGTTTGATATACAAGAAGAAATGATTTACACTACAATGCCAATCAGGAAATCGGTTCGCAACAAAAAAATCTCTGGTTTTGTAATTTTGATCTTGATGCAGTTGTCTTCCACCACAACAAGCTCGTCCTGAATCAGACAAGTCAGTATTGTTGTCTGTGTCTTGTGTTAGTTCAGGTAATTGATTTGCGGAATTAAAACTTTTATTTTTGTATAAATTTTTAAACCATACAACTTGTGTGGTCTTGTAGTTGAATTCAACCTGATCTTTAATATGGTCCAACGCCCTGGGCAGGTATCGAATATCATTGGTGTTTAGCCAGGCCATCATGGAATTTGCATCCGCAAACAGGTCAGGCTCAGGGTGCATCAACAAAATGCATTTTAACCTGCGTCCTGCAGCCTTGATAGCCAACAAGTTTTTTTTGAATTGTTGTTTTTGTTTGTCTGTGGCTTGAGTATGGTAACTTGTGGTAAATTCGTCAATCAACGGAATAATTTTTGCAAATTTTTTGTCACTAACAACAGCATTTGTTGTTGTGGTAATGGTGAGGTTCCATCGATCACGATATTGCTTGTAACGTGCATGCACCTGCTCTAATATAGGCACTATATCTGGATGATGCAGGCTCTCTCCACCATACACATTGAGTATAACCTGACGCAATGATTTAGGTTTAGTTGACATATACATGTCCGCATACTCAAACATAAAATCTACAGTTTTTAAACACTCTGCCAGTGGTGGGTGACTGGTTGAATTATCATGAAAAAAATCCACGCCACTAGCACAATAACTGCAATCTAAGTTGCATTTTAATGTGAGTTCCCAATCCAACAAAAAACTAATTCTGTTGTTGGGATCTACTACTGGCTCAAGAGATTTGACAGAGTTCAACTATGGTGGCACTCAGGTTAATTTCGTGATCTGCCACAAGACTGTTGTTGGCAGCCCCGTTGCGTATGATCACAATGGCTTGGTCTTGATGTTCTGGAGTGGTGCCCCACAAGTCCAAGTTGTCGTACATCCAACGGAACAAGGCTTCCATGTCCTCACTGCGCACATTTTGACACAGCAAGGTACGTGCTTCACGCAGTTTGCCACGTTTGAACAAGTCCACAGCCGCCAACAAATAGTCAGATGTTGCACCACCTTCGTCTCCGTGTGGCGCACTGAGTCGACCTTCCACGGTGTTCATTTGGCACAGGTTGATACATTTTCGCAGATCTGGATAAGTGGCCTTGACATAACTGTCTAGTGTGTCTAAGTCAAAATCCACACTCTCTGTCACCAGTATGGTGGCCATTCTGGCAGTGAATTCTGTTACATCCACACGCTCGATATGAAAGCCTTGGCAACGGCTGTGCAAAGCAGGGATAACACGATTGGGGTAGTTACAAGTAAGAACAAACCTAGCAGTTGACGCATAAGTTTCCATGACTCCACGTAGAGCCGCTTGTCCATTTGGGGTAATATAGTCAGCTTCATCTAATAGCACAATCTTGAAATCGCCGAATGGCATGGTTTGAACAAAGCCTGTGATCTTGGCTCGAATGGTATCAATGTTGTTTTCTCTTGACGCATTGATTTCCATCACATCAAATGGGTCAATGCCCAGTTCGTTGATCAAGATCTTGGCCAAGGTGGTCTTGCCCACGCCAGGTGATCCGCTAAAAAGCAAGTGCGGAATAGCACCCGACCGGACCCAACTTTCTACTTGCTCTCGCTGTGCTTGATCTCGAAACACATAATCAGATAGTGTAGTCGGGCGGTACTTTTCGGTCCAGAGTTCTTTCATTTTTTTTGTCTATTAGTTGTTGCAAACAGGATTGGCACAAACAGTTTGTGCCTCGATTGTCAGGAGTAATGTGATCCAAGCCAAAGCACCAGCAGTGTCCAGTGTGGGCGCCGCATTCAAACTCAGCATCACACTTTTCACAACGGATGTTCACACCAGTTCCTCAGCAATACCAATCATTTCAGCAGTGAACAGCATGATGGCTGCTGTGGCATAGTCGCCGGTGTACAGTGCTGCACACGCACCCAATCTCACAATGCTCTTGATCATACTTGCGTAGAAATGTCTACGACTTGGGTCTTTGGGTTGAATTTCTATCATGATTTTAATACCTTCCACATCTTGTCTTGTTCTTGCTCTAGTAACCATTCTTGCTCACCAGCAAAGGTTGGGGACTTTTCTAACATGTCGTCCAGTGCTAATTTTACACGAAGCAAGTCTTTTTTGCAATGCCATCCGGTAAAACCGTCTAGGTGGGGATCATTAACAGCAAAATAACATTGTTGAAGTTGACCAATAATGGTATCTGCGTTCCAGGTCCGGATCACCATTCTTTCTTTTCCACATGAATAGCGTCTGAAAATGTGAGGTCATTGGGACGTTCATCTGCTGAGATCAAGATGTCTTTGGGATCAATTTTGCGGATGGTGCGTTTGACATCACCATCTTCAATGTCAATACCGCGGGTCCAACGTCCATGTGCCACACACACCCACTCGCCCACACGCACATCTGTTTGCTCGGGACCAACAGCATACACCCGACCCCAACGTGGACGAATGCCTGAACTCTTGCCGTTGTCACTGGGCAAGATAAGACCAGTTTGTGTGATCCTGACATCAAATTCCATGTCTTCTACTATGACTGAATCATTGAGTGCGTGAAATTTTTCACGTGTGATTTGGTGTGCTGAATATGCTGCCTTCATTAATCTAGATCCCATTTGTGGCTGGCGGTTTTTGCCTGAACCTGTTGTTGATATTGTTTGTGCACCTGTTGTGGTCGGCTGTGTACTGGAACATTTTTGTCATCTACAGCATCGCCGCGAGCGTTGACCTTCATGTTGCCCACTGCACGTTCTTTTTCGTTTTTCAAACGCAGTGCGCCCATGTCAACTGCTTTGCCTCTAGCACTTTTATAAACGTCTTTGGTCATTGTCTTACTCCTAAAATTTTATTTAACGCAGGAACTCACGAGCATCTAAATCATAGAACATTGAATCAATTCTATGCACACCCAAGAGATACAACACGTAACTGGCCACTGAACTGCCACGTCCTACACCCCAAATCATGCGGTTGGATTTTAATGTGTCCACAAGATATTTGAGATAACGCAACAGATCAAACAAGTTGCGTTCTTGGAACAGCAACAGTTCTTCACCGCATCGTTGCAGTCGAGCGTCTGAATCACACAGACTCAAAATGTATTCAGCAATGTCTAAATTTTTATACTCGTCAGGCATGTGCCAGGAGTTTTGTTTCATTTGATCAAACTCTTCCACAGTCATGTCTGTGAATGCATACTCAACCAGTTCAGGAACTTGTTCTAGGTATGCCGACGCTGTTTCTAAATTCACACCTGGCTCAACCAGCATGCCTTGCAAGCACTCTATGGTGGCACCGCTCATGACCATGTTCACAAGATCACTCTCGTCATATATAATTTCGCCGTATTGATTAGTCTTCATTTTTTGTGAAATTGGCAAACACCACAGTGTTGGCAGTGGGTTCAGGTGTGTTTTCGGGCCAGGTCAGTCCGTATTCAATCCAAGCGTTGGGCACAACTTTGACCACATTGTCTCCTGCATCTCCCTGAACCACAGTGTCATGCTGCACACTGGGTTCATGCCACCAACCTTCGGCTCTGAATGGGCCCGGTGAGTCTTCCTCAGCATCATGCTGGTACCAAACACTGTCGCCCAATGCACTCATGAGATCCAGTCGGGTCACACTCATGCGTCCTTCCATGATGGCATTGAGCTTGTAGTATAACATCATGCCCACGATTTGGTCTACTGGTTCTTCGGGCAGGGTTGTCACATTCACACCCATGATTTGCAACATTTCTGCACGTTCTTGCAGTGCTTGATTGACGAACACAGTATTGGCCAATTCGCCATGCATAAACATTTTGAGTCGGTCCATGGCAATATTGGTGTTGAGTGCATCTGTGGTCTTGGTCAACAAACTCATGCTGATGGAGTAACTGTTTAATTGCAGTCGCTCGTCGTAGTAGATTCCTGCAAGGAAATCCATGTCATATTGTAATCTAACGTTCATTGGATGTTTATCTTGTCGTCGAAGTTTGAGTCGCCTTGAGCCTTTTTATAACTCTCTTGCAACCGGGTTTGATACATGTTTTGATAGTTTTCCATGGCCATGCGTATTTGATTACACAAATGTCCATTTCCTGTGCGGGCAGCAATGCCCAATTTTTTGCCTAGTTCATTGATTTTGGCGCCAAGTTCTTCTAGCGTTTGTTCTTCAAGTGAGCCTATCAGCGGATGTTCCATAGTATATTATAGCGCGATCCGCTGAACAAAGTCAACGAGTTTGGATTACCAGTTGCCCACAAAAGTCACGGAGTTATTGCCAATTGGGATCAATTTGAAATAACTGTTGGCCAATACTATAGGAGCACCACCGGGTGCAACATCATATTTGATCTGCGGAGTAAACGTTCCGGCTGCATTGGTGCGTACAATGCCGCGAATCACAACAGTGATGTTCTCTGTAGCTGAACTACTAGCTGCGGTCACAGCAAGAGCTGTGGCTGCTGTACCATATATTCTACTGACTGCACCCAGAACGTTGCCAGTGGTACTGGTGGTCTCAGCCACATAAGCAATACTGGTCAATGAACCCCCAATAGCAAACAGTGTGCTCAATGTGTGGCTGTTTGTGCCCACACTTCGAGTGAGGTAATACACTGCTTCCATGATGTAGGAGGTACTGGCTGGTAATGTAATGGTGCCTAATCCACCAGTACCAACGTTGAATACTGCTTGAGCACTAGCATTGTCAGTTATGGTATTGTTAGAAGCTAACACAATAACATGTGCTGTGTTGAGTACACCACGATTGCTGGCACTGGGAGTACCATACATCACAGTACCATCATATTCCATGGCGCCGGCTGCGGCAGTGGTCAGATTGGTGCCAGATGTCAACAAAATTGCAGGAACAGTTGCAGTACCTGTACTGGGTCTTGAGAATCCAACGATGTTACCGCCAGTGACGTTGCCAGTTGCACTGATCAATCCACCGGTACGAAGGTTACCGGCTTGCACGTTGCCTGTGGCACTAACAATCACTGTGTTGACATTGCCACCACTGATGTTGCCGGTTATGCTGACCAAGCCTACTGATCGAATGTTACCACCTTGCACGTTGCCTGTGGCACTGACATAACCTGAAGCAGTAACGTTGACTGTGGCGATATTGGCCCCGGTGAAGTTTGTCAACGCACGGTTCAAGTCAAATATAGTAATGGTGCTGCCGCCATCATAACTGCCAAATCCAAATTCATAAACTCCTGTGGCACCAAATGTAATGGTATTTGTGACGCCGGCTGTGCCTGGGCTAATACCTTGAATTCCCGAAATACCCAAACTGACTGAAGAAGGCAAAGTCAATGTGTAAGTTATGTCGGTCACGGTGATTTGCAATTTCATGTACCCATATGCACCTGCAGGTGGGAAATTAGAGAACGCCAGGGTGATGCTACCGGCACTGGCAGTACTGTAACTTTGATAGTGTGCTGATGCATAATTCATTGTCAGCACACCACCTGTGGGGGTAACAGCAACTTTGACAGCTGAAAAATCCTGTATCTTGGCAGCATAGATCAAATTGTCCGCCATGTTGTTGTCCAGCACGGTACCAGTCAGAGCTGCTTTGAGCACTGCTTTGGCTTGCAAGTCGTCAATTTCTTGGGCCGCATAGGTAAAATTAACTTTGGTCTGTGTGAAGTTGTCACGGAAACCTTGTGAATTGTTGTCTTGTCCGGCAATTGGATAAGTGCCGTCAATTGTGTTTGGGTTAATACTGCTGGTCATGTGTTGTCCTTGTTACACCAAAATATCGCTCTTGGGGAATACGAGATATTTATCCAGCGCATCGCTGGTATCGTACATATCAACAGGCGCAATAAACTGCATGCTGGCCTGGTCGAATGTGGTTTCATTGCCAATTACTGTCACAGCAGTGATCAATGGTTGCCAATTGATCAAGGTCAGTGCAGGTCCTGGTGTGGTGGGTCTATACAACTGGGCAGTGTTGTAAGTTTCACCTTGAGTGACTCTTAGATAATCATTGGGTGCAGTTTGTTGCAACAGTGACAGTGTGACAATGTTGTTGTCCACACCGCCAATGCTGACTTCCCAAATGCCCATTCTATAATCGCCCCAGTTGGCAGTCATGTCACCAGAGTCATTACTGAGAGCCAATGGTGATGTTGCATCCACTGTTTCTGCAATTCTAAACTGAGTGCTGTTGGGCACGTCGTAGATGTAGTAGATTTGGTTGTTGTTGTTGAAGGCAGTGACATCACCAAATGTAGTGCTAGTAAACCATATGGTATCTCCTGCTACCATGCCGGTGGTGCTGGTACAGGTGATTCGATCAGTGGCAGCTGTGGTAACAGTACACTGTACTGTTTGCCCGCCAGAAATTGTGTAGCTCTCGTCAAAATTTTCACCTGCTACTTCAGGACTAAATCCCACTGCGTCATATGTTGTGGTATATTGCTGCCAGGCATCATCTACACTATTGTAGTTGCCGTAGTTTTCTTGATTGACAAATATCAACTTACTACCATTTCGTATCACAACCTTGGTGCCCGATGGCGGCGCTTGACCACTTACTGCAATCCAAGTTAGGCCATCAATACCACCCAAGGCATTTATTTCATCTATAGTTCTATAGTTAATATCATCGTAGGCCAAGTTTGTAGCACACTCCACAGTGCCAAGATTCACATAACCCGTGGTGTTGTAAAAGTCAAATGTAGTGAGGCTGCCCTTGGGAGTCCAACTTTGTGTCGCTGGGTTCCAGTTTTTGCTCAGTGTACGATCCATGACATATCGGTCAACCTTGAAATCAATCAAGTTTAACTGCTGACCAAAATATTCTTGTATATAGTAGGCAATTTGCTTGCCTCTACCAGGATTGGCGTAACAAATAACCCAAGCAGGTGTGAATCCCAACACACTACCATTGGTTTGTTTTGAGGTCATCCACAGTGGTAATTTACTTGAAATTTGCCCCACAACATCAATAACTTGATCTCTCATGTTCACAAGACTGTTGGGGTATACCTGAGTGATCTGTGTACTTCCATCTAGTGGGTCAATAATGGTGTATGGCAAATTCACAATCTTGGACACACTAGCCCCAGCGGCATTTACCAAATTGTCAATAATACTACTGTATACAACTTCGTATATGATGTTGCCATCCGCATCCAAGGCCTGTGCGGTCTTTATTGATCCCAGTACAAGATTTTTCCAATAGTGATTGAGATACAAACTGGCCACGTAGGTGTCTGTGGTATCTGGTGCAAGTCCATAAACATGTGCGTATTCTACTTGTGTGGCTACCCCAAAGTTAGGATCATCAGGTCTGTAGATATATGTGGGATCAAAAATTACTGGATCGTCTAACAGCTCGTTTAATATCACACGATCATTAGGAGGCGGCATGGCCACACAGAACAAGTTTTGATAGGGATAGTTGTAGGCTCTTACAACTCGTAGGGTGAATGTTTTAAACACCGAGATAACATCACGGTTGCCGGTGCGAAACATTTCTGATTCAAGTATGGCTCCTGTGCCACCAAATCCTTGAGTAATGGTTATTGTAGCAGGTTCAGTGTAGCTTGCACCACCTGTCACAAGAGGAATATTTGTAATGGCTCCACCAGTGACTTCTACTGTGCCGGCCACTGCTTGCACGGCTGTACTACCAACAGGCAGGCTGAATTCAACTGTGGGTGGTGTTACACTGCTGTAACCTGTACCACCACTGATGATGTTTACACCGCCCACTGTGTACAAAAACTGACTGGGATCTTTGGCAAATGCATTTACCGTAAACACAAAAGTGCTGTCAAACGTGGTTTCTTGAATGCCCGACGCCACACTCTGACTCTTGTCAAATGTTGTAAATCCCAAGTCAACGCTAAAGGTGTTAAAAGTACATCGGCCAGCAATCTCACCAGTCTCTAACAAGGTCAACCCTTGTGGTAATTGGTTGTATCCACCACTTTCCAGTCTGTAACTTAGTTCACGGCCACCATTGTTAATGGCTTCAATATTGAGCAAACTTGTGGAACCGTTTTCAATGCTGCCAAGATCTGCGGGAGTGAGCCAAGTGACCTCATCATCACTCACACCTGTCACAGTTATAGTAAACGGATATAACTGACTGGCAATAGTAGGATCGTCAGTTTGACTGACTTGTATATTAAAACTGTAGGTAATTTCAGTCAAGCCCTGATTGGGTACATACCCATAGTACCAACCTGATGTGGCATCCAGCACTAGCCCAGGTGGTAGTCCAATACCTTCATTTACTGAGATTGAATACGTGAGATCCACTGTGTCGTAATCGTTGCCCCGGAATTGATACGCAAAATAGTTGTCAGCACGTATGCTGCCAAGATTTGATGGAAAGGCATTGACCAAGAATGGGTTACGATCTGTGCCTTGATCGGCTGTGACAAAGGTGTTGTCGGCTGTGATAGTTGTGGTATCCGCAGTATTATCACTGCGATTATACACGTATATTGTGAATGTTCTTAATGTACTGCTTTTTCCATCACTGGCTTCCAGTGTAAATTGATAATTCTTGCTGATGGCAGAAACTACAAAGTCAAATGGCAGAGTGCTTGCAGGGGTCAAATCATAACCTGATTGTTCAGTAACATTAATAGCTGGCTCAATGTAACCACTAAGCAATCCTGTTGAGCTCAAGGTCAAGCCTGGAGGAATTTGTCCTCCTACAACACGAATAGTCACAGTTTCATTTGGATCTACATTGGTGTATTCAAATTGTAAATCTACATGGTCGCCATCATAGTATACGCCAATCCAACCAGTCATGTCCGTACCAGCATTGGTCTGGCTGATGTCCACAGTATATGTTCCTGCTCCGCTGGTACCTGTTCCAAACGCTGTGATTGTTGTGCCCTGTGCGACACCGGCGCCTCGTATGACCATGCCCAAGTACAGCGCACCTGCTGAAACTGACGTTACAGTGAGTTCATATCCTGAAATTGCTGCCACAAATGTGGCTGAATTGTTTGTGGCAAAGCTGCCAGCTGGCGCAATAAACTCAGGAGTGTTGTTACCCGACACAGTAAGGTTGAATGTTCGGTCAGCAATGCGTAGTACTCGGCCAGTGGCTTCATCAAACGTATAGGCACGAACTGTAAATTTGCTGGTGACGTTGCGATTAACCGGATATGGTACGCCTTCCACACTGGCCAGTGCCTGCGGAACACCAGCAATCAAGCCTGACAAACTGCACTGCACACCACCAGGCAATACACCTGCAATCACTTGATAATACAACTCTGTGCCTGGTGCAGGATCAGGGTCGTAGGCTGACAAGGTCTGTTGATAGAATATGCCCTCAGGAATAATTCCCAAGTTGCCAGCTGGTGTGATCCATACAGGTTGTGCCATGTGTTTATTGTGCCTTTGACATATTTATTGTAGTGTTAGAAGCCATTGGTCAAGGCATTGTAGTAGGCTGTTCCGTTGCTTGCACTGAAACTGCAACTGCCTGTGGTGTATCCTGGATACGCACCAGCGTATGCAAAGGCACTATATGGCAACGTGGCGGCCCATTGATACCTCACAGGATAATTTCTGCCGGCAGTGAGACTGGGACTATAGGTAACAGTGTTGTTGCTTGATGCAGCATTGGCATTGAATACAGTATAACCTGATTCGGCAAGGGCACCAACCCAAATATAGGAAATACTGCTGGGACTGCCTCCCCAATTAAATGCATACGTGCCGCCAAGATATATTACGTATTGATCCCACAAGGACTGTATGGTCAAGGTATTGGTGCCAGTTGACGCTGGACGCAAATAGCCTATCCAGGTACGGTTGATGGTTACTGTGCTGCCACCTGCACTGGTGCTACTGCCAGTGATGGGCAATGGATCGGCACCAAACGGCCCGTACAAGCCAGCTGTATATAGTATGGCATCACTGCTGCTGCCTGCCACGGCAGTCATTATGCCACTCATTAACTTATCCCTGTACCGTTGATGTACCAGGTGTTTGTGGAAACTTTTACCAAGGTGGCCATGCCATCAGCAGCCAAAGTTCTTGAGCCTGTTGAACCAGTACCAGCTTGAACCAATGTCACACCAACTGCTGGAGAGATTGTGGTTGATGCACTAGCGATCACCAGCACAGCAGTTCCTATATTAAATGGCACCGTGCCATTGCCAGGAATGGTGATTGTGCCTGACCCATAATAATGTTTGCCACCATCAGTTGCCGCCAAGGTACCAAAACTGGTGTTCTGTGGCAAATCTCTGTAGCCAATTTGATAACTGGCGGTGGTGACTGTGGCTGTGTTGCCACTGACAGTCAAGTTGCCACCTGTAATGTTGCCTGTGGCACTGATCAATCCACCAGTTAATATGTTACCACCAGTGACATTGCCAGCAACTGAAATCAACCCTGGTGTTAGAATATTGCCGCCAGCAATATTGGCAGTGACATTGAGCGCACTGATAACGTTGCTGCTCAAACTTAATCCAGCTGCCAGCAAGTTAGCACCAGTGATGTTGCCGCCTGCTGATACTACACCACCTGTGCTGATGTTGCCACCAATCACATTGGCTGTGGCACTGACCACCGATCCCAACAATGTCCCCACTACAAGATTGCCATAACTGTTGACTGTGACCACTTCACCAGTGACAGTGGCCTGTACTGCGGCTATCAAATTGCCTGTGCTGGCCTGATACCCAATAAATGAACTCTTTTCTGATGTAGCAAAGTAGTAAAGTTGTGTTCCGCGATCTTTGCTGTCACTGCTGAGCAAGGGTTGATTGTTGGCATTGCGCCCAAAACTCACAATAGGATCTACAGCGTAAATGTTGGTTGTGTTAAGATAGGTATTGGTGCCTCCAGCAACTACATTACCGCCCACTGTGGCATCACCAGCTGTGATCAAATTACCACCAGTGATGTTGCCTGATATTGCAAACGCATTTGATGTTTTATTGAACACCATGCCTGCCGTGGCATTGGCTACGCCAGTGTCATTGAACACCACTTGTGTATTGGCGCCTGGGGCTGACAAAGTACCTGAAATATTACCAACCACATTGCCAATAAAGTTGGGTGCTGTGACATTGCCTGTGGCTGATATTATGCCACCAGTCAAGATATTTCCGCCAATGATATTGGCAGTACTGCTGACTATCCCACCTGTTAATACATTTCCGCCAGTGATGTTGCCAGTGACACTGGCAGTTGTGGGAACTCGTAACGAGTTAACATTGGCAATACCTGCAGTGGTTAAATTGCCCCCAACCACGTTGCCAGTTGTGGTAACAAATCCTGCAGTGACCAGGTTACTGCCAATCACGTTGCCCACGGCGGTGATATATCCCAGGGATCTTATTTCTGTGCCAATTTCAATGTTGACAGCAATAACGTTGCCACCAACTGACAAATTACCGCCGCCAATGTTGCCTGTGCCAGTTGTGATATTGCCTGTGGCACTGACCACACCACCAGTGTTGATGTTGCCACCAGTGATATTACCAGTGGCTGATATGGCAGTTCCAGTGGTGATACCACCATTGACCACCATGGTACCATTGCCCAGTGCATTGCTCACAACAAGATAACTGAGATTGCCCAGCTGTTGCAAACTGCTGATTGTGACATTACTGCTCAAGGTACTATAGGTCAACAATGCTGCATTTGAACTCACAGCAATGCCCGAAAGTTGGCTGCCGTTACCAATAAAATACTGTGTGCCAATGTCAACATTGCCAGCACCGCTGATAACTCCGCCTACACTGAGTGCGCTGGCGGCAATAACATTACCACCTGTTACGTTACCTGATGCATTTATGTTCAATCCTGCGTTGAAATTAGATCCTGCCACATTGCCCGTGGCAACCACATCATTAGGGGTAAGGATGTTTCCTCCGCGTATGTTGCCCGTGACACTGAGTGTGCCCAAGGTGCCCACAGTGGTCAAACTGCTGGTCAACACGTTGGAACTCAGTGTGCTGCCAGTGATCAGCGCAGCCGCTGCGGTTGATACTACCCCTGATAATTGGCTACCATTTCCAATGAAAAATTGCCCTGCAAGTACGTTACCTGTGGCTGAAATATTGGGACTACCAACCAGTGTGCCTGTCACAGTGGCACCTGTTGTGGTTACAGTAATCACGTTAGCAGTGCCTTGCGGGCTCATCAAGATGGCACCACTGTCTAAAATTGTGATATTACTAGTGCCGTTTGAAATACCACTAACACCACCAGCCGCAAACAATTGACTAAAATTGTTGTTGGTCTTGGTAAATGCAGATCGTATCGGGTCGCCTTGCCCGTCGTTTGCTACTACCCCTACGTTGATGATTTCTTGTGCCATGTTTTGATTCGTCCCAGTATGGTATTTACCAAAACTCTGCGCACCGCTAAATACTGGGAATTGGAGTGATCAATGTCATACATCATCAATAACAGTCGTGGACAAATTGTTGCCGTTGTGGGAGACGGTACAGTAAACACCACAGCTACTGATCTATCCCTAGTGGGACGAGCTGTCACCAACTACGGCGAATATCAGAACGAAAACTACGTGTATTTGCTGGAAAATTTTGCCAATGGAACAGCACCAGTACAACCTATTTTGGGGCAACTTTGGTATAATGCCAACACTGACTTAATCAGTGCGTACAATACTGCCAATACCTGGACTGTATTGGCCTCGCAAAACTACGTAGAAGCTGCCAAAATATCCCCAACATTCACTGGCGTGCCCACAGCACCCACAGCACCTTCGGGCACAGCAAATACACAAATTGCCACTACTGGTTTTGTTACAAATAGCCCGCAACTGAGCGGGGTTCCCACTGCACCCACTGCACCCACTGCCACCAACAGCACGTGGATTGCCACCACTGCTTTTGTGCAGAACAACAAGATCAACCCAGTGTTCACAGGCAATGTGATTGCACCCACAGCAAATTACAATGATAACACTCAGCGAGTTGCCACCACAGCATTTGTACAAACTGAAAAAACCAGCCCGGCATTTTTAGGAACTCCCACAGCACCCACAGCACTGTCAGGCGATGCTACCACACAGATTGCCACCACAGCATTTGTCACCAACAGTGTGCAACTTTCTGGTGTGCCCACTGCACCCACAGCACCTTTGGGCACTGCCAACACACAACTGGCCACTACAGAATTTGTCACAGTTGGTCCACAGTTTACTGGTGCTCCTACTGCACCAACCCCTGGATTGGGCACTGCCAACACACAACTGGCCACAACTGGATTTGTGGTCAATGCCTTGAGTTATCCCGGCGGCTTGCTGGGCAGCATGGCCCAGCAAGATCAAGGTGCAGTAAACATCACTGGTGGAACAGTTCAAGGATTAAGTGCGCCTATTCCCATAGCCAGTGGCGGAACAGGCGGCAACACACAAGTTGATGCTAGAGCAAGTCTTGGTCTACAAACAGGCGCTGTCACCGTTGTGGGCACAATGGCAGTACAAAATGCCAGCTCAGTAGAAATTTCAGGCGGAAACATCAATGGCCTGTTCAACCCCATACCCGTTGCCAGTGGTGGCACCGGTGCAAACAATGCAGCATTGGCGCGAAACAATCTTGGACTTGGATCAATCGCCACACAAAGCAGTTCCAGCGTTAATTTATCAGGGGCAATAACCATAACTGGCGGACAGGTTGTTTCATTGGATCAACCAATCCCGGTCACTGCTGGCGGCACCGGTGCATCAACTCCATTGGGTGCTAGAGACAATCTTGGTATCACTGCTGTGTTTGACAACCTGGGAACCATGAGTAGTCAAGATGCCAATTCAGTTGTGATAACTGGTGGCTCAATCACAGGCATTACTCCAATATTGGTCAATGCTGGTGGTACAGGTGGTGCTACTGCTGCCGAAGCAAGATCAAATTTACAAGCGGCCTGGACCAGCACGTCAATTACAGCTGGCACAGGATTGTCAGGTGGAGGCACATTAGCTGCCGACAGAACTATATCAATTGCTGCCAACTCCAATGGATATGGCACAAGATATATTTCAACCCTTGCTCCTTCAGGAGGCAATAACGGTGATATTTGGTATCAAATTTAAATGGCAGAAATAATTAGAGCAACTGGGTTTACAGATACCCTGCAACGTCTGGTCATGCCAGAAGGCTTCCAAGCCAATGTGACTGCATATCTTTGGGGTGGAGGTGGCGGCGGCGGCGGCAATGACAGTCATCGAGGTGGAAATGGCTGCGGGGCCATGTGTTCGGTAAAAACATTCACAGTAGAACCTGGTGACATAATAGATGTTGCCGTGGGCGGCGGCGGGCAATCGGGTGGCACTGGTGCTGGACAAGGCAGTCGTCCAGGTATTCCAGGTCCTGGCTATACCACAACCGGCACAATTTTCACCACACTTGAATTATTGGGATCTCTTGGTCCCTACCAATCAATCTACAAGTATTCACTCAATGTGTACCCTACTTTTTTAAACAAATACGGTGTATGGGAAGAAAAAAGGCAATACAGCTATAATTGGGGTGGTGGTAACTACACATACTGGTACAATGTACCAGTGTTTGATCACAGTGCCATTGTGAATTTCCCTTTCACAAAAGTTTACACCTTTACCGGCACATGTGACAACTACTTCAATGTGTATGTGGATGGCAATGAAGTACTGAGTGGTACCAATTGGCCCACTGTGTACAACAGTCAAGTGTTGATACCAGCCGGCAATCATTCTGTGAGAATACGCGGAGTCAACACTGGTGGCCCAGCATCTATTGCAGTGACTATTACTGATAGTGATGTGCTAGATATATCATATTCCGGTGGCTACGGCGGCACAGCTGGCCCAGCAGGCAGTTCAGGTGCTGGTGGCGCCGGCGGCGGCGCCACATTGCTGTTTAAAAATTTCACGTTGTTGGCCGTGGCCGGCGGTGGTGGCGGTGGCGGTGGCGGTGGCAATGTTGGTGCCTCAACTGGCCAAGATGCGCCTGGTGACCGAGGACAAGAATCAGGTACCACAGCCGGACAAAATGGTACCAACAGGACAGGTGATGGCGGTGGTGGCGGTGGTGGCGGTGGTGGTGTTAATGCTGGGAATGGTGGCACTGTCCCTGGTGGGGATACTGGCGGATATTCTGGCATGTATGGCGGATCAGCAGGCGACGTCACATACCTGCCCAATGGGCTCAAACCTGGCGGTGCTGGGTTACCTCGGTATGATGGGCGAGGCGGATTAGGTGGCGTTTACACCATTTCTGGCAATGGCGGATATGCTGTGCTAGAGTTCAGTCCCACCAGTTATCAAGTCAAACTTGACGATGCATGGACCCCGGTGCAAAAGGCCTATATAAACGTCAACGGAGTTTGGAAAGAATCTCGCAATGTGTTTGTGAAATACAACGGGACATGGACTCACATCATTGGTGCCAGTGATGACTATGCACCAACACTCAGCACTGTGGCTGGTTATTTTGGTTGGGAACCAAGAGCTGGAATTGGTGGTGGCGGTGGAGGTGGCGGTGGAGGTGGCAAGATCATCTGTACTAAACTATTTGAACTTGGCCTCATGTCACAAGATATATACGAAGCTGATCAAGCATTTGGTGCTGAACTGGTACAAGTGCGTCCTGACATCTACAATGGATATCGGGCATGGGCCGAGATTGTTGTAGACTGGATGAGTGGTGGTGGACCCAAAATGATGCCTTGGATGACTGATGAAGAATTCAGTGTTGCTGCTGCCAAATGGTCAACCTCTTGGGCACAAGACATTGCTACACCTTGGGCAGAAGAAATGGCCTATAGAGTTGGCAGAAAAGAACAAGGCAGTTTGACCGGACGCATGATCATGGCAGCTGGTATTCCCATATGTAAAGCAGTGGGTGTGTGGCAACGATGGTTTGGCCCCAGCAAAAAGCCAGCAGGATTTGGCAAGGGCTTGATGTTGATCCCAGTGTTTGTGATGTTTAAACTTGTTGCTGAACTGGGTAGATTAATTGAACGGAAATAAAATGTACGATATACAAACAATTACTGAAGCAATTGGACAACTGAGTCCATCAGAGACACACAAGTTATTTCTTTTGGTGGCTGACCATGCTGGTTTAATAGAAAAAATTGTTCCCGGCCTGCCATTGATTGTGCATGCTCTAGGAAAACAAACACTAGTGGATCCGCTGGCAGAGACTTACGATAACTGGTTAAATTCAAACACTAAAACTGCTGCCGCACCCACACGTTGACACCGCTTGTGGATTGTTGATCACAAAGCTGGCACCCATGGCGTCTTCCTTGTAATCAATGGCCGAATCCTGCAGATACTGCATGCTCATTGCGTCCACAACAACTTTCACAGAGTCGTAAACAAAGTCAAAATCATCTTCGTTTTGTGCTTCATCAAATGTAAATCCATAACTGAATCCTGAGCATCCTCCACCTTGCACAAACACACGTAGCATCAAGTTGGGATTGCCTTCTTCGGCAACAAGTTCTTGCAGTTTACTAATAGCAGCTGGTTGTAGGTTCATTTTGTTTCTTCCTTTTTGGGTGGTTTAGGTACTTGATATGCGGATTGTCGTTGTCGGGCAATTACCATTCGCATGCATTGTGTTCTTGATTCGTAACTTTTGATCTTATCGCAAAAAGCGGCACTCCCGCTGTAGGAAGCCATGCAGTAATTTTTTTTGTTCTGATCAGCAATGTTTATACATTCGCTCATGTCTGCATGTGCCACAACGGGTACAAATACCCACAGATATCTCCACATGCTGACTCCTTACAGACGTTGGTTACAGACGTCCCAATCTATTATTTTCCAGATGTTATCTAGATATTTTTCTTTATCTGACTGATAGTCCAGGGCCCAAGCATGTTCCCACCAGTCAATCAACACGCATATATCTGTGCGCACAGCATGGTTGGCAATGGTTTTGATTTCACCACCAGTGCTCAAGTACACCCATCCCGAGCCTTGTATCTTCATGGCAGTCGCTTTAACTGCTTCTTTGAAATCTTCGTAGGTTTTAAAGTGCTCTTCAATCAACGCAAGTGCAGCACCACGAGGTCTGTTGGCGCCCTTGACCGGTTGCAGTTGCGGGAAAAACTTGTTGTGTAAAAAGCTACCAGCGCGATTGAAATCTGCATTGCCTTCTCCGGCATTGTAACGCTTGGCATACCCTTTGGCCAAATGTTCAAAATGATAATCAATGGTTTCGGCACTCATAACAGGTGCCAGGTCCTTGGGTCCGTAGGGCAAGGGAGTGGTTTCTAATTTTGCCGGTCTGGTGCTGGCTTCTACCAGGTTGATGTGTTCACGCATAAAGATATTTAGCAAGTATTTCAGAGTATCGGTTGCGTTTGGTTGACGGTACCAATTGATACCCAAAGTTGCTCACAACTGCCCACTCCAGTTCATCAGATTCAAAATCCGCATGCGTGGCCATGGTTTCATTATCTTCTTTTAAAAAACTGTAATCTGTGGCATAAAAATTCAAGTCAAACCTGCTGGATAATTCTGCTAGATTGTTGAGCCCTAGGCCATTGCTGTGAACACACATTTGCCAACTACGGCCAACAATTAACCAATTTTTGACCTGGCCTGAAAATACCAATTGGTTATGAAACACAAGATCCAACGGATCCATGATGTAGATTCCGCGTTCCTGGGTTAAGAAATGATTGTGTAAAAGTCTAGAGCTAGAATTGCTTTGTGATTCTTTGTTGATGTGACTTTGACCAGCCCACCTACAACTGTTGGCAATCACACGATTGTGTCGTTGTTGTAAATGTTCCGGCAGCCAAGTCAACCGGTTGTTGCAGTGATGGTAAAACAAATTTGCAAAACTGTGATCTGTTAAATCCAACAAAATATTATTGCCGCTGTTGATGACACAAACAAAATTGTGTTGTACAGTGCTGTCAATTATGTTTTGATAGAATTGATTTATGACCAGGCGGGTTTTCTGGCTTGGTTCCCAACAGTCAATGAGAATTAACCCTTGCAACTCCGGAACTTGATTTGTGGTGCTTGTTATCATCTACGGCGTGTGATACGGCCACGAGTCAAATCATAGGGACTGAACTCCATAGCAACTCTATCGCCCAGCAACACCTTGATGTTGTGTGTGCGCATTTTTCCCGATAGATATGCAATTACTTCTGTGTTGACATCGTCCAGCAATACCCTAAACATGGTGTTGGGCAGGATTTCTTGAACCTTGCCCTCCATGCTGATTGTTTCTTCTTTGGCCATGCGTTACTTATTCAAAACTCATGCTGGCTGTGACCTTTTTGAGCCGATCGTAACGGAAACTGCGCCAGGCACCTGCGTCCAAGTCAAACACTTTTTGGGTGTGCGATTCTTCGGGTTTGGTGACTTCTTTAGCCTCTCCCAAGAAGCCATGTTGCCTTAAGCCGTCTACAGGTGCTTCTTTGGCCGGCTTTTCTGCTCTTGGGGGTTGAGGCGGAATACGATCACCATCCAAGGTGCATCGCATGTCACGAATACTGCCATCTGCTTTGACAAACGTCACAGTGATTTCGCTCACATTCAACAGGTTGCGCACCCAGTCTCTAAAAATGTGTCGACCTGTTTCGTCTGATTCTTGATAGCTGGTGCCGGGCTGTGCCTTTAACAATCTAAATACTTCTTGCTGTTCCCAAGGTAATGGGTTTTCCATAAAATCTCCTCTTGCAGTTAATAAACTTTTCTTTCTCATGCTCGTCCAAATCTCAGTGCAAACATTATGGCCGGCGCCGCCTGCTCAAATGTCACACGATCATAATCGTTACCATACAAATCCCAGTTCACGTGAAATCTACACAACGGGTCACCTTGATCATCATAGTCTTCACACCACGCAAACATTTCAGTAGTGAAATTGATCACACGCACCTGGTATGGGAAATCAGGATTCTGAGTGCCGTTCATGCCACCGTAGTACTTTTTCATTTCTTGTTTACAATGTCTGGGGTGATGGCATCAACTGTGTTGACCACAGTTTTTCCTGCATACACCACAGTGGCACCAGCCACATCGGCCACTGCAAATGCTGTAGCACAGCCCTGCAAACTCAACACAGTATACATTATCAATAAATTCTTCACGACCACCTCAACAAGAACCAGGTTCTATCTGCTTCATCACGGAACCAAAACTTGCTGTTGTTGACATACCAACGTTCGCTGGATTTCTGCCAGGCTGACCAAATACTGCCAGTGCTGGCGCCAAATGTCGCCTGGCACCAGGCCTCCATATCACGCCAGGGCGTACCGCCCATGGGTGGAGCCACAGTATAATACTGTGCGCCATACACTGTGCCATGTCCCAGCAACATCACGACCACCTCAACACAAACCACATACGATCTTGATCATCTGCAAAATGAAATCTGTAATGACTGGGATGGTCTCTGCCGCCCCAGAAACATGCCCACCGCCCTTGTTCGTTGTCCACAGCCTCGTAGCGTTTTCCAAACTGTTGTTCACACCAAGTCCTTGCCCAGCCACTTCTGACACTGTCAAGCAATACACTATGTCCAAACATTGTGGCATGATTTTTCTTGATTGCTTTGCGTCTTTGTTCCGTATTCATACCCACCTCAACGTAAAGAATACCGCATCACGTTCTTTTTCAAATCTAAAAATAACCTTTTCAAAGTAGGTGTCACTATCAATATGGTAAGCCCCTGTAGTTTTCTTCATACACCATTCAATTGCTTTATCAACATTTTCATCAAATTCAATATTATAATTTCCAGGATCAAATCCCAGTGTAATATGATATTTTAATTTACGGGTAAGATTTCGTCTTTGCTTGCTGTTCATGACCACCTCAATTCAAACCATGTCTTGTATTTTTCTTCAGCAAAGCCAAACAAATATTGCCAGTGATGACCCACACCGCCATGCCTGCATGCCCAAACGCCACCCTTACCAGCGGTGCTGGCAATGCTCCATCTGCTGCCAAATGTTTGTCGGCACCATGTTTCGGCCGCAATATGCTTGTGCTCATCAATGTAAGCAGTGTATGGAAGATTAAGTCTCATCACCATAGCGGCATGTTCAGGAAATGTCATTTTGTAAATGTTGGGAAATTCTTGTTTGATCATCGCTTCAGTATCTCCCAGACCTTTTTCTTGTCCACAACATCAACCAGTTGCCGGACTTCACGCTCGACTACTTCGTATTCCACAAACTCCCAATCTTGTAGTTGATCGCGAAAATACGCATTGTGAGCGTTCATGTGCTGGGTAATAACGGCTCTGAGTTTGCCCAGGGTGTCATACACTTTGCCTGAGCTATTGTAAGAGCCATCACTTTTGCGAAACTGAGTAGGGTCTGACTTCTTGCGAATTTTGTAGTAGATCATACTTTACTTTCTGGACAATGCGTTCCAAGTTTTCTGTCTTTCCAGCAGGTAAACTTCATGCAGGGCCATGAGCCAATGATACACATAGAACATCACAACCGATGCTACAAGACCCCATATGATCGTTACGACTGTGTCTGCACGGTCAACGTAGGGCATCAACAGAAATCCCACAGGTACAATATACAAAAAAATTCCACACACAAGTGTAAACACTATACTCAGGAATGTTTCCTCTAGGATCAAACGGTGATAACCCCGTACCCAATCTGATTGACTGTTTTTGATTCGTCTAAAAATCCATGTTATAAAGTTCATGATTGTTTTAATGCCCTTGCTCGTAATTTTACCCAAGTAAACTGTTTCATTTTTTCTGAATCCCGGCGCAAGTATGTGGCCCAGTAGTTCCAGTATGCACCCTTGATCAACTGCACACCGCCACGTGGACCTTGACACCACACTTGATCGCTTTCACGCATGAGTCGGGGAACGTGGTTGATATTGGTTGAGCGCAATTTATTGTCCACTGCCAATTTCCATGCAAAGTCACCTTTGACACCGTAGTAATGATATGTCATCCTAACTCCAAGGGCCGTGCTGACAGTTTGATCCAGGCAAACTCTTTCATGGCTTTTTTGTTGTTTGTGATGTATCTTCCATACATACCGCCGTACCAGTTTATTCTATCTTTTATAATCTTGACACCACCGCGTGGTCCTTGCATCCATACCCTGTCACAGTTATGTGACAGTCTACTTTGCCCGCCATAATATGCACCCACATAACCTGCGGCTGAGTATGCACCGGCTTTCCAAGAATTGATACCATCACTACGGTTTTTCAGCAGTTCAAAATAATAAGTGCAACGATTAATTTTAGCCACGGCGCATCCTTGAAATTTCTACTGCCTCCTCGTCCGAGAACACCGGCACAGCATTTGACTTGTGCATGGTAGCAATGCCCTTGACCTTGGTACCTGTGTAAACTTTGGGTGCGGCCAGTGTGGCGTTGCCACCTGTGTCACGGCTGGGAATGTGATGTGTGTTGGTACGACCCACGGGTGTGGTCAGCTTGTAATCTAGTGGGGGTGCTGTCATAGCACGAGTCTGACGCTTTTGCTCTGCTTCCACGCCTTGACGTTTCAGCAGTTCTCGCCATGACTCATCAAGTTCTCTAGCACGTCGGGCTTCTTCAGCGTTGCGAAACTTTACTTTGCCGCGCTTTTTGCCGCTCATGCTGAGCCATGGGCCTTCAAGATGCATGGTCATTGCAGTACTCCAGAGTTGCTAATCATGCTGTATTATAGCAGGATTGCAATTATTGGTCAATACTACTGAAGTATTACCTAAACAGGATCAGGGCCATGAGCCCGGCTTGCACTATAAACCCCAGACCAATTGTGATGATGTTCAGGGTATCTTTGAGCACAATGGCTCGCAGGAACAGCAGTACTAGGCCTGCCCAAAGAAACGCCACCACATCCAGGCTGGGCACTCGATCACTCAGTCCAGTCATCAAGGCCAGCAGTGAAGGAATTGTGGCACAGTGCAACACAATGGCTGCCAACCAGCCCAGGGTGTCTGCTGAAATTTTGTGCAGGTGATTGTTCAAAAAGTCTCGAACAATTTGTAAGTTAAAGGGCCAGGCGTTCATGATTTTTCTCCATAAAAGATGTGACGACCAATTTTGTCAATTCGGGCTTTGTGCCAGTTGGGATTTACATAGTCAGCATGATAGTATAACGCATTTTTCATGCCGGGCAATCGGAAGTTCTCCAATAGTACTTTTTTGGCCACTAGTTCGCTTTCTTGCCACATGGGCTGATACACTGCTCGGACCTTGTGATTGCCTTCGCAGAACCACGAGAATTGGCAAACTACCTTTTCATAGAACACGTTCTTTTGATAGACCACACCGCACACAGTGTTGGCAAATCTGCCGCTCTCTACTCTATTTAACGTGACCTGCGCCACTGCCACTTTGCCCTCAAACGGCTCTGAGGCTGCTTCCCAGTAGATGTTGCGGGTTAGGCAATCCAATTGTCGTAATTTGTCTTCTGCTGACACATAGCCCACCATGCCGGCTGCCCGGTCGCTTCGTAGTGAGGCCAATCTGCTTTGGCACACATTCCAAACCACCAGCATGACCAAAAACAGTCCCAGTAGTTTGATAACTCGAGATGACCACGATGCCAATGCATTGGGCCGATTTGTATTAACTTTCATTTGATTTCCTTTTCTTGCCAATACGTGGCTATACGCGGAGTCCCGAGTAGATCACGTTGACAAAAGTGCAGTTGAGATGAGCATAGATAGACCTCGGGCCTCCTTGGCATACTCGTTTGGGACAAGCTCGCGTCCTGAGAAATGAGCCTGTCCAATTCTAGTTGTCAACGAAGAGACTTTCCGAGAGTCTCTTTCGAACACCAATTTGGCTTGGACAAACCTCTTTTGGTGTCACGGGTACTTGTTTTATTCAATTGGACAAGATACCAATCAGCAGTAGAAGATCCTATTAGATTGCAATGTGTTGTTCTACCACCACTTTTACTTATTTGATCTAGCTGTAAGGCTGTCAAAAAACTGTCAAAATGGTGTGTTTTTGCCATTAACATTGTAGTTAACGGGGCATTGTACAAACAGGGATAGACATCATCTTGTGCATGTTCTGAGCACGTAGTTCTTGATAACGTTTTAATTTTTTTCGATCGTCAGCATTGAGTTTGGCGCTGCCAGGCATGTCTGAATCCACGATCTTGGCTCGCTTCAAAAAGTCAATGCTCATCATGCGTTCCAGTTCAGGGTAGTTCATGCCCAGTTGATCTTCGTCGTTACGGTCATCGGCCCAGAGTCCGTCGGTGGGCGGGGCATCGATGATCTCCTGGAGCAAGCCAAGTTCTCGTCCCATGTCCCAGACTTCAGTTTTCAAACAGTCACCAATGGGAGAGATATCCACTCCACCGTCACCGTACTTGGTAAAGAATCCCACGCCAAAATCTTCCACTTTGTTGCCTGTGCCCACCACAATGCCACCATGACTCTGTGCAATTTGATACAGGGTCATCATGCGCAGTCGGGCTCTGCTGTTGGCAAATGCCAGTTCACTGTCGCCAAAAGGTGTGAGCTTTTTCTCAAATGCTGTGAACACTGGGGTCAAATCCATGATCATGTGCGTGATGCTGAAGCTGGGCACATGATTCAACAGCCAGCCTGCGTGTGCTGAACTCAAGTTGTCCAGTTTCTTATTCTGGCGAATGGGCATTTGTACCACAATGGTTTTCAAGCCAGTTCGAGCACACAAGGCACTCACAACTGAGCTGTCAATGCCGCCTGAAATACCCACCACCAAGGTATTAATCTTTGCTTTGCGAGCATAGTCTTGGATCCACTTGACGATGTGTTTGATGCGTTGTTTAGGTGTTTTGGGTATCATAATAGCATTATATAATGATTTGTATTGTGTGTCAAATTTTTAGATCATATTTGACAAATTCTTCAACCAGCCAAGGAAACACCGTGGACCAGCTGGTATTACGTCGACGATCATTTTCGTTTAAAAAATTAAAAAGTTTTTTTATTTCAGGCACGTTGGGGCCACGATGCAAACTTTGTTGTGCAATGCCTTTCAAGTACTGAGTACTAGATTGTTCTTCTGGAGTATTAGTTGGCTTGATGGCCAGGGCTTGATCAAAATCATTTTGAAAAATTCCGCCAAATATGTCAATAAACATGTAACTGGGGCCGTTGACAGAATTTTGATAGTGATATATTTTTCTAGTTGTACTCCACTGATTTATTCTTTGCAGTAAATCAGGTAGAGTTTTTACAGTGAGTGGTGTCACTGTGGAGTTAATAATTAAATTTATCCAAGGTTGGTCTACCAAGTATTCAAAGTTCTTTTCCCATACAGAGAGATCCAATGGGTATCGCACATATTCTTGCGGTGTACCCCAGCAATCCAAACTGGCAGTTATTTCAAATTCTCTCAGTTTGTTCTGATCAATCAATTGTTTAACACGTTCAACTAAATTTTTTACACGACTCAACTTGGCATTGAGATTTGTAAATATTTGTAATTTAAGTTCGGGTGCAGGATGCTGCTCAAATAAATCCAAGCATTGATCAAGTTCGTCTTGATACAGTGGCTCGCCACCTAAAATATTGAACACTGTAAGGTTGTGCCCATGTTGCCTCAACCAAGAAAATATCTTTTGTTTGTTGCTTTCAATATTGGCACTCTTGGCAAATGCCCCAGCGCCATGTCGAATGTTTTCAGCGTCCCACAGACTGCTAAAGTGAGGACCACAGTACAGGCATTTTAAATTGCAAGTGTTGTCGAAATATACTTCTAGTATACGAGGAGTAACATCAACCGCCACAGGATCTTGATCTAGCTCAGGAGGCGCATGTATACCTGGGAAGTCCAAATTGGTAATACGATCGCTTTGTCCACCTGCCTGCTCTATATCACGACAGTATTCGCAACCATGTTCGGGCCATTTGCCCGCCAACATGTGCCGCCGGTCTTGCAATTTACTAGGCGTGTTGTGAAAATCAAACGTGTCAGTGTCAAATTTATGATGAGTGGTTCTATGACAACTGGCTGTGTCTTCTGTGGTAAGATATATTGTGCTCCAGTTCCATTTTAACTGACAAGCTGTTGCTGTGTTGATTGGAAACACCCGATTGGGCAGCTTGGATTGTTTTTTAAATGCACCCGGAACATACCCAAATACTTCACAGCATTCTTTTTGAATATGTTCGGGTAGTTGTGAGAACTGATGTTCTTGTTTGCAGTCAGGCCATGCAGGATCTCGGATTTGATTGTAAAACTCTGCCCATGTGCTCATGGTTGTCGAGGTTGTACTTTTTTCAAGGCCGCCCACATCTGTGCTTTTTCCTTGCATTTCTTTTCCAAGGCTCTGTAGCGTTGCCCCAGTCTGCGCAAGTCATCCCAGTCTTTTTCCAGTTCAGGATTGGGTGTGAGTATGTTAAGTCGTTCTTCTACCGCCTCCATCCAGGTCACCATGCTTTTGCCATTGATCTTGATGTCAGCGTCTTCGCCTTTGATTTCTATGCTGGCACTGGGGTTGATTGACCCAGTGCCACCATTGCTAACGCTAATCCAAGGGCTAGTGGTATTGGTTGCGTAGGTGTAAGCATTTTGACCACCAATAGCAGCACCATAGCCCGGTACCACTGTTCCGGTTGTGCTCCAGATTGAGCTGTTGCCCCAGGTTATGGTGTCGGTGCTGACGCCACTGGTTAGATGATCGAGATGATCGCTTAGTTCATCTATGGTTATGGTGGGAATTTGATCAGTTGTGATTGCCATGATTTTGTGGATTTTTGGCACTGCGGATTTTTTCCTGCGCCTGCCAGTAATGCTGGGCTCGACGCATTTTATCATCCAACAGTCGCTGCCGCAAGTCGGCAGTGAGATGCAAGGGCCACGAATGTAACTCCTGCATCTCAGGCTGAGCGTTACTTGGGTGCTGCCGCAAGTGCTTCTTTCTCTGCTGTGATTTCTTTTCTGCGCTCTTTGATACCTTTGGTCATTTCTTGCAAGGCTTTTCTAGCACGGGCAGCCGCGGCTTTCACACCCTTGGCTGTGAATTTTTCATTTTCCGCAATGTATGTGTCGTAAGCGGCTACGATTTGTTCATGATTGGTCATTATGACTCCTTTGTTATGAATAGTAATTATACATGCATTATCACAGCATGTCAAGAAAAACACAGGAATTTGGCACTCCTGCCTAGTCCATGTAGATGTGTCTGCGGTTCCAAGTGTCCCACACAGTGATGGCAGTCCACTCATGTGTCCATGTCACAAGAAATCGATCAAAGGCTTGCTGGTGATGAAGCATCATTCGGTTGCCAGTGACATTGGCATGTTCAATTTGATGTCGGCGTATCCAAGTCTTGAACATGGGCTCAGCTTGGTTGTTGCGCAACATCACAATGTACAGTGGTTCAACTGCACGGTATGTGGGGATAGACATTAATGGATTGTGGTTCCTTGGGGGACTTGAGCAGACACAAGCTCATTCATATTTAATTCCGCAGCCATCCGGGCAAAATTTTCGTCCAGCTCAATGCGTTCATCATCATGCAGTCTAGCATGGTCTTCATCCACACCCAACAGCCGCATTATGGCACCCACGTGTGCTTCTGTGCGTCCGTTCATGTACAGCACTGTCATGATTTGAAACATCACAGTCTTGGCGTATTCGTAAATGGGGTCATCTTCAAATTCCAGCATACAGTAATTATCTCGATTGACGAGTCAATAAAAAACGCCGTCATTGACGGCGTTGTTGGGAGCCTGTTTGTATTAGGCGTTGGTGCTTTCAACTGCATCTGATCGAACAGTTGCAGGAGCAGTTTTAGACTTGGCCTTGGTGCCGCTTGCAGACACTTTGACTTCGCCTTTCTTGGCCACTTTGCTTTTCTCAGCCAGTTTGTTGGCCACAGCAAAGCCAGCATCACCAGCAGTGATACCTTGTTCTTGCAAGTACTTGAGTGCTTGCAGTTTGGTCATAGCTTGGGGCAGTTCCACCAAGTTGACATCAGTTGCGCCGGCCTTGGCCAGGATCTTGATGCGAGCCACCAAGTCGTTTGCAAAGCGTACCTTGGTCACGCCTTTGTGAGTTGCGGTGCCTGCTACGGTAAAGAGTTTGTCATTTGACATTTTGTTGCCTTTCTGAGTTGCCTAAAGTTAAATTACGAAACATGCTGTGCTTCAGCATATCCAAATTATACAACAAAACGGTATCTGTGTCAACCACTTTTTGCACAATTTAGATTTGATTTGCCCAATTTACTGGGCCAATTCTTTGCTCTGTGTTTGGATGGTTTGGACACCTCGGTCGGCAATTCGGGCAATGCCCGAGAAGCCCACACTAGCCACAATCAATCCCAACACAAAACCAATTAAAATCTTACTCATTTGAGTTCTCCTTGTTGTAAAGTCTAGCAAATTCTGATTGAACACCAGTTACTTCTTTCTTGAATTCATCTCGGGCGTCGTGAAACACACTACACCCTGTCAACGCAAACACAACCAACACCAATCTCATAGCACCTTCACGCGGTTGAGTTGAGTCTGTCCATCCCGGTGCGCTTTCACAGTGCCCTGCACTGACAGCAAGGTGCCTGTGTTTAGCGGTTCACGGATGGAAAAGAACACTGTTTCATTGTTGCTGGTGATACCAGTTGCGTAGTAGGTGTTCCACTTCTGACTGAATACACAGCGAACAATGTCCACGTTGATGGTGACCTTGTCGCCCACAGCACCTATATAACCAGCAGTCTGATTGAGTCTGTCCTGTTCCGCAATGCGTGTCAGGGCACGTTGATGACTGTTGGGCAAACAAGCCACAGTGGCCAATTCTAATTTATGCGCCTGCGGAAAGAATCGATCTGTCACAGCAGTGATCTTCATCACACTGCGGTCAAAGTCTGTGAGTTTGTTTTGCAGTGCGCGGAACGTCATGTCATTAGAAATGAACTTCATGCACTGCTCGCCTGCTGAGCGATCTTCGTCTGTGATCATGAAAGGATTTTCTAATGCATCCATCATGATGTTGCGATTGCTTTTGCGTTTGAGTTGCATAGCAGTTGCTGACTCTGAGGGCCATTCCCATAAATCTTCTTTGACGTACACACCGTTGATGCATTGTGCATGACATGCGGCACCCCACACATCGCTTACACTGTAGCCACGATGCCCACCACCGGCAGTAGTACGTGGCTTCCACCGGCGTTGCACAGGCCCCTCATCGTCCTCGTGGCCCAGGCGTTGTATTTCGCGGGCTGTCATGTTAGAGACATCTACAAACATATCAGTCTTTCTTACCAATTTTCAAACTTTGAAATACGCCACCAACCAAGGCCATTGCGGCCCAGGTCTCTAGGGTGTAAGGAATAGCCAACACAGGAAACAGTGTATTCAAGGCCCAGATGCTCAACAGCGGACCACCTGCAATCACAGCCACCAACAGTACCAGCCACAAATATTCGTTGCGTATTTTCATCATCGTCTCCTTAGATGTAAAAAGGGCCATCAGCGCCGATTGCGTCATACACCATCTCACGCACCATGGTGTCCAGGGCTTCAGCATAATCTGAAACCATTGCCAACTGTGACAACAGTTTGTAAGTCTGTGCCCACGTAAGTTGTTTTGCCTTGGCGTGTTTTACAATAGCGGCAACTTCTTGATTGCCAGCATCTGTAAACATGCCGTAATAGATCTCTTGTGCGTCTTGCATTGTCAACTCCTTTTTGCTTTGTATGTTCGTATTATAGCACTTTGGGAATTATTGGTCAACCGTTTCAGATTCCAGTGCGTCACTCAACAACACCAGGCGCTTGTAGAAAGGATCGCTTTCGTGCATGCTACCATAGTACCACTGACCATCTTCCATGATGTAGTAGTACTCGGCACCGCACATGTTGCACTGTTCCAGGAAAGTTTCGAAGTTCACTGCCACTTTGTGCTCAGTGTGCTTCTCGCCACGATCGCGACCGTAAAAGGTACACATGTTTTCTGTCAGCGTCTTGTATGCTTCTACTTCTTCAGTAGGAACTTCAAACTGACTGAACGCATGCTTCTCGCCAATCGTGGCTCGCAGGCTGCTCAAGTCACCCAGTGCCACAAGGTGATTGGCCTTGGAACTGTCGTAGCTCTCTTGCAAGATACGTCCATTAAAGTGCAAGTAACCGTCCCAATGACAGTAGATGCTTTTGCAAACTGTGCCATGCATGACTGCGATACGACTGTTTGTGCTCATTTCCAACTCCTGTTTGTTACAATATGTCCATATTATAGCATTTCGGCTATTACCTGTCAACCGTTTTAAAAAGTAATACGAAAGTTAAACCCTTGTGGGGTCACAGTTTTTTCATAATTGCGCTCGGCAACAATAGCATCAATCTCTTGTGCCATTTTACGGTCCCGGACTTGTCCGTGCTCAACTTTGATTACCACAAACTTTTTACGATAAGTGGGCTCGGGACGAACATTGGTGTATGCCATCTCTACAAGATCTTTAAATGTCTCAGCCCGGGCACGTTGCGCAGATGTGTAACGCATGCGGCACTCATCACTGTAGCGATGAGCGTCTTGTGCAGCCGCCCATGCATAAACACCAGCGGCACGTGAGTTGAGTTCTTTTTCTTTAATCATTGCAGGCTCCTTTTTGCTTTGTATGCCATTATTATAGCATTTTGGGAATATTCGGTCAACCGAAATGTAGTACTAAAAAAGTATTACTTTTCCATGCTGGTGATAAAGGAATTCATCATGCGTTGCGCCTGTGCTAGGCTTTGCTCCGGGGTAGGTTGTTTGATGCAACCCGCTACCACGCCAGGTTTTTGGAACTGTGCCAAGGCACGGTCGCACTCGGCTTGATTTGCAAACTGCCCTATGTTCTGCACAGAGCTGGCAAAGATTACAGCAATGGTCCACATGTTATTCTCCAAATTCGTACATGAACTGAGCCACGCTGGGGTCCAGGCGCACCAAGTCCCGAGCAGCCGCTGTGAGTGAGCGATAACGGGCTTGCACTTGCGCACGGGGCAGTTCACCGTCACAGCTGAGATTTTCGGGGCTCAGTGCGGCATCAATATTTTGCGCCACACGTTTGCGACCTTCACTAGTGTGAATTTCAAACTTGACACCATTAAAAATGGCGTTCCAACTGTTTTGCTGGTCAATGTATGCGTCGAGTGCTTTCATTGCTGACTCCTTGTTGTTACAATATGTCCATATTATAGCATTTGGGCAATATTTGGTCAAGAAAAACCCTGCTGAGTGCAGGGTTACAAAAGGTAATACTTGAGTATTACTTTAATTGTTCCCGGAACATTTGTTCTCGCCCGCGTTCACCAAGCTCTTTTGTGAATATTTCGTCCACACGTTGCAACATAGCACAGGCCATCATGAGCAGGTCTTCTCGGTCATCACACATCATGATCTGCTGGTCCACAGGAGCCATGAGCTTGGTCATGCGTTGTTCAATGTCTGATTTTTGCACAGGAGTTATCCTTTGAAATATTCATAATGCGTTTCAAGATTCCATGTTGTCATGTCCACTGGGGTGCCATCATGTGTTTCAATTTTGATCTTGAGCGTGTTACGATACCGAGCCCAAAAATCCCAAATGTCTGGAGTGGTACTGGCAGATTTTTTGTTGAGTTTGACATGGTTCTTTGTTCGCAACAGACAAGTTGGCAAGTTCAATGCTTCATCCACAGTCATCAAATCATAGATCATAAGCTCACGTGCCACTGCTTTGGGAATCACATGCTCAAAGTCACAGTCTTTTTTGGCAGCACCAACCTCACGGTAATGTGCTCCAATGTTTTGTTTGATGCAGTAGATGTGGTATCGAAGCAAATAGCTTTCCAGCTCATCGCGCTTGAGACGTGCGGCTTGGTCTTGCGCGGGCAGTGCCTTGATTTCAGCCAAACAGCGAGTGATACCGGCGTGCGCCCACTCGCGTGTTTGGTCGTAACTGAGCCCATTGCGTACCACGTTGGTGTACTTGGTCTGCACAAATTGTGCAATGCCTTCACGACGTTCTAAAAGAGTTGTATTCATATAATTCAGGGAACATGTTTCGTGCAAATACACGTTTTTTTATGACTTGACCAGTTGGATGAGATTTAAACATTTTCACAAATTTCTCATGCAACCATTGGTCAGCTTCACTCTCACCAGGAATCCCAAAAGGGCAATGCCCACTACTGGACGCAGTGTAAGGCTCTTTGAGAGCAAACTGTTTCACACGCAAACTACCACGTTCAATATGGGACGCGATTGATTGTTTCAATATTTTTTTGTCAATTTGAAACAGTTCCATACCATAGCCTTGAAGTACTTTGCCTGACAAGTGTTTGAATTCTTTCTTGACTCTTTGTTCCAATCTAGCTATGTCAACTGGATCACCAAAGTACAAATCAGTCAGACCGAACTTGGTCCAGGTGTACTTTTGACGACCACGCACTGCTGAGTAAGGTGTTTTTGTAACACCAACTTTCCATACATTGGGAGTACCAGCCATGCAGGGGTGAATGTATAAAAAGTGGCTCATTAGTAAAGGTCCTTGACGTCAGGTGTATACACACTGAATGGTTGTTTGGGAAACTTAAAGCCGGCAGCTTGATTGGGCACCCAGCTCTTCATGAGCTGATGCCAAAAGAATGCAGTGCCTTGCGGTGTGTTCTTGGCATTGCGAGGAGCCTCAGGCCACATGTGCTTGGGGATACCTTTGTGAGCCTTGTTGTAGGCGTTGACGTTGGCGTCATGTACTTGAATCCAGTAAGGTCCTTTGGCGTCAAAATTGGCGTCAAACAAGTCAATGCAATGTCGTGCAAGATCTTCAATCACTGCATCACTGTATCGGATTTGATTTTGTTCACACAAATTCAAAAACTCAAGTATAATGGGAATTTCCTTGCTGTTGATACTGCGAGGATTTTTTACTGTGTCTTGAGACTCAACCACATATTTGCCGTACACGGCAAATTGGCGCACCACTTCTGGACTGGAGTCCATGATCTCATTGAGACGACTGATTGCCCCGGTTTCATCTGTGTTGTTGAACTTTTCCGCAGTGACAAACATGCCACCTGCTGCCAGGTGTTGCCATTTGGTGTGCGCATCCACCCAGTCTTGTTCAGTAACGCCATCTACCTCAACACCATAGATCATTTGCTCATAGATGTCAATGATGTCCAAGGGCTTTTTACCAGCGTTCTTGCCTGTAGTGGTGTTCATGTTGATGAACAAGTTGCGCAGGTCCGCACGACTGGTGACATCGTAAATGTTAGCTGGAACCATGACAGTGGTCAAGTCCAAGCCCAGTGCGTGTTCTGCAATCAAATACATGGCCAGGGCAGTGTGCTGGCTATCCCAGGCACCCCATTTACCATCTGCTGTGGCAAACACCTGCATGGGTTGTGCTTGATAGGCACGGAAGTTGGTGATGATCTTCAAAATCCACTGCAAGTCCGGCTCACGTTGCATGGTGGTATCGACCATGATGTCCATGAGTGGAATGTCGTAGGCTTTGCACAAGCGAAACAGTTTGCGATCGCTGAAGTTTTTTACGTTGGGATAACTTTTCTTGAACGACTGAATGGCTTTCTTGAGACTGCTAGTCCAATTGGTTTGAGCTCGCTTGGGAAGGTTGTTGATGGTGTCGTTTAGACGTTGTACCAGGTCCACAAAGTGACTGGAAGTGTTGCGGTATTTTGCGTTGCGCAGTGCCGCGTAGGTAGGTGTGGCTGTTGCCATTAGAGACTCCTTGTTGGTGACAAATATAACACAGCAACCCTATGTCACTGCGTTATTTTTATTGTCAGCGTTGAGCTAGTTTCCTAGCTTGAAACAAGTATACGACAAATGTGTTTATTGGTCGACTACTTGGTTACTCGAATTGCCACTTCTTGATGATCACTAGCATATCCAATATATTCGTAATCACGTCCAAAAGTTTTTACATGCTCTTGCCAGGCTTTGTATTCATGTTTGAGCCAAGTTGGATGATTCCAATACTCGTTAAACAAAATCACAGTTCCTGGCACAATTTGTTTTGCAAACACATCCAGCACTGTCTTGGTACTGGAATACAAGTCAGCATCCAAGTGCAACAATGCAATGGGTTCCTTGTGTTCATTTGCAAAGGTTTGCGCAGTAAATTCTGGAATACTGGATTGATCTTGTGCGGGTCTTGCACCAAACCAACCTTGTATTAGTTTGCAGTTTGGCAACACCTCGGGCAATTCTTGTGCAAAGTGTCCAGCAGGCAAATCGTTAAACTTTTCTGGCAACCCTTGCCAGCTGTCAAAACCATAGATGGTGTTGTGCGGCAACCAATGCGCAAACTGATTTAGAGTACGGCCCGTAGCAGTGCCAAACTCAAGAACAAGTCCACTGTTGTTGAGTTGTGTGCCGACTGCCCACTCATACAAATCATAGTCAGTGATGCAGTCTTTGAGATCTTCAAGATCCTTGGATTGCATGTAACGCCAAGTGTCTTGTGTTGCTAGGTCCTTGGACATGCGTTTGATGTTCATGACATCAGTGTTGTATCCTAATCCTTTAAGCAGTTCGGAGTTTTCGCCGTAACGTTGTCGCTGAAGCTCAACATCGAGAGCGCGGTGGTTTGTTTTAGTCATGTTAAGCCCATTCAATAGAACGTGATACAGGTGCAACCACAAATTCAATCATGTTGCTATCAACATTTTTAAAAATGCTAAACCGCTCGTCCTGTTGTTTGAGAATGTCATCTTTTAGGCGTTTGATACGCTGGTTGACATTATTAGAGAAGGAAGTTACGTGTTGACGTGTGCCTTTGATACGTGCAACAATAACATAATTTTTATCTGACATAGTTTATTTCCTTAAAAAAAGATTGATGTATGTTGTTACCAACATGCTTATAGTTTAATACATTTTTAATTGTATGTCAACCATATGTTTTTTCAAAATGCTCTGCGACCCCCGGCGGTAATTTAGTGTATCATCTCTTGGGTTGCCCCGCAAATCTCACACACCTTCCACCCGCTTCCCGACAGGGTCCGTTCTCGCATTGCCAGCGCCACTTCGGTAGGAGTGGTACCACCCTTGAGAGTCACCTCACTTCTCATCCTGCGGGTCACAGTATCCGCGAACCAAGCGGAACGTTCTTTCAGGTGATCAACACCTTGTTTGTGGCCCGGTCACTGTGCAAACAGTGTCCCAGGCGTCGAATTGTGTCAGCCGCAGTCTGCGGGCTGGCTTCGAACATTTCCTTGATATCCTCAGCAGTGATGCCATCTGTGGCCTCACAAGTATAGACCTCATAGTGGCGTTGGCTATTGACTCTAGCACGTAGCAACAAATGATTGTAGTTGGGAATAGCAGTCTCACGAAGTGGCTGACCTTTGAGCCGTTCCCACATGCGTTGTTGTTGGTCTTCTGTGACATCTATGCAACACTCAAGACCTTCATTGCACCACATGATCAAAAACTGATGACTCATAGTTGAAATTGCTTTAACATGGCGCTGGCTTCTGACACATCATCCTCTGTGGCCGCGATCAACATTTCATCCAAGATGTCGGCTTCTTGCAACAGCAGTTCTGTTTTGGCTTCACGCACAAGACTCAGGGCATAGGCCAGGTCATCTTCTGTGGCCCAGGAATAAAAATCCTCTAGGGTAGCCTCATCACTATCCAGAATAAAATGCAGGTTATTACGGTCCCAGTCATTCATTTCAATCCTTTGCAATACAATACCGCTATTATACAGTAGATTCATTTATTGGTCAAGCACATCAACGCAAAAGTCAAGTCTGATTGTTTCTGAAATGAGATGAAATATGGTGGGGCATAGTGACCGTAGCGTTTCTTTCCATACCACCCGTACCAGGTGCCTTCTGGGTTCCATATGAAGTTTTCGCCCAGTCGAGCCCGGCACACCAGTTCCAACTCTCTGGCCTCAAAATAGCTGACAAACTTCACAGCCACTTCATGACCTCGTGCCTTGTGTACTTTGAATCGCCGATTGAGTTTGATCACTTTCATTCTTCAACTCCTAACGTATGCCTGTAGTTTAACAGATCAGGAATATTCAGTCAAGCAGTAAAAAGTATTGGTTTTAGGACCAGAACAGTGCAAACGCGGCAGCGTCACGGTCTGAGTCAAAGTAGAAAATGTAGCGTCCCGGGGCACGGTCACTGCTGGTTGTGACCACTTGCCAGCGCCAGTCGCCAATGAGTTCGGTCTTGCACCACTCTATGATTCGATCAATTTGGCCAAAAGGTCGGGCAATTTCTTGTGCGTGAGTGAAACTTGCGCTGAGACGTATGGTGCCTTGAGTTAACAGTTGCATTAACTTTAATTATTGATATAACTTGGATCCTGCAAATTTTGATCCAGCACATGATTGTACATGATGTCCTGCACAGTGTCTATTCTGCGTGATTTGTTGCGCTCACCCAGAACCACAATTACTCGCCGTTGTTTTTGATGTTCTACCACCAGGGCAACACAGTATCCTGCTGGATTGGTGAAACCAGTTTTTGACGCAATGATTTCATCAAACTCCATTAGTATGGGTCTATTGGTGTTGTTGAGTTGTATTGTGCGTAGTCGCTTCTTGAATTTGCGTTCAAAGGCCACAGTCTTTTTAACACTAGCATCACGTATGACCCAGTAGCCCGCGGCATACCCAGCCATGGTGCCCACATCGCCAGCAGTGGCCATGTTGTGTGCGTCCAAGCCAGTGGGGTCACGGAATACAGCATTGATGCCCCACTCCTTGGCCTGTTGATTCATGCGCCAAACGAACTCTTTCCTACCACCGGGATAGTCCCCAGCCAAGGTTTCTGCGGCTGCATTGTCACTTCGCACCAGCATGGCCGTAAACAGTTCTTGGCGTGTGTATGTGCCACGTGGCAAGTTGCTTTTGACAGTGGTGTTGAGTGGCAGCTGACGAAACAGGTCTTTGCTGTGGTCCAGGGCCACCATGGCTGTCATCAACTTGGTGATGCTGGCAATGGGCCGATACTCTGTTGAGTTGCGTTGGTATTCAATTTGATCTGAGGTTTCGTTGTATACGTAAACACTGGGCTCACGTGCTAGTGCTGTGGTTGCTGTGAATAGCAGGGTCAATAGTAAATATCGCATGGGATATTTACCGACACCACTTTAACTGATAGAATGTGGCCAACATGGGATTTCGGAATGTGAATGTGACATTGCTGACTTCCGAATCAGTCCAGGCAAACTCATCGTACACAGGTTTTTGATATCGCCAGGTATAGTCTTGGTTGACTATGAGTCCGTCAATATCCAACTGATGCTTGTAGGCCAAGGCCTGTTGAGAACCACAATTAAGCCGTACGTAGTCTACTGTTTCCATGGCACAATCTAAACAGCAGTGCATCGTTGGCGTCGCGGAACCAAAAGGTCATTTCATTTACATTGATGTCTGTGACATATCTATCACCAGGCAAGCCAAACAGTTCTACTACTCGGGCCATGCGCTGGTTCCACAGTTCTATGATATCTGTCGGTACCCAATCTAGTGTCAGGCCATGTGGGTGATCAGCACTGGTCAAGATACACTGTCCTTATGTGTTGGTCAGCACTTTCCCAATCTATTTTGTAAAACAGCACATAGTCTGTGATGTCAAAATGATTGCAAAAACTCTGTCCGTATCGTTGACCCTTGATACCTTCAAATGTAAATGCTCTCTGCCACATATGATAATCTGTTTCAGAAATACTGTGTTGTCGTTCCACTCTGGCATCCCTGTCCATCAAATCCGACATCATATTTTCAAATGCTGTATCACCCATATGGTCCTTTTAATACCCAAATCAAATGTTCATGGCGATCATGCCAACGATATTCATATACTGCTTCACTCGGATCACCGTAACTGGCACAGCCTTGATAGGCCGACTGCAACCAAATAATTTTCTTGGTAAGTTCACAACGATGTGGCCTCCATGCAAACTGTAGGGTCCAGGCGGCTTTGTAATAAAAGAATGCATCAGCTTCCCGTTGACTCTTTTCAGCAAATCCAGCAGCCGCTCTGTGATCGTTGTAGTTGGTGCCGAACATCAGTCCCACAGGCCTTCGTAGTACTTGCCAAACAGTCGGAAACCATTGCTGATACGTGCTTGTACCACTTTCATGCCTTCGTAATCGCACTTGTAGGTGTCTTTGGGACCTTTGCCCATTTGATAATACTTGTGTTCACCTTTGGGCACTTCATTGCCGTCTTTGTCTACTGGTATCCAAAGTAGGTCATGTTCACCTTCACGGAAAGCATCTTCCCATGAGTTATCTACCTTGCACTCAAATGCAAAGATCATTTCATCCATGACCCAGTCCCAACGTGCAAAGTGGTGATCATCAGTATCATATTCGTTTTCTTTGGGCGGGGCGGCGGTGCTACGCAGGTGTTCGGGCACATCTTCGTCATCCACAAACGGTGCGCCATGCTTTTTTTCTTTCAGTTGTTTCAGCATGGGCAGGATAATGGGACTCAAGGTCGAATCCATGCTCCAGGTATCGTAGCGGTCAATCTTGATGTAGTTGATGGCTGGATGCACACGATCCAGCACCCACATGATGGCCTGACTGACGGGTGTAAGACGGTCACTCCATGTTTCACACCAGTCAGGACGTTCCACAAACTGGGATTTTTCTCGGCGATAATCTTCAAGTGCTTGTTCCGTAGTCCAACGAGAACACTTGGACCAGTCAGTCCAGAAGAACACATAGTCCAACATGGTGTAAGGTGAGATCCAATGATCTCGATATCCGCTGATGTAAATTTTCATTCTACAAGTTCCTTGTTAGGTATATTTTCAGTGTCGCCGTCTTTGGCATGTACAAATCCCAGGGCCAACATCTTTTGCTCTTCAGACTCGGTGCAGTGGGCACGGAACACAAACAGTCTCAATGTAAGATTATCTCGGCTATAGTAGATTCTATAACTCACACGTTCCACATTCAATGCTTTGGCAAGATCGTCCAGGGTAAAACTTTCAGGCCAAGGCTCATTCACTGTGTCACGGGTCTTTTCAAAGTAGAAATCCTGCATACGCTGTATGGCAGAACCTCGACCCCAAAATGCGTTTTGCTCACACCATGCAATCTTGCGGTCCAGCATTTCTGTTGTGATTTCATTGCTCATTCTTCAACTCCAAATCCAAAATGTTTCAAAATGTCATCATGAACATCATAATTACCGTGAGTTTCTAAACCGGCAAGGGCACATTCTCGCACAATCAGCTCGGCAAACAGTTGCATGCGGTCTGGTGTGGCCACATAGTATGAGCCCGCATCAAAATCAGCAGTCGCCATCTTGGCCTCGAGAGCCAGTTGCTTAAACTTTTCGTTCATATGCTTCTCTTATTTGATTTAGCCTTGGGCTCAGTTTACCAATGCTGATCAGCGTACTGTGTGCAGACTTGGGATTGAATCCATACTTGATGGCCTGCATCAATTCCAGGTGTGCGGCACTGGCCAAGCCTAGTGCATAGTCACGATCAGCTTCGGCAGCTTCTACTCTGAGTCTAGCCCATTCTTCAGCGGCTTTGATCTGTTGCTCTGGAGTCATTGTCTACCTCGAATCCTACGCCATACTGATTCAAATGTTCTTGGGTCCAGGAACACCACCCATCCTTGGGGAATATGCTCAGGATAGAAATGTATTTTACCATTGCTGTGTTTATACATTTTCATTCTTCAACCTTTGTGACTTCCCAATAATCGCAGGCACAACAATGCCGTCCAGTGAAGTACTCGCCGTGCTTGTTATGCCAAATCGTTCCCGTGCCGGTCAACCAGTGTTCACCGATACTACATAATTGTTTACGGCGCTCTGCCCATGTAAAATGATTTCCAAACACCAGCCACCCCCAGCCCACTAAGGCAATTAAAAATAGTACTGCACTAATCATTTCAGATCCTTACCAAGTTGATGTATCAGTTATGTCCATCTCACTCAACAATATATGTTCTTTGTAAAAGAACTTGGCAGTGTGATCCAGTCCAATACCTGTGGTCTTTGATTCCACAATCTCTATTTCGTTCACCTGTTGATTCAAGGCCAACCACACACTTACCTGTTCCCACTGATGGCGGGTCAGGATCATTCTGCGCATCACAGTATAGTGCCTGCTTTGATCAGTTGTTCAAATGTTTCAAACAGCGTTTCAAAACGTATTTGATACAGTCGATACACTGCGTCCCAGTCTTCCTTCTCAGTGCCCTCACGAGCACTCAACATCTTGATATCATCCAGCACTTGCCAGGCCTGCATGATTTCTTGTTCCATGTCAAAACGAGTTTTTGTTTTACCAGCTTCCATCATCAATCCATATTCTCAAAGTTAAAAAAATCCAACCCACGCTGTATGTGCGTTCGTTAGGGCTGGGCCATCCGTCATTGGCTTCCTGTCGTGCCCAAGGCAGCCAACTCCAATGACAAGGATTTCCTATTAGTATAACACTGAATCCCGAATAACGCAACCAGTTTTTTACACTTCCACTGTTTTCAGTCGCCATTGATCTGCCCTTTCTTCATAGTTGATGTAACCTCTTGGGTTGCACAGGATTCGAGTACTGCCAATGCAGTAGTCAAAATCCTCGTGAGTGTGACCATGTGTCCACAACCGGATCTGTGGATGATCCAGAATAAAGTCATCCAGTTCCGAACTGTAGCCACCATTCATAATGGACTCATGGGCATATCTTGGGTGTGTGCTGAGTCTGCTGGGCGCATGATGTCCCACCACCACAAACTTCTGATCAAACTTGCCTTCGATCACTAGGCGAATGTATTCCAGCATGGCATCATGATCATCTGCGGCGTCTGTTGTGGAGAAGCGAGGATTCCAACCACGCTGATCACTGCTTTTGGCACTGTTGTCTACACAACGAAAATCGTTCATCATGCGTGAAATCTCATGCAAGGTACGAATGCTACGCCGGTTCATGTCGGTCCATAAGGTGCCGCCAATGAATGTGACATCATCCAGCACAAAAGTTTCTTTTTCAAGAACATGCAGGTTTGTCAAATAACCCAGGACATCTTTGAAGTGCGGCACAGTCTTGGCAAAGTCACCATGATAATGTTCGTGATTGCCCACAATGAAAATCACATGCGGGAATCTAGCACTGCATCGTTGAAAGAAATCATGATAACGATTGCTACGATATTCTTCGCCCATGGTGTTGTAAGGATCACGTTGTGTGATGTCGTTGCCCACACAGATGTCACCGCCCAAGATCAACACGTCAGCGTTGTCTGTGTTGTCAAAGTCTAGGTCACCAAATTCCAGGTGTACGTCAGATGCTAATGCTATTTTCATTTTGTTTCTTTAAATCTTTGAGTTGCGATTTTAGTGTGGTCACTGCGGACTCGTCGCCGTCATATATGGCTGCATCTTTGTCAGGATATCTCTCACGAAATCGTTCACGTATTTCCTTCAAGTCTGAACCTTGACAAACAAAATCACTTGTGAGTGAATTGTAACAGAAATATTGATTTTGGTCAACCTCCACTGTGAGTGCAATTAACTTTTCTTCGTCTAGGGCCTGTCCCACAGAGTTTAGTTCCTGGCCGATTCGGCGTTCAAGATACCAACGCACAAACATTCCCAATACCATTAGTGTCAGGCTGGTGAGCAACCAACCAATGCCAGCATAAATCAAAAAGTCGCCAAATTCCATGAGAAACTGTCCTATGTCTGTCATATATTTACTTTCAAGTTGATTGACTCTTGCGCAAGGCCAAATAATCTTGCCATTGCACCCATTTGTTCTTGACCAGGAATCCCCAGTCACGTTGTTTACGACCGGGCATGAATAGTGTCCAACATTCTACTGCTGGATCCAATTCAATTCTGTGATAGGTGTTGGCACCAGAAAATCTAAAACTGCCAGGTCTGCGCCAAACACAATATTCATGTATTTTCTCGCCACGTGTGTTGAACACTGGAATCCATTCCCAGTAGCCACCCTTTAATATGACAGTGAAGTAGGGCCAGGGATGATCATGCACATCGTCCGGATCAGACTTCAAAAATTTATGCACAAAGATGTTGAATGGAAAACGCTTGCGATCTTTGAGGAACACGTAGTAGCGTTCCAAATAAGGTTCGCCATTCACACGGTCCATGATCACACGGTGCCGATCCCAACGTTGAAAGAGTTCTTTAATCATAGTGTATTATACACGATACAGAATTATCGGTCAAGAAAAAACCCTGCTGGTTGCAGGGTTTTGTCGTAGTGTCCAGTGTGAATTGGACAGCGAGTTGGTTTAGGCCAAACCAAGTGCCATTGCTTTGTAACCGGCAGCAATCAGCTTGCGGCTGGGTTTGCCAATTGCATACTCAGTGACTTTGACGCCGTTACCAGCTTTGCGGCTGTTGGCGTAAACTGCATAACCAGCTTGGCGAACACGGCTAACTTCAGCCGAGATGTTCTTGATGCCAAAGCGGTGTTGTGCTTGGCTGGCAGTCACTGCTTCGCCATTGTACAAGGCATGGAACAGTTTGTAGGTTTTGGTTTCGGGATTGAAATGCATAAAATACTCCTTTAAATAAAATTAGCTGTTGCATCACAGCATTCCACAAGTATACATGGGTTTGTGTTGTAATGCAAGAAATTTTGGGCATGAGTTTTGCCAGACTAAATATTTGCGTGATGAAAGTCACAGCTCGTGTTAAACACACATACACACAAGGAGAAAAATATGAGCAAAACACCTTACGAGATACGTCTCGAACTTCTCACCCTGGCCAAAGAAATCCTCCAAGCGCCAGTCTACGAACAACGTAGTCGACTCAGCGATGAATATCATTCCAAACTGAATGATGCCAATCGTGGAATCCTTCCGTACCCAACCATGCCAGATTTTCCGTCCAGTACGGATATTGTGGCCAAGGCCGAAGAACTCAAGAAGTTTATAGACGCTGCGTAACAAAGAAAAACCACCCTAGGGTGGTTTTTTTATGAGTCTGGCAAGAAGTTTATTTCTTGTTGAAGGCCCAATAGATCACTGCAATTGAAACCAGTCCAACCAAACCTTGACTGCCCAGTGCAGTTACCAATTTGACTATGCTAGTCACAACATCGATTGCCAAAAACGGCACTGCGGCACCAAACAAGATTTGGAGCACAACACCAACTGCAATCAACTTAACACCAAGATCAACTACGTGACCCAACAGGCCTGAGGCCATTTCAAACGCTTTGTCCATTTAAGACTCCTTTAAAAAACAAACTTCATAGTTTGCGGACAAATATTTAAGTAGCAAGCGACAAACCCCGGATATTTCCAGGCTTTTTTGGGTGTTTTAGGCCACAGTTTTTAATTTTTTCCACATGGCGGTTTGTTCTACCTTTTTTACATAATTGCTTCTGCAACCACCCACATCATCACGCCACATGTCAACGGCTTTGTAACTGCCATGACACAGTGGAGGTGCATAGTCTGTGATCCAGCGCCACAGCACCCAAATGGTTTGTCGATTGGCAATGTCTGCACATGCAAATGCACGTTCGTAATCGTGCGCCAACATGGCTGTCACGTAGCCGCCAGGAGCCCAACCACGGAGCAAATAACTCTCAATGCTTTGTTGCGTTTCCAAAGACAGTTCCATGCCCATGTTTCGCAGATCATCAGTTCGCCAATCAATCATTGCACACCTCGAATGTGTCGGCAGTCACCACGGAATTTGAATCCCGAACAAGTGCATGAGTACTGGCCGCGCAGTTCTGTGACCTTGTACACATCGCCCTTGCTGCCTTGCACTTCAATCACACGACCTTCTGGCACTTCGGCCTCAACGTCGATTGCAAACTGCTCGGGATTGAGTTTGAACTTGCGGCCACGGATGTCAATGCGAATGGGTTTGCTGAATTTTTCAGGCAGTCCTGTGCCAAACTTTACGTAGGCAAACATCTTGCTCTTTGAGTCATCCAAGAGATACACATGGTTGGGTGCAGTGACACCGGGCCATTCTGTAGTTTCAGCAAACCATTTCATAATGCCATGATCCGTTTTAACACTGTACGAGCCTCAGAGAGATCTTCTGTTGCCAGTTTTTGCTCAATCGCTTGTTCCTTTGTTTGAGCATAGTTCAACATGGGTTGCCACGCAGTGTAAGGCACGTTCCAACGGATTGAATTATTTTCCATGATTAGTCCTTAAATTAAATCAACTTGAATTTGTTTGCCACGAATTGTAGTTCCAAGGCCAGTTGGGACCGGCTGTTTACCAGTCTCTGCAAGGAAGCGCATTTGAACCAATTCGTACATTGCATCAAAGCACAATGAACGGGCATTGACTGTTGCAAATTGTTCGGTAATTTGTTTGACTGTCAAATACATCCCGATATCATTTTCAGATCCGTCACCTTTGAAAATCACACGAACTTTTTGAGAATTTTTCAATCCATGAAACACTGTTTTTGTACGCATCTCAACTCCTTAGTCGGCACGTGAACATGCATACGCATTGATGCCAAAGCCACGCAAGGCTTCAGCATAGGCTTCTGCACCCGCTTCTTTGATGTCCATGCTTTGAGTACCACTGCCACCAGGGTTCCACAAGTCCAGTCCACCATTATAAGATTTACGGAAGCCCACAGTTTTCAGCGCACGGCCCAGTTTGGTAGAAGCTTTTTCGCTTACCTTGACCCAGGCAAAGCCACAATAGCCGGGCTCGCCGTGTTTGGCACGGAAGTCAGCTTCTGCTCGTTGTGCGGCAGCAGTAGCAGTATTGTGAATTGATTCAATGTTTTCAAGTGCAATCATTTCCAACTCCTTTTGTTACAATATGTCCATATTATAGCATTTGGGCAATTATTGGTCAACCGCGATCTGACATTTCTTTATAACGTTCTTGACGCACCAAGTGTTCTAGTACCAAAGTATACAGTTGGTAAAACAAAAATGCTAACACACCAAAACCTAATACTTTCAGTGTATTTTCTGATCCAATGTAGGTGGCAGCGGCGTGGATTGCTCTGATGCCCACCACAGTACCAACAGTGATACCTGCTACAATAGCGGCTGCTTTGACTCGGATGTCCATACAATACTCCTTTGTTTGTTTGTATGTGACAATTATAACACTTGGGGAATTATTGGTCAACCACCCCAAAACCAGTGCTAAAGTAGTACTCAGTAGAAACCATGAGATAAATATCAATGCAAACACAGAGGAAAAATTATGTTAGCAAACCTACTACACCGCCTGGCGGAGATATTCCCCGGCAACAGCTATCAAAGCAGAATGGAAAATTACATTGCCAACCGCAACCCACAAAATGCCGCGGACATTGAACACTTGCAACGCCAGTATCAATATGAACAACAACGTCAAGGTGTGATATGAAATTTTTAAAACGGCTGGTTGACGCAGTTATTGCCAATCGTGAGCAACAGGCTGATGCATATCGCAAAGGCTACCGCTACTACTACTGACCTATCTGCAACAACATGCCCTGATTGGTCATGGTGTGTGCCCATTGATAGAATGGGCAATCAACCAGCAACTGCCATGTGCCCACAAACCCTAGATAATTTGTAGGATCAGTGTACTGGTGATCATTGGTATACGTGGCCAATTGAGTCCAGGCTGGTACCAATTCAAATTGATCAATAGACAACTGCTCGATCACTACCGCTGTTTCTTGAGCGCTGTTGTAATCTTTATCCAGTAATTCAATTGTCACCGCAAAAGGTTGCAACAACGGCAACTGACGGTTGAGATCAAACGTGTGTGTTAAAATGTCATGATACACAATATCTTGATTGATTGAAATTCTCAATCTGGGCCGACCTATTGCCCGTACCTGCAAGCGCAGATCTAAATCAAACTCAGTAGCCTGCAGATCTGAGAATGTGTTCATATTCGGGCTCACAATCAAGTATGCTGTTGGATCTTGAGGACTCAAGCAATTTCAAGTATGCCACCAATTCGGGCAGCAGATGTGTTTCATCCGGGGCAGTACGCAAATAATCAACATAACTCATGGCATCTTGTGTGATTTGCAAATGCAGTTGATTGGGGTCTCTTAAATTGGTTAATTGCGTGGTAGAAAAAACATTTTGTTGATCAACCCAGGCTTGTATTCGATCAGCAATCACCTGCCGATACTGCATGGGCAATACACTCATTCTAAGAAATTTTGGATTGTGTAAAAAATTACAACTTTCAATCCCAACATTGTACCGATGTGCAAAATCATACACTGTGATCAAGTAAGGTATGGTCAGTGCTGTGGGTGTGGTTCTCAAAGACATGTACCAGCGGTGCTGTTGCCCCAATGCAATCCATTGCAACAACATGGTCTCAACTGATTTGATCGAGCTGGGCCAGCGCACGTAGTCATTTACAGCATGAAAACATTCAATACTCATGCCCAGATGCACTTGATCAAATTGTGTCAACAAGTCAACAATGCCCTGGTCCCACACAGTCAAGTTGGTGGTAAACCCAATGCTGACTTTGTGATTGAGTTTGGCAGCAATGAGTTTTTCTAGTATGATCTTGAATGCTGGAGTGATTACGGTTTCGCCGCCGAGAAAATGCAGGTATGCCAGTCGATTGGTATTGGTCAAACAGGCAACAAATTGATCTATCAACTCTGGATCAGTTGCCCAATTTGGTGCTGGTTCTGCCTGTGAGATTTTTAATTTTTTAAATTCTTGTGAGAGCCTACTGCTACTTTCTGGGGCACAATACACGCACCCACTGTTGCAATGGTTGCCTAGATCAATTTGCCAATCCACAGGACTGAGATCAGTTGTGCCAGAGGTAAAGTTGGATTGTGCAAATGCTGACCAGTATGTGCTACTGCGCATGGACTTTTCAAAATTGTCCAAAGCAATACCAGTTTTCAACAACTGCCGCTGACGGCCACTTACCTTGTGGCGTTGCTCCATGTGGCGGCAGTCTTTGCAAGCAGGCACCTGCTCACCTTGCAACATGGCACTGCGAACAGGTGCCATGTGCGTTTGAAAAAACTCTAGTGGGGTGTGCTCACGTATGTTGATATTGGTATGCTCATCAGACCAACGACAAAACTCATAATTGCCCGAGTTTGTGATTCTCATGTGAATCCAGGGACTTGAGCAAAAATTAGTTTTTAAGGTCATTTACGGTTTTCTATAACTTTGTCAGCTAATCCGTATGCAACTGCTTGTTCTGCACTCATGAAGTTGTCACGTTCCATGTCTGCTGTGAGTTGTTCAAAGGTTTTGTTGGCTGAATTGTGTTTAACATATATACCTGTTAAATTTTTCTTCATGGACAAAATTTCCTCCACTTGAATCAACATGTCTGTTGCTTGCCCACGTGCGCCGCCTGACGGTTGGTGAATCATGTGTCTGGCATTGGGCAACATGTAACGCTTGCCTGGTGCACCTGCTTGTGCCAACAGAGATCCCATGCTACAGGCCTGCCCCATCACAATGGTATGTACATCGCACTTGATAAACTGCATGGTGTCGTAAATGGCCATGCCTGCTGTGACACTTCCGCCCGGTGAGTTGATATACAGCGAAATGTCCTTGTCAGGATTGTCTGCTTCCAAAAACAGCAGTTGTGCCACAATCAAACTGGCTGAGTGCTCTGAAACTTCTGTGTCCAGCATGATCACACGATCTTTGAGCAGGCGACTGTAAATGTCATAACTGCGTTCACCTTTGGCAGTGTGTTCTAAAACTATGGGTACTAAATTTGGCACAGGGTCTCCTTGTTGAAAGCATAAGTATAACACAATTCTTGGAAAACACCAATGCGCGACTTACTCAATTTATTCGATAACTTAACTGAGAGCCGTGGCCTCAGTGCCCGCGATCCAGGCGAAGTATATTCCCGGGGCGACACTGCGGATGACAAAATTGAATTCCAGTCCCTGACCTTTTACCCCAAAGTTGGCAGTTATGAAACTCCCGAAGCTACCATGGCTGCGTTTAAACGGGTAGAAAAGCAGGCCGGGCATCCAATTGAAGTGATCAATCAGCCCAATGCAGGCTTGCGAGCATTTGGTATTGCAGCCTTTGACACTGCTGTGGGCACTAGATATCTGGCCAAGTTCACCAAAGAAATCAAACCAGTTAGAACACAAAATACATTTTTTCAGACCAAAGACATTCCAGGCGAGTTTAGCCAAACTGACGCTCGTGGATCCAAAGAAAAAGCCGGATACAAGCCCAGTGATGTGTTGACCAATTTCAAGAGTCAAACTCCTGAAAGTATACTGGCACAGATTGGTGCCAAGTTTGGCGACCAAAGCACAGAATATCAAGCAGCCACTACCATAGTAAATTCTCCCACATTCCCTGTGGCTGTGGATGGTGGTAGTATGGACTTCACTGGGTTCCGTGACTACTTTTGCGAAATGTTGCAGCCTGCTGTGCTGATCAATGGCGGCCAAGTTCGAGGCAATGCTGGAGAAGCAGCCGCATTGTTCATGGGCCGAAATGGATTCTCTGACTGTGTTGTGAGTTTTAACGAACACGTTAGCGGCGAATTATATGATTCGTTGTTGATCAGCCCCGAAGGCAAACAGATCAAGTTGTCCAGCAAGGGTGCCAAAGGTGCCATGGCCAGCTCAGTGAACTTGTTGAAGGCTGTGCAAGAGTTAGAAGCAGCTGGCATGACACAGTTTGCCAAGAAGTATGCCGAACCCATTGCTGTGCTCAAGACCATTCACAATGGTAATCATGACTCTGGTCCGTTGAATCTAGCAGTGCAATATGGCATTATTTCTGAAGCAGAAATTCCACAAGTGATGTCGCTGGCACAGTATGCTGGTGTTAAAAAATTCAACATAGATGATGTCAAAATATCAAAAAATCTAAAGACACTGTACAAAGACCGCTCAGCAGATGATCCCAGCAAAGTTGTTCCACTCAATCACCTGGTGAGTTCTATTGCATATAAGGTGTGCAATGAGATCAACACCAAGACCAATTTCTCAGAAGCAGCCGCTGACATTCTCAACAACTCCGCGTTTGTGCAAATGTATACCGAAGCCAAGAAAACCAAAGATGGTCAGTTTGTGCTAGAATTCAATACCATATGGCCCAGCAAGTTGTTTACCAACGTCACACTGGAAGCACAGAAGAGCTACAGTTCAACTTCCAGCTCAGGTGGCAAGTTGGTATTCAGCATCAACAAAGAACCCAAGGCTGTGGCCAACACTGAAAAGAGTTCCACCACTGATGCACCTGGAGACAGTGACGCTGGCGAAATGGTAGACAACATGGGTGCAGATGAATTGGATCAAGTTACCAACAAACGTCTAACTGGTCCAGGTGCCAAGGCTGCCAAGGCCAAGAGTGAACCCAAAATGAGTGCTGATGTGTTGGGTAGGGAACGCCGCAGTCGTTAACGTGTGAGTTCTGAAATGTGATCACACACATTTAAACCCAGGGCTTCTGTTGCTGACAGCCATATGTCATGTGGTGGCAACAGATGCTTCTTGATCTCTTCTTCACTTAGTCCTGTGCATAACTGATAGTGTGAGGACATGCGTTGTTGTGTGAGTTCAAATTCTCGCATGGTGGCAAACAGTTCATGTGCCTTGCCTTCATTGCTCCAGCTGAATTGATGGCTGAGAATTGAAGTATTGGGTGTGAGCACCCTGCGACCGGGAGTGCCAGATATGAAGATCAACAGCCCTGCACTGGCTATCATGCCCAGGCCCACAGTTTTGATTGGTATGATACTGCTACGCATGACATCTATCAGGGCAAAGGCAGCGCCCATTTCTCCACCTTCCGAACAAATCATCAACAGCAGTTCTTTGCGTTTTTTCTTGACCACAAAGTTTTCATGCAAGATCCATTCCACAATGGGACAGATATTTTCGTCATTGACTTCGCCCATGAAAACGTACATGCCATTTTCTTGCAGAGCTTGACTGTGGGTTTGAACTGTTTCGTTTTCGGTGATCATATAAAGTGAGAAAAGCGGCTCAGAAGCCGCTTTTATTTATACGCCGTTTATTACTGTGCAGTGGGATCCGGATACAACGATATGTGTTCAGAGTTTTTGTCCATTTCTTTAAACACTTCTGTGTTACGTTGCTCTGCACGATCTTTCAGTCGGAGCTGATCTTTGCGCTTTTGCAGTGCATTGGCATCGCCTGTGGGCAGTGCAACCAGCATGTAAGTACGGAATCGGCCGCCTTCTGAAATGCGTTTGACTTCCTTGATCTCTACGCCAGTGATGTCCACAGCAGGGCACATTGACTTGATGGCCAACTCAGAAATCTCAGTGCTGGCTTCTGTGGTGTCCTGCATGTACACCTTGGCTTGCTGGTTGACTTTACCCCCAGCCGCCATACAGATCTTGCCAAACGCAAACAGTTTGGCCTTGTAGTCAGCCATGCTCATGTCCGAGCTCACTGCTGAGCCATTGGCATATACTGCACTGTTACTCACAGGCAAGTCAGTCATCCATTTGGGAGCCTGAACAATGGCTCGCTCAACATGAGCCTCACGAGCAACCTGTGCTTGTGCCACACGATTTTCGTATTGCTCTGTGGGCAATACAGGAGCCGTGCTTACTGGAGCAGGCTTGGTTGCACTACACGCCACAAGAGCTACTAACGGAAGAATTGCAAATACTTTTTTCATGATGTTCCTTTGAACAGTTTACGATAACACAAGTTTAACACAGAGTGAATAATTGGTCAACTACCATTTATCCACCACAACCCAGCGTGAGTCATGCACTCGACAGATCACTCCTTGAAAGGTGCGCACATCCTTTTGGACGTATGCACTGTCCAAAAAGTATCTGCAGGGTGCGCCATTATGCCAAAATTCATTTGGAAAGTCTGGATGTGGTCGGAATTGGTGCAGTTCTGCCACAGTTCCGGGATTGGTGCTACGCAATGCATCCAAGTCTGGACGGTCACTACATATCATGGTCTTTTCACTCACAGTCTGTGAGCGGCCTACTCTGGCACGTACTTCATCCTCTGCACGGCTCACGGCCACAGCACAGGCTTCTTCACGTGGACGGTCTCCAGCCCATTCATATTCACCATGAGCACTGTGCCAATCTGTGCCAATGCGTACACGGAACGTGACCATGCACTTCTTACCGTTGTTGATGCTGGGAACAACCTCGCGAGTGATTCGGCTACGTTCTGCAATGGTCACCGCTGAGCGACTCACCGTGCGATCTTGTAACACACATTCGGATGCCCACACAGTGGCAGGAATCAGTGCAAGAACTAGTAGTCGTTTCATGAACAGTACCTCAGTAAAAATAAGTTGCGATCAATTTGTCGGTTGATGTTGCCTTGACGGTCCCAAAAAGTCAGTCGATCCAGAGCCACTTCGTCACGGGTCTGTCTCATATTCATCAACATGGCTCGTTGTTGCACTGCAATTCTACAGTCAACTTGAAAGTAGTTGAGATCTTCATACGCCATGGGCCGAGCACTGGGGGTTCCTGAAGCGCAACCACTACACAGGCTGGCAAGTATAACGCATGCTCCAGATACGCGAGCGAATTTGTCCGCGACTTCTTTCATAGTCTTCCTTTGACTCAGTGGTTTGTTGGGGGACTCGGGCATTTTGTTCCAGCCAGCCAATTATGGCATTTCTATTTGCACAGTCATTTGGAATCTGAGATGCGTCCAGTGGGGCACGTTGCACCACACTGACACATCCGGTCGCTGCCACAGCCAGTAAAGCAATCAACAGTTTATTCATCACGGCTCCGATGCTTGACTTTGCGGTTGTACACTGTCTTGTTCTGTTCAACCTTGGGCTTGAACGGAGTGTCACGGCTATACAACTCCACCGCACGTCGGCGCTGTCGGGGCAGTTGTATAGTGAAGCTTAGTGTTTTCATGTTGTAATTATAGCAGATTGGTAATTATTGGTCAAGCCTTTGATTATAAATCATACTCATTGGCAAGTTCAACCATGCCGGAGGTAGCACGGCGCAAGAATCCCTTGTTTACCACTTTTGTGTCTGAGTGCAAAGTTATCCAGCCATTGACCGCCAATACTTGAACTTTGGAGTTCACTCGATTTACCTTGCGTACTCGTCCCATGCATTGATTGCCGGCGGTACTTCGGTAGTACACCAGATCATTTACTGCAATTTTAACTTTTTCCATTTTATTCTCCAGTTTCTTCTGTGAAATACACTTCAATTGGTTCTATAGTGTCCCAATCAAAGTCATATTCGTCTGCTAATTCAAATGCATGTTCTTGATCTCTTGCTTGAAGAACCACACTACCATCTACACTTGACACTAAGAAAAATTGCATGATTTCTTCCTTTTTTGTTTTCATAACCGTATTATAGCAGATCGGTAAATTCTGGTCAAGAAAAACCCTGCACTCAGCAGGGTCTTCAAAAGTACTACTTGAGTATTACTTTTTAACAGCGGCTGGTTTGAAGGTGTCAGCAAATTTGGTCACGTCAAACTTCATTGCTTCCTGCACTTTTTCAGTTGTTGCTGAGGCCAGGGTTGTACTGATATCCAACACTGCTTTAGCAGTCAACTTGGCAGTGTCATACTGGCTGTCGATCATTCGGATCATGGGCTTGGCAATTTCCTCGTTGGTGACAAAGGTATTGACAAAAGTTTTTTGTGCATTTTGCACAGATTCGATTACGGAATTGAACATGTTTTCTCCTTAAATTAAGCAAGTTCTAGAACACAAGACCCGAACCATTCAGCGTCTTGTGCTTCTATTGTAACATTATTTATGTTGCAGTGCAACATCTTTTTGGTTCTTTGAGTCATTTTAGTGTTGGCTCACTAATTCTGTCACTAAATATTTCATAGGAGATTTACACATGGAAATTATTATCGTATTGGCAGTGATTGCGTTGATTGCAGTGGTTTGGGCCAGAGACAAGGCCAACAAATCAAAGGATTCTATTGAGACTTGGGAGCCGCCCAAAGAAATGCATTTGACTGACAAACCTTGGCCTTACGGCGAGAAATTGCCTGAAGGCAAAATTCATGTCAAAGTGTCTGATTTAGCACCGGTGGCACCTGCAGAGCCCACAGGCAGTGAGAATCGAGTAGAAGCACCTGCACCAGTTGTGGAACAAGCACCTGCTAAAAAGACCCCGGCCAAAAAGCCAGCAGCCAAGAAAACGGCAGCCAAGCCAGCTGCCGCCAAAAAAGCACCTGCTAAAAAGAAATCAGTTTAACAACATCCGTGCCAGGCCAATTGAATCTATTGTAGTCAACAATATGTAATTGGCCAGCATGCCAAAACTCTTTCGAGTATAGGCAGCCCAAGCATACATGGCACAACCACTAATCCACACAGGATACATGTAAAGAAGAGGAGGGGTTGGTACGGTGAGTGCCATGGTAACCGAGCACCCAATACTGATAGCCCAAGCCAAGAGCTCAACAGCAAACCTAGTGCGATTAGTACGATAGTCATTTCGTATCCATTCAAAAATTCCAGCTAAAATATCAGGCATTGGCTTTCCATTGATTGTACAGCATTTCACTGGCCAAGTTCTTGCCTTTGGCTTCAACCTGTATGTCCCACTGATCCAAGAAAGTCAATGCCCAGTCATTCACAGCGGTATTCCACATGAAGTCTGAGTGTGCTCGCAGTTTTTGCTTTTTGTAGCCTGCACTGAGGAGGGCTGATAAGTCTGGTCTAACAAAGGTATTGTGTCCCACAACAACATCTTCACGGCTAACACTGTAGTGACAAACAGGGCGCACACCACGCCAAGACTCAACAACCCGTTGAGCACGTGGATCCCGGGGCTGAATATATTCTCCGGTGTTGATCCAATGGTGATGAATATCCAAAGTAAGAGCCACACTATCAGCCACAGCAAGAGTAACGTCCAAACCATTTGACATCTCATCATTCTCAATAGCGATTAAATTCCTTGCTTCTGGGGTCAGCTGACCCAAGGTGCGTAGGAACTTGGCAGGCCCGCCTTTGCCCGACAAATGCACATTAATTTTAAAACCATGATCATGCCAGCCAGCGCCGTAGCCCATCCAACGTGCCATATCCACATGATATTCAAACTCTAAGATACTGCGTCGAACAATCTCGTCCGACTCTGACGCCAGCACACAAAACTGTCCGGGATGGAACGAAATACGCACACCCAGTCGTCTTGCGGCTTCGCCCACAGGAGCAAAGATCTTGGCACAGTGTTCTTGTATTTCTGCACGTTGCCACCAGTCAATCCACGATGGCTCAGTGTAGCCTTGTAGCATTTCTGAACCTAAACGTACCATGCGCCGTTCAGGCGGCAGTGTGCCTACCCGCTCAATCAGTCGCACAGCCGCGGCAGCATTGTGGTTCATAATGTCCCACTGACGTTGCTCGGCTTCGCCCGCGTGTTCGCGGAGCCACCTCATGGTAGTTGATCTGCCGTTTAAGTCACGGTCCACTGCATTGACCTTCATGCCGCCACATTCGGACGGATCATTGAGCCACTTGCAACAAAAGCCAATTTTAGGTGTGTTCATGTGTGTAGTATACATGAATTGTCTTTATTGGTCAATCTCAATTTGAACGCACAAGATCCAGTGTGACACAATGGAATCCACCGCCCAGTGTGCGACTGTGGCGCAATTCCAACGGAATCACTGTGAAGTTGCGTTGTTCTAGTTGGGCAATTAGGTTGGGTTGGTTCCGATCCATAATCACAGTATTTGGATTAACGGCCAGCATGTTCATACCCACCCATTTTGATGCATAAGGATACTCATGAAATCCTTGTGCCACAACATCATCCACGTAGATCTTGTCCCATGTACGGAACACTTCTGGGCAGTTGCTGTCATTTACTCTGGCACCATTCAACAGCACCAAACCTTCACGTATGGGCACAATGGTGCTATCAATATGCACACCAGCATAGAAGTTGCAACTTTCTATCTTGACGTCAGGGAAGTGATCCCGCAACCAGTTTAAGGCAGGTGTGTTGCATCCTGCAGATTCCAATACCAACCATGAATCATTGAGTCTGCACACATTGGCTGCTTCCAGCACCATGCCTTCGTTTCTGGGCATGTGCAGGTAGTGTTCAGCTTTGTCAATGATGTCGTAGTAGCACTGTGCTTCCATGTCTCTGCAGGGGTACATCATCACAGGATTCACAATGGTACTGCCATATACCAACAACCGGTCTCTAGGGCAGTAGGCACTGAGACCGTCATGTGTTTGAAAGTTCAAACAAGGATCTGGACGTTCTACAACAACCCCCAAGTCCTGCAATGTCTTGGTCAAGATGTCAAGGTCTTCATTGGCTTCATCTATAATCCATTGTGCCACAGGCCCACGCGGTACAGGAGTTTCCTTCCAGGTGGTCTTCTCGCCCTCGTTTTTAAACACAGGATCATTCACAGGCCAGTTGGCAGTGTCAGCACGACCTACCACAATGCGTTTCAGTGGGTCCCATTCGTTGTATGTTGAAATCATACCCATCCTGTTATTTGTAGTGTGTATCTGGGCTCTAGTCCAATGTTGGCAGCCATATGAGGTGCATCATACATCCATTCAATCACATCACCAGCTCTCCATTGTGTGACCGGTGCTTGGGCACCTTCAAAATAGTGTCCACTTTTCCAATCATCCAAAAACACAATGGCTCTGCGTATGCGATGTTCTTGACCTGCCAAGTTGAATAACCGGATGTATTTCACGTACAAGTCTTGATGCATGGGCAACACTGTGCCAGTGTTCATTCTGTAGTAACTGGTGCCGATGTCTTTCCAGCCCATTTCAGTATAGATGTCTAGGAATGTTTTGTTCCACCTTGGTTGCTGACTGCGCATATCGCACATGTCACCAGTGAACTGATTGGTGTAGCCTTGGCTGGTCCATAGTTCCACGCTGGCTGGGTCGTTAAACGATTCGTTAACATAGTCCAGCCTGCAGTACTCATCATCCCAGAACACTGGGATGTGATACTTAATGAACTCGGGTGTTACCGTAGTGGACAACTTCGACCTCGGGAGTTGATGTTAGTTTGCGCCATGGATCAACAATGATACTGCCTGACATGATGTTGCAGTAGGGCAGTGTGTCCAATTGATCACCTGTGTATTCGTATGTGATTTTGCGGTTGTGTGCCCACAAAAAGATTGCCGGAGTGTCCACAGTGGCCACAACATTAGTGGGATCATCTGCCAAGGGATCAACGTATACAACTTGACGGCCTTCTTGTTCAATGTAGTGTCCCACAAGTGTTGAGTAAGATCCAATGCAATACTCAACATCAGGCTTGTATGCTTTGCCATGGATCACAATGGGCATATCGTTGTTCATCACACTCAGGTCCAACAAGTACATGGCCAAGTTCTTGGCCTGCACTTCACGTGCATGCATCACAGTGTCAAACAAGTCATATCCAATGTTGTATTCCTTGGCCAACCAACGCAGGGCAATGTTGTCTCTGGGATGACATGCACCTGCATCGCCCATGCCTGCTGTCATGTACTTGGGTCCCATGATACGCATGGTGCTACGTGCTAGAGCATCTGTAACTACATCAACATTGATGTTGCCAATGCGTAGTGCAAAGTCTTGAATCATGTTGACCAAGCCAACTTTGGCAGAGATGAATGTGTTGTAGAAGATCTTGATGGCTTCGCATTCGTCCCAGGTGCCAATTTCGTAACGTGGATCGTTCGCCATGATGGTCTTGTACAGGTCTATTAGTTCACCTGCCAAGGCATTGGGGTTGCCATCTTCTGTTCCAATCATGACCATTTCAGGATTAATCATATCCCACTTCACACTGCCCATGGCAATCAAGTAAGGGTTGTACAGGAACTGATGTTTTGAATCCAGTAATGGATAAAAGTGTTTGCGTGTGGTACCTGGTAATACAGTACTGATCAACACAACCTTTTTGGGTGTGGTTGCATACCGGTTCACATTCTTAATAGCATCAATCACAGCGTCATGCCCAAAGTCTCGAGGCTCCATGTGGCTGCTGGGCACTGATCCATCGTAGCCTGGTGCATGTGGTGTGGGCACAGCAATAAAGATCCATTCGCTTTCGTTCACTAGCTCGTCAATGCCACAGACTTTTACTGAGTCGCTAGAGCGTGGGTAAATATCGTAACCCCGTACTTCATGCTTCTCAGCCATGACTTCTGCACAATCGAGACCCAACTTGCCAATCCCAATAAAACCAATTTTTTTCATATGAGTGTTCCTTTAGACAGATTATATCACTATTTGGCTGACTGTGTCAACCATGATTTACTAATTTATCGCTGGGCACCACATGGCTCAAGAAAACTTGAAGATCTGGACCAACTGATGAATTACCCAGAAGTCAAATGGTATCACAGTCCAATTGCTGTATTTCATGATCAAGAACCATTGAATCATGCTTTTTACTCCGCAGAACAAATAAAGAATTGTGCAGAGATGTTGTTCTTGCGTGATAATCGGCCAGCAATGTTGGCCAATTCAGTGCTGGACTACTTGTCCCGGCAACATTTTAGAGGAATAACATGTTGTGTGAATCAGTACGATCTTACAATTTTGGTGCATTCTGAATGGCACAGTGCAGAAGTTGATGTTTTTGCACAGTGTGGATTTGTTCCTGTTTACTACTGGAGCCATGCTGTGATTGCACAAGATTGGTTTAGGTATGCTGAACATGATCCCATGCTGGAGTTTGACCTGTCAACGATCCAACAAGATTTTTTGATCTACAATCGGGCCTGGGCTGGCACTAGAGAATATCGACTGTGTTTTGCGGAACAACTATTGGCCAACAGACTAGAACAATATTGCAACATCAGCTTTGATCCCGAAGACGGCGAGCATTACAGCACCCATCAATTTGCAAATGATCAGTTTAAAATTGTCAACTACAATCTGCACGATGAGCTGAGACTCAATACACATGACTCTGCGGCCAGCGCAGACTATTGCAGTGAAGATTATGCTACCACTGGCATTGAAGTTGTGCTGGAGACGGTGTTTGATGATCATCGCTGGCACTTGACTGAAAAAACTTTGCGACCCATTGCCTGTGGCAAACCTTTTATATTGATGGCCACTCCAGGAAGTTTACAATATTTAAAACAATACGGATTTGAAACTTTTGGTGAATTGATTGACGAGAGTTATGATCAAATTGTCAATCACCGACAGAGATTGCAGGCTGTGATTGCAGAAATGACCAGGATTTCTTCAATGAGTCTTGAATCAAAAAATCAACTTTACATCAAGTTGAATGCCATTGCCAAGCGTAACAAACAGCGATTTTTCAATGGGTTGCATGATCAAGTCATAAATGAATACAAAGCAAACATGGATCATGCCATGCGCACAATGCAACAACACTGTACAGGGCAACATCTTGCTCAAATTGAAGAACTTATAAACCAGCAATAACTGGGAGTTTATATCTCAAACACATGTAATAAGTATTTTAACCTGCAAAGGAAACGCCTATGAGTTGGTTTAAGCGAGCCCCAAGACGGCACGAACCCCCGAAACCCCACGTATATCATCCTCCCCAAAACACTCCCGCCACAGAGCGCATGCTGGAAGAAGCCAAATCAACTGGTCCTGTCAAAAAGAACAAATCAGTCAAGAAACTGTAACACTACTGTAACATCTTTGTGTTTAAATAATTTGTGCATTGCACATTCACAAAGGAACAAACACATGAAAAAAATCTTAGCAGTAATTGCGGCGTCATTGTATTTGATGAGCCCGCAGGCAAATTCAGAAACAATCACAGGGGCAGGCGCAACCTTCCCCTTTCCCATTTATAGCAAGTGGTCAGAAGCATACAAGGAAAAAGCTGGCATTGAACTTAACTATCAAAGCATTGGCAGTTCAGGTGGTATCAAGCAAATCAAAGCAGCCACAGTGGACTTTGGCGCAACAGATGCACCCCTTAAAGGTGATGATTTAACAGCCGCAGGACTTGTACAATTCCCCACAGTGCTGGGCGGTGTTGTTCCTGTGATCAATGTAGAAGGCGTTAAACCTGGCGAGTTACAGTTAACTGGTGAAGTCTTGGCCAAGATATTTGTTGGTCACATTGTTATGTGGAATGACCGACGTATTCAAGAGTTAAATCCCAAAGTAAAATTGCCCGATGCCAACATCACAGTGGTGCATCGTGCAGATGGGTCAGGAACAACATTTATTTTCACAGACTACTTGACTGAAGTCAGCGCCGTTTGGAAAGAAGAAGTTGGCCGGGGTGCCGCTGTCAAATGGCCTGCTACCAGTAGTGTGGGTGGCAAGGGCAACGAGGGTGTTGCAGCCAATGTGAGTCGTGTGAAGAATTCAATTGGATACGTGGAATATGCTTATGCTAAAAAGAACAAAATGACCCATGTTAAATTGCAAAATCGCGATGGCAAGTGGGTGGAACCTGATGATGAAACGTTTGCGTCAGCTGCCAAGGGTGCAGACTGGTTCTCAGTTCCAGGCATGGGTATCAGTTTGGTAAATCAAAAGGGCGCACAATCATGGCCCATCACAGGCGCAACATTTGTGTTGATGTACCGTGAACCAAAAAATGCAAAGAACAGCCAAGAAACCATCAAGTTCTTTGACTGGGCATTTGTGAATGGTGGTAAAATGGCTGCTGATCTTGATTACGTGCCATTGCCAAAATCACTAACGGATCGCATCCGCAGTGACGTTTGGACACAGATCAAGAAATAAATTATGCAGGCTTGACAAAGCTACATAATATGTTATACTATTAAGAGTAAATTAAAAAGGAGAAACTATGAAATTTACAAAAATTGTTCTAGCCGCATTGTTGACCGTTGGTATCGCTACCAGCGCAGCACAGGCACAGGACGCAGCTCGCAATACAGAATTGTATGGTGTTATTGGTGTTGGCGCAGTCAGTGGAAGTGGTTTTGGTTCTAGCAATCAAGACTTTTCAGGTGTAGGTGAACAACTACACAACAGCAATCGCTTTGGCTTCAAAGGTTCACAGGACCTGGGTGACGGCTTCAAGGCCAGCTTCCAAATGGAAGGTAACTTCAGCGCACGTACTGGTGCAGCCGGTAAAGACTCTGGCGCAACAGGTTCAGCAGGCACAACATTGTTTGACCGTGAAGCCAACGTGGCACTAAGCAACAAAGAATACGGCCAATTACAATTGGGTCGTGGCAAGAACTTCTTGTACAACGTACTTGATGAGTTTGACTCACGTGGTAACTGGAACTTTGGTGGTGCTAAATCAGTAGCTCGTTATGCTGGTTTCTACTCAGGTTCAGGTGTTAGCAGATTTGACAACATGATTCGTTACACATCACCCAGTTTTGGTGGTTTGAAGTTTGATTATGCATACGCAGCCGGCAACCAATTGGGTGACACCAGCTACAAGTCCAGCTACAACGCAGGTGTTCGTTACACTGATGGTCCATTGGATCTAGCATACACACACGAAGAAGCACGTTTGAGCAATACAGTAGTCAGCGAAAACATTGACTTGGTTGCTGCCAAATATGCTGTTACTCCTGCATTGACACTAAACGCAGGCTATGCAGAAACACGTAACCCAACGTCACAGACCACATACTACTCTAGCTCAAGCTATGCAAATGGTAAGACAGACGCAGACACATGGTTTGTTGGTGCCAAGTACAAAGTTTCGGACCGTGTGAGCCTGAACGGTGGTTACTACAGTGTGACAGATAAAATCACTGCCGGTATTGACAATGTGAAAATGGCTGCTGTTGGTGCTACCTACGCATTTGATAAGCGTACAGAAATCTTTATTGATTATGTAAGAGCTGATCGTGCTAGTGGTGCAGTTTCACCATTCACAATCTATGATCGTTGGATTCCCAATGCAGACGGATCAACATACTCAGACAGCAAGTATGCCCAACACGCTGTGGCGATTGGCATGCAGTTCCGCTTCTGATCAGCATTAGATAAACCGACCGCAACGATAGAGCGGCGCTGGAACTCGTAACCAGCTTGGATAGCACCCCCTGGGGTGCTATTTTTTTGGCCGCATAAATACAAAGAGCAGGAAAAAGCATGGATATAGAAATCGGACCCGGAATCTTTATAGGCCCTGGAATCTTTATAGGTTCAGAGCCTATTCCCATCCTGCTGATCATCACAGAAGACGGATTTGATTTACAAACCGAATCTGGTGATGATTTAACAACGGAATAACAAAAACAACATGGCAAACGTAAAAATCTCCCAACTACCAAGTCTGACAACAATGACAGACGCCGCTGAAATCCCTGTTGTGGCAGGTGGCGTCACATATCAGATCACCGGGGCAAATTTAACCAACTATTTTGGTGGCGGATTGCCCATTGCCAATGGCAACAGCATTATCAACATAGCCACCAGTGACGGTAATGTCACAATACAATCAGCCAGTGCCAACAGTGTATGGACCTTTGGCACAACTGGTAATTTAACATTACCCGGTAATAGTAAAATTGGTTCTTATGCTGGTGGCGGTGTTGATTTAATAGCAGGGCCAGGCGGTTATGCAGAATTGGGCAGTAATGATGAACTCAATTGGATGTGGGTCGATAACACAGGTGCTTATGTCTCTACCAACGGCTCAGAACAATGGTCTTTTGGATTAAATCATAAAATAACATTGCCCAATGGTGCTTTACTCAACGACACGTCAGGTGACAGTGTGGCGTTTGGGCAAAATGCCGGTAATACCAGTCAAGCCCAACACGCTGTGGCCATTGGTTCTAGTGCTGGCAGTCTGTATCAAGGTGAAGATTCCATTGCCATTGGTTACCAAGCTGGATACCAAAATCAAAGCCGCGGTGTGGCCATTGGATATCAAGCTGGTGTTGGTGGAACCTTGTACCGAAGTGTGAGCGATGCCCAAGGCGGATCAGGACCGGTCACAACTTATACCCCTGGGGTATTAGCACCTCAGCCCAGCAGATTGTATGTGGCCAGCACTGCCAATATTGCGGTCAGCCAACTAGTATTTGGCAACAACATTCAGGCCAACACAGTGGTCACAGGCATATTCCCTGGCGAAGACCGAGTTGATATCACTCCAAACTACACAGCAGCCATGTCATCTGGTGACTCTTTGACATTTGTGGGCCTTGTGATCGGCGTCAACGACGCCAGCAACTTGGTATACCCAATGCGAGTCACTGGAACCGACATTCCTGCCAACACATTTGTGCAGAGCGCAGGATGCAGTGTTGTGACATTGAATCAGTATCCCACAGCGCCGCTGACAGATGGTGCAAGTCTTGTATTCACCATAGGACAAGGTCCATACTCCACAGCCGTTGGTTATCAAGCAGGATATTCTTTCCAGGCTGATGGTGCAGTGGCCATTGGTTATTCAGCTGGTCGGCAGAATCAAAGCATAAGAACAGTGGCTGTTGGTGAGTTTGCTGGTTATAGCAATCAAAGTGCCAATGCAGTGGCTGTGGGCGCCAATGCTGGTGAGTTTACTCAAGCTGTCAATGCTGTGGCCGTGGGCTACAAGGCGGGTTACTACCAACAAGGTACCCGTGCAGTGGCCATTGGCGAAGACGCCGGATACAATGTTCAAGGTGAAGACGCTGTGGCCATTGGGCAAAAGGCCGGACAATTCAGTCAAGGACGCTTCTCTGTGGCCATTGGTAACACAGCCGGGACCAGTGGTCAAGGTGAACAGGCCGTGGCCATTGGTTATGGTGCTGGTCTAGTCAGTCAACAATTATCAGCAGTGGCAATTGGTGCCAATGCAGCTTCGTATGCACAAGGTTCGTCGGCTGTGGCCATTGGTGAACTGTCCGGCAATACCTCACAAGGTGCCAATTCTGTGGCTGTTGGTTATTGGGCTGGGCTCTACAATCAACTACCTGCCGCTGTGGCCATTGGTTATGCTGCTGGTCAAAATTTCCAGGGCATCACGGCAGTGGCTATTGGTGATAGTGCTGGTGCTGCAGGCACCACATTTGGTATACTATACCAGAGCGGCAGTGGCACTGCGATAACAATCTCTCCAAACGCAGACATCAGAATTGGACAGCGCATAACTGGCGAATTTGTGCCGGATGACACTTTTGTTGTGAACATTGACCCGACTGGTGAATTTTTAGACCTCAGTCAGGCCATTACCGGAACTCCTGACCCAGGCACTGAATGGACTGCCTGGCAGCCACAAGGCACTGCCGCTGTGGCCATTGGTTATGCTGCAGGTCAAAATTTACAAGGCAACTCAGCAGTGGCCGTGGGCGATCATTCTGGTTATCAAGATCAGGGTATCAATGCCGTGGCAATTGGCACTGATTCTGGGTCGTCCAATCAAAGTGCCAATGCAATAGCAATTGGTACCCAGGCTGGATTTTCCAATCAAGGTTCTATAGCAGTGGCCATAGGATCTTATGCTGGCAATACTGCACAAGGCAATGCAGCAGTGGCAGTTGGAGCCAGTGCTGGTTATGTCTCACAAGGCAATAGTGCAGTAGCAGTTGGTGAGTCAGCTGGCGAATCCTCACAAGGCAATGCAGCAGTGGCTATTGGTGCATACGCTGGTGCAACCTCACAAGGCAATAACTCAATCATTCTGAACGCCACAGGTGTGGCCTTAAATCAAACCACAGCCAACACATTCACTGTGGCACCAGTGCGCAATGATGTGGCCAATATTGCCAATGTGATGTTTTACAATGCCACCACAAAAGAAGTCACTTATGGTAATGCTATAAGTGTGGCTGGCAACATCACCGGCGGCAACATCAGCACTGGCATGATCACACTCACAAACGGTGCAACAATTACAAACACCGTTGCCAATGCAGTAGCATTTGGACGAGAAGCTGGTGCAACTACACAAAAGAATTTTGCAGTAGCAGTTGGTTGGTGGGCTGGCAAGACCACACAAGGCAATAACTCTGTGGCAGTTGGTGCAGCCGCTGGTTATGATACACAAGGTCGATACTCGATAGGAATTGGCGACACAGCTGGTGGAGTTACACAATCTGATCAAGCTATAGCTATTGGTGCCAGTGCTGGTCAATTCACACAAGGTTTTTCAGCAATAGCCATTGGCAGCCAGGCTGGCTTTAACTTGCAAAGCGCAAATGCAGTGGCCATTGGTGTGTATGCCGGCAATACCAATCAAGGCAATGCAGCAGTGGCTATTGGTGCATACGCTGGTGCAACCTCACAAGGCAATAACTCAATCATTCTGAACGCCACTGGCGCTAACCTGAATCAGACCACTGCCAACACATTCACTGTGGCACCGGTGCGCAATGATGTGGCCAACATTGGCAATGTGATGTTCTACAATGCCACTTCAAAAGAAATCACTTACGGCAATGCTATAAGTGTGGCTGGCAACATCACAGGCAGTTACATACTGGGTAATGGTAGTCAATTGACAGGAATCACAGGTTCTTATGGCAATGCCAACGTAGTGGCCAACTTGGCTGCGCTGGGCACAAATCCCATAAGCACTACCGGCAACATCACAGGTGGCAACATATTGGCAGGATCGGGTGTGATCAGCACCGGCGGCAATGTGAATGGTGCAACATTCAATGGTAATGTGGCATTTGCTACTGGCACAGTGTCAGGCACCGGCAATATCACTGGTGGTAACATTGCAGTGTCAGGTGTGCTGTTGTCCACCAACACAGTTTCGGCCACAGGCAATGTCACAGGTGGTAATATCAACACAGGTGGTAATATTTCTACCACAGGCAATGTCATAGCCCTGGACATCAGAGTTGGTCCAGGCATCACTGGCGGCACCATAAGTGCCTTAGGTAACATCACCAGTGCCAATACACTGAACGGTGCAGGATTGAGCCTCAGTGGTAATGTTGTAAGTGCTCTGGTCAGTGCTGCCAACATCACCACCACTGCCAATATTTCAGGTGGCAATATACTTGGAACGCATGTGGGCAATGTAACTGGCACAACAGTGTCAACTACAGGCAATATCACTGGTGGCAACTTGAATGCAGCTGGATTGAGTTTATCTAGTAATGTTGTTAGTGCTCTGGTCAGTGCTGCCAACATCACCACCACTGCCAATATTTCAGGTGGCAATATACTTGGCACACACGTTGGCAATGTAACTGGAACTACTGTGTCAACTACAGGCAATATCACTGGTGGCAACATACTGTTTGGCACAGGCATCGTGAGTGGCACAGGCAACATCACTGGTGGCAACGTGTTATTTGGCACAGGCATTGTGAGTGGCACTGGCAATATAACAGGTGGCAACATACTGTTTGGCACAGGCATTATATCTGGTACAGGTAACATTTCAGGCAACACAGCTGGATTTGCCATTGGTTACAGAGATATTCCACAGGTGAGTTTTTCTGCCAATGCCACAGCAGCACTAACCGATGCTGGCAAACACTACTATTCAACCACAGCTGGCAACTTAGCACTGACCTTACCAGACAATGCCAACGTGGCATTCCCTGTGGGCACAGCACTCAGCCTAGTAGTGCAGGCAGCAGGCAATGTGCTGGTGGTCACACAAGCAGGCACAACACTTTACTTTGCTGGTAACTCAACCGCAGGCAACAGAGTTGTCAGCACATACGGAATGGCCACCATTATGAAAGTGGCTACCAACACTTGGTTTATCAACGGCACAGGAGTCACTTGATGAGTGGTATCATGCAGTCTGCTATCAGCAACTGGAGGCCAGCAGTGTCATCTGCCCCCACATTGGTGTATGACCTAGATGCTGCCAACTATGCGGCTGTGCCTACTACAGGAAGCACAGTGGCTGGCACAGGTGCTTATACCATCACAGTGGCCAATGCTGGCAGTAGACTGGGTTGGAGCGCCACCAATGGTGGAATTTTTACTTTCACTGGATCCGGCACCTCAACCACAGACACCATGTATGGAGGTCCTAATTACGTTACCAGCCAGAGTTACAGTGTGTTCATGGCCTATCAAAGAACCAACGTGGCCAATGGTAGATTGTTGAACACTCAAAGTGAAGCATCAAAAGATTGGCTCATGGGCTTGTACAACGGCAACCCTGACACATTCTATCCCAACGTGTCAGTGAACTTGCCCGGGTCTGGCGCTGACCTGATATGGCACTTTGGTTGGGCCACCTGGAACACCACAACCAGTTTGGGACAACTGTACACTGCAACAAACACTCAGCCATCCGCTGTGGCATTTTCTACAACCAATGCGGGCGGCGGTGGTTTCAATCAGTTGCGAATGTTCAGTAGATCAGCCGGCAGTGAAGTGCAAACTGGCAACATAGGTTTCATCAAAGTTTACAACGGTGTGTTGGACTTGACCACTGTACAATCCCTATACGCCACATACAAAACAAGATTTGGCTATTAATTTGACACTACTGGGCCGACATGTTATAATTACAACATGTACTTGTATGCAATCACCACCTATTTCAATTCAGCCCGGTATCAAACCAAATTAAACAATTACCGACGGTTCCGTAAACAACTGGCTGTGCCACTGATCACTGTGGAACTCAGCTTTGACGGAGAATTTGAACTTGCGCCCACCGACGCCGATGTCATGGTACAACTGCATGGTGGCGCTGTGCTGTGGCAAAAAGAACGGCTGCTGAACGTTGCACTGCAACACCTGCCGCCAGACTGTGACGCCGTGGCCTGGATTGATTGTGATGTGTTGTTTGACAGTGATTCCTGGGTAGAAAAAGCGCAACAACAACTTCAACAATACCAAGCGGTGCAGTTGTTTTCTCGCAGTGTGGATCTTGAACGTGGCAACACCGACATCTCAATCAGTCACGAGCATTACGCACAAAGCATTGTTGCCAAGATTGAATCTGATGGCATCGGTGCCATAGAACGACGCAGTCAGTACACCTGGGGACATCCTCGACGCACAGTGATGCCGGGCTTGGCCTGGTGCATACGCAGAGATGTGATAGATCAACACGGGTGGTATGACGCCATGATTGTGGGTGCAGGAGATCGAATGTTCTTGCATGCGGCGTATGGTGAGTTAGCAAGACAACCCACCACAGTGCCCATGACTGATGCACATTTTGCACACTATTTGAAGTGGGCCCACTCTTTTTACGCCACTGTGCAAGGCAGTGTGGGTTACATTGATCATACCATATATCATTTGTGGCACGGAGAAATACCCAATCGCGGATACTGGAATCGATTTGATCCTGTACAACAACTGGGATTTGATCCTGCCACAGATATTGTGGTTGGCAACAACGGTGCTTGGCACTGGGCAAGGCCACAACCCGAATTACAACGCTATCTTGTTGATTACTTTGAACAACGTCTGGAGGATGGTGATGCTTGAACTTGGCACAGTGTATTCGGCCTGTGAAGGCAGTGCCCTGGGCATACTTGGGCCTATGGCTGTGTTGGATATCATTGTACAACGACCCGATCAATTTGATCAAGACACAATGGATGCGGACCTGGATCGTGTGTTGGGATTTGTCAGTCACATTGACACTGATGACGTTGAATTGCAACTGCTGCATCGCGGCATTGGTCTGGCTTGTTTTGTGCAAGGCATGAATCGTGTGGTTGTGTCCAATCGTTATCAAGTGTTGACCCGTGAAAAGTCTGCTGCAGGTGCAGTGTGTTTTCGTGTGGCAGTGAGTGTGACCAATCCGGATGCCACTGCCACAGCATTTAAATTTGCCAATGACATTGTTGACTTGTACTCACAACCGGCACCGCATGACATTGAACCCTTGGTGGCCTGGGCTTCCAGCAATCTTGACCGTTATGGATTACCAGGACAGAATCAAGGCTTCTTGTTGACCCTGTGCATGAAACGTGCCATGCCCGTGAATCAAATATGGCCGGGCACACACATGGTGGGTACTGGAAAATACTCACAGCGCATCAGCAGCACCATGACTGGCCGCACATCAGCACAGGCTGTGTTGTATGCCAAGAACAAAATTTCCACTGCTGAATTGTTGAACCTAGCAGGGTTACCGGGCAGTGAACATCAAGTGGTGTCAACCTGGGAACAAACTGTCAAAGCAGCCCAGCACTATGGTTATCCTGTAGTGATCAAACCTTATGACCGTGACAATGGTCAGGGCGTGTATGCTGGTATCACCACAGAGGCAGACTTGCAACATGCCTACACAGAAGTCACAAAGATTGTGCCACAGTTCCTGGTAGAGCGACACTTTGAAGGTGTGGGACACAGAATCACCATTGTGGATCAAAACATCATCACAGTGACCAAGAAACTGTCGGCCACTGTCACAGGAGATGGTGTCAGCACAGTGCAACAACTGATTGACGCACAACAAGGACCATCACGATACATCAAACGTCCCGAAGGTGGAGAACCATTTATCTTGATAGGATCCGCTGTGCCACCCTTGACTGTGGACGATGAAGTTGTGGGCATGCTCACACAACAGTCACACACGTTGAACACTGTGCCGTCAGCAGGTGAACAACTGCAACTGCGCCGACGCAACAATGCCAGTGCAGGTGGTGTCACACAGGCCATTGACAAAAGCACAGTACATCCCGACAATCAACAACTGTGTTTACGTGCTGCCCGTGTCATGGACTTGGACATTGCCGGCATTGACCTGTTGATTCCAGACATCACACAAAGCTGGCTGGAAACTGGCGCACTGATCTGCGAAGTAAATGCTGTGCCACAAGTGGGTTACAATCATGGCATCACACAGATAGTGGATCACATTTTTCAAACTGGTGTGCGTGTGCCCATGCACATGGTCATAGTTGAATCATGGGGCCAAGATGACTTGCATTTGGCACATGAACTGGCTGCGATCACTGGCAGCAATGCATTCAGTGCCAGCACAGGCATTTGGATCAACAGCAAGTGCATGAGCAGACCTTTTGCCAATGGCTTTACCGCAGCCAGAGCAGTGATATTTGACCAACAAGTCGAGTCTGCTGTGTGCATTATGACCAAGGCCGAAGTTGCAGAACTGGGCTTGCCCTTGGATCAGTTTGATCAAATCCTAATAGAAAACCCCGATGATGTTGTGAACTGGGTTGCACCACACAGTGCCAATATCAAACCTTTGAAAGTGTACAGAAATGAATAACGCCTGGCTGGAACAAATTGTTGCCAATCCTGAACTTATGAGCATGGGGCATGGCCAACGTGCTGAGGACAAGAACTTGGGTATGGGCTGGATGTATTATGCACTGGCACGTATGTACCGCCCGGTCACAGTGGTGTGCATTGGCTCATGGCGTGGGTTTGTGCCCATGATGTTTGCCCGTGGCATTCAGGACAATGGCCAAGCCGGCACAGTACACTTTGTGGATCCGGGCATGGTGGATGATCACTGGCAGTCGCCCGAACGTGTGAGTGAATGGTTTGATCATTACGATGCCAACAACATCACACACCACAAGAAAACCACTCAAGAGTTTGTGCAAAGCAATGTGTATCGCAATTTGCACAACATTGACATACTGTTTGTGGACGGATATCACAGTGCTGAACAAGCACAGTACGATCATGAAGCCTTTGTTGATCAACTCAGTACCAACAGCATTGTGGTGTTCCATGACAGCATGACTAGAAATCCTTCCCGAATTTACGGTGCAGATCAAGTGTACCATTATTCAGTATGCGATTACATTGATCAGCTAAAGACACAGCCCAACATACAAGTCATGGACTTTCCGTTTGAAAACGGTGTTACATTACTTCGTCATCAACTCATCAGCAAACTGTAACAGCACGTTGTGATGTCCGCCACGCCAGTGTCGGCGCATCCATGAGTAACTGTCGTACCAGAATCGGTCTGCTTCGGGATGGCAGCCAATTAGGCCAATTCTGTTCTGTATGATGGCCATAGCATCACCATTGGCGTATGTGCTCACAGTTTCAAACTTTGTTGAATCCCCAACTAACGCACACCCATCATACCAAAACATCTGATCTGCCTGACCCCGCCACATCACATTAATGGACTTGGCATGTGGTCTGCGTGTGTCTGTGCCCGGGCGTGTCAAATACTGTACTGCATCCACACTATCCAACACATCAAGATAGTGACTGCCTGCCCAGTATGCACCCATGCAAATGCCCAGATATCTGCCCCCATCAGCAACAAAATCTTTGACTTTTTTTTCGTTGTTTTTGAACAGGCTGGCATAACTATCTGCATCACCAAACCCGCCGGGCACAACAATCATGTCTACATCATTGAAGAACACATCTTCCACACGATTTTTTGAAAATAGCTTGATGTTGTAATGTGGGCTCAAGGCCCGAATAACCCCATTCCCGCTCTGCACCGAGCATTTGGGATCGTATATGAAAAGGGCTATGGTGGGTTTCACGGGGTATTTATGTGCCAATATATTACACATTTGTGTGATACCAGTTTGTAATGCTATTGTAACACATCTAGATTTAAATAATATATGCAAAAAACTTATCGCAGCATTTTCATCAGCGACGTACATCTTGGCACTAAAGACAGCCAGGCTGACAAACTCAACAACTTCCTCAAACACAACACTTGCGAAACACTATATCTTGTGGGAGATATTATTGATGCTTGGAAAATCAAACAAAACAAATGGCGCTGGAAACAAAGTCACACCAACGTCATTCGCCGTGTGCTGGGTCATAGCAAACGTGGTACTCGTGTGGTATATGTGGCTGGTAATCATGACGAGTTTCTAAGGCCCTTCATGCAATATGGCATTGGGTTTGGCATAATTGAATTGGTAAATCAAACTGAACACATAGGTGCCGACGGCAAGCACTATCTTGTGGTACACGGTGATCTGTTTGACGGCATCACTAGACTGGCGCCGTGGTTGGCAATGTTGGGAGACAAAGCATATGATTTCATTCTTGGACTCAATACTCGGATTAATTGGATTCGTCATCATTTTGGTTTTGGGTACTTTAGCCTTAGCCTGTTCCTTAAACATCGGGTCAAAAAAGCAGTAGACTTTATATTTCATTTTGAACACAATCTTGCACAGTACTGCAAGAAGCGTGGGTTTGATGGTGTGATCTGCGGACACATACATCACGCAGAGATCAAAGATATAGATGGCGTTGTATACATGAACGACGGCGACTGGGTAGAATCATGCACTGCCTTGGTAGAACGGCATGATGGCACATGGGAAATTGTAACGTGGACACAGGAGACTGACAATGTGGTTGATGATATTGATAGCAGTACACACAACGAATCCGCAAGATCAACCCGGAAGAATAGAATTAGTTTTCCCAAATCAACTCAGTTGCGAACAGGTGCTGGCGACCATGCGATATGAGTTAAAGTTTAAAACATTCAAGGTAACGGGCGAATGCAAAAAACAATCTTAATAGTCACAGATAACTTACCGGATCAGATCAATGGCGTGGTTACCACTTACAAAAATATTGAGGCGTGTGCGATTCGGGATCACTATCGTGTTGTATACCTTGATCCCCGGAGGTTCCGCTATGTTGATTGCCCTGGCTACAACGAAGTCAAGATTGCCTTTCCGCGGAACCTGGGCCCGATACTTGAGGAGATCCGTCCGGATCATATCCACATCGCCACCGAGGGTCCTATTGGTCTGCGTGTTAGACAATATCTTGACAAACGTCATTATAGGTACAATACTGCTTATCATACTAAGTTTCCAGAAGGACTTAGAAAACTGTTTGGCATCCCTGAAGCAGTTACTTGGCCTCTAGTGCGTTGGTTCCACAAACACTCAGGCAAGGTGCTGACCACGACTGACACCATGGTTCGAGAATTAAAAGCACATGGATTTGATGGAGAAATTATTTCCTGGACACGCGGTGTTGATCGCACTGTGTTCTATCCCAGAGAACGCTTGCCCAATGCCAAGACCACGCTGGTGTGTGTCAGCAGAGTCAGCAAAGAAAAAAACCTGGATGATTTCTGCGGCATGAGTTACCCCAACTCACGCAAGATCATGGTAGGGGATGGACCATATCGTGCAGAGTTAGAGTCTCGATATCCTGACGTGGAGTTTGTGGGATTCAAAACTGGCGCTGATCTAGCATATTATTACAATTTGGCAGATGTGTTTGTGTTTCCCAGCCAGTGGGAGACATTTGGCATTGTGATGATCGAAGCCATGGCCTGTGGCACACCGGTAGCTGCGTATCCTGCTACAGGTCCATTAGATGTAATAGATGAAGGTATAACAGGCTGTATCAATGCTCAGTTAAAACAAGCAGTTACTGACTGTTTGTTCCTGCCCAGACATCGGGTATTTGATGGCAGTCAGCGGTGGAACTGGGACAGGGCTTGGGAAATTTTTAGGGATAATTTAGTGCCTGTTGTGTAATAAATATGCAACAGGAGAAGCCACTATGAAATACATAGCAATGGCGTTCCTATTCTGCCTAACTAGCTCTATAGCCAACGTCCAACCGGGAATATCGGATTTAGATTGGCCAGTGATTGAACTAGAGTGGAAATTTATCAAACAGCGTGTGGGCGCCCCTGTAGATTTACCCATGCCTCCGATTACTGTTGAAACGCTGCCAGCCGGAGCAAGAATGATGTTTCAATTTCCCATACCAGATGATTCTGACTATGATATGCAAATCATCATCTCTCCCGAAACACTGAAACATTATGGTTATGAGATGATAGATTGGGGCCTGGGTCACGAACTCACACATTACGCATTCATCATGCGAGATAATAACTGGGACCACACAAAGAAAACATTCGTACAAACATTCCCGCATCATTGTAATCCAGAATTCATGCAGATCACTCGGGACATTGCCGAGGTAATTTATAACGTTTATCACGGACAGCGTGAACGTTATATGATGTTAAATGAAGTACAAAGAAGCTGTCTCTCTAACCCAACGCAATAAATAATATTTTAAGGATCCATTATGCAAAAATTAATAATGGCGTTCCTATTCTGCCTAATTAGCTCTATAGCCGGCGCCCAAGTACCAGATCGCATGTTCCAAGCAGAAGTGCAATTGAATTGTGCTCCGGCACAAACTATGTTAGAGTTCTTGGCTAGAGAATTTGGTCAGGAACAAATATGGGTAGGACAAGACAAACTAACTAAATCGCCCACAACTATTGCAGTCATGCGTAATAGTGTTACAGGATCATTTACAGTGGTACAATACAGTGCTCATGTTGCATGTATACATTCATCAGGACCCTCAAGTAGTCCCGAGCCAGGAAGTATACAATGAAAAAATTATTAGCACTGTCATTATTGGTTTGTTTAACTGGCCAAGCACAAGAGCTTGTTCAATTACAAAAGCCATTAAAATGTAGCAATGCAGACTTTGTGATACCACATTTTGCCAAAGAATTTGGAGAAACACCAGTATGGGTGGGCAAATCAGATACCAACAGTCATATCACATTGCTGGCAAATAAACAAAAGAAAACCTGGACCGTGGTAGAATACACAGACACCACTGCATGTGTGCTGGGATCAGGTACAGTTGGCAGCAACCCTGACAATATTTAAGCCACAGTCTTGTCGATATAGCCAGTCCAGTAGTCACCAGGTGGCGTGGCCTGGAATTCCTGCACTCGTGTCAACAAGTTTTCATAAAAAGTGTCCGCTTCGCCATTCCAACGGCCCAGTAACCCTTTGATGGCATGCTCGCAGTACTCCCAGTTTTGATCACGATATGCCTGTATCAAGTCTGCGTGTACTTTTTTGTATGACTCCAACACAGGGAAATCATGCAGGGCGATCTTTTCAACCACACAATACGATGTGACTTTTCTACTGTCCGGGGGCAATACAAATGTATCCAATTCCAATACCACATAGTTGTCAGGGATGGTGTCAAGGGCTTCGCCAAATATAATGTTCATACAGTTTCCTTTTAAATATGTATCATGAGTTTTGCATTTGATTTAATTTCTGATATTCACTCAGAAACTTGGCCTGATTTTGATTGGTCTGGCCGTGCCACCAGTCCATATTGTGTTGTAGCAGGAGATCTTGCACGAGATCGCGACACTGTGATTGACATGTTGCGGCATCTTGGCAGTTGTTATCAAGCAGTGTTTTACGTAGATGGCAATGATGAGCACCGGTACTTCTATGATGACTTGAATGCCAGTTATGCTGATCTTGCACATCGAATAAAGCGCATACCCAACGTTGTGTTTTTGCAAGATAATGTTGTGGTAGTAGATGGGGTTGCAATAGTAGGCACCAATGGTTGGTGGACTTACAACCTTGACCCGTCAATAGATGCAGAGCAAACATCACTGTGGTTCCAGAATCAATGCCAAGTCAGTGCGCAAGTGGCCAAGACCACTGGGCGCCTGGCCACAACAGATGCCACTTACATGGTCACAAGTATCAAACGATTGCAAACTCATAATGATGTTCGAAAGATTGTGTGTGTGACACATACAGTACCCAATTCAAGTTTGATTGCACACGACATTGGGCTTGCTGACACACTGCGATTCAACACCATGGGCAATGGATTCATGATGCGAGCATTGAGTGCAGACACACAAAAGAAAATACACACCTGGTGCTTTGGACATTATCACGGAAGTGTGGACCAAGCACGTCAAGGTGTGCGTTTTATCAACAACTGCAGGGGCCGGGGTGATACTGAGTGGCGTCAGTACGTGTACCATCCGCTACGCATTGTTGTAGACGATTAATTTACAGTTTCAGGTTCCAGTTTGATTTGCAGTGGATAGCTTTGTGATCTTGCACTCAGCGTGACTTCAATGCCTTTTTGTTCGGCGATTTCATAAGGTAACACCGCCACAGTGGCCTGTCCTGCTTGATGAATATCTACAGTGATTTGTTCAGCAGTTTCAGCAGTGTAATCAAAGTACTCAATCAGGCTGTCTACAACAAAATCCATTGTGGTTTGATTATCATTCAAGTAGATAACTTTAAACATAGGCGGCTCTTTCACAGCTTCTGATGGTTTGATTCTTGTGCGGGTATCGCTCTGTGACATTTGTATTCCTTGCATTGTTACACAATCAGTGACAGCAGGATTGCTGTCACTGTATTTACATTATATTACTCTTTGTAAGAGATCGCAATGGTCTTTGGTTTGACTTCTTCAGGAACTTCACGTTTTAGATGAACACTGAGGATACCAAGTTCAAGATGTGCATTGCTGATTTCCACGTGATCGGCCAGTTGAAATTCCCTGCGGAAACTTCGTTCGCTGATGCCTTTGTGCAAGTACTTTGCAGTTGAATCTTCGTTGTCCACGGTCTCACGACTGTGCTGGCCTTCAATTATCAAGAATTTTTTGTCCTTGGTAATACTTAGGTTGTCCGGTCCAAAACCAGCCACAGCCAAACTGATCATGTACTCATCATCATTGATTTGCACAATGTCATAAGGTGGATAGTTGTTGCTGCTTTGTTGGGCATTCACACGCATGAGATCATCAAACAGGTTGTCGAAACCAATACCAAATTTGTGAATTGAGGGAATATCGAATGTGCGAAGGGTTAGAGTTTTTGTCATTTGTTTTCTCCTTTATTAAGCAAGATGACTTTTTGATTTGTAGCCCCACTATGGGCACTACATGTATATTTATAACACAAATTTCAACTGAAGTCAATTTTTTTGGCAGTACTGTGCCATTTTTTCAAACACCAATTGTTTTGAAAAACTGGGAGGCAGGTTGTAATTGGCTCTTGGTCCTGGTGCGGTGCCTACCTGACTGAGCTTTTCAGGGAAGAACTTTTGTACAATTTCCCGTACTTGAATGGGCTCTGACACCAAGGTGTGTTCGTAACTGTGGTGCGACAGTGCATGCTCAATATCTGATTGCAAACGATCCAAGGGATACCATTGTGTTACTGAATCCAAATTTATGCTGTCTAAAAATTGATCATGCTTGAGATCAAACAGCACATTCTTTTTTATGCCAGGCCCCACAATGTTGCCAAATCTCAGCACATAGTGGTGCTCAAATTCCTGCTTGACAAAGTTTTCCAGGCGCAGTCGATTTTGACCATATGCAGTATCAGGATTGACCACAGCATCAATTGTGCCAATCAGCACTACACGTTGTATGCGTTGGGCGCTCAGAGCTGCAATGATTCGATCCACACTGGCAGAATCTGCTTTGGGATCTGCTTGTGCTGTTCGGCGGTTGGCACCGGGTGCAGCGCAGATCACTGTGTCAAATTGTTCCTGTGCTAGATCACTAATGTTGTTGGAATTGTAAACCAGTGTGGGGGTGTAAAATTTACAAATTTCATTACCAAACAATCCACGACTGCCAATCAAGCCCAGTTTATGCATTTAAAAACTCTCCAATGGGATTGATAATTTCTGTGGTCCACAGCTGGTTTAGTTTGCCTGGATCATAAAAATTATAATAATTGTGCAGTGTTTTTTGCTGAGATATTGTATCAGCAAACAACTGCTGACCTTGTTGATATGGTTGATACAGTGCATCAAGTATTTTTTTAATTGCATCAAGCCGTGCTGCCGGATCAGTTACATGATCATAACTTTCATCAATCACATGATCAAATGTTTCAAATCCCAACTCATGCAAATACGCCAGTGTGCCCGGAGTTCCATACACCATAAAAGGATGTTGTGCTGCAATGGGTTTAAACGTTTTTTCAGTGACAAATCGTGCTGTGGCGGATCGTGACGGCCACTGCACTCTTGCTTCAGATACCATGCTGAAATTGGTTCTTGTATACCAAGCAGGGTTGTAAAAATGTTGATCGCTGGTGCCACGTTTTTGCGCGGACAGTGGAGCATCATCTGGCAAGTAATGCCCTTGCTCTATGTAACTGTACAATGACTCTGCGTGATAGGGCTGAGTAGCGTCAAACAATTGAGTTCGGTGTTCCCTTTGCAAATTCATCATTAGCAAAAAGAATTGGTCAGGCGTTGCAGCGGGTCTAATGTAATTGTATTGTGCCTTGGTCCATATTGTGGCACTGTGCATGCGGCACCAGTTTCTTGCGTACAAGTACAAGCAGTTGTCTTCTGTGTACGTACCACGAGCATCATCCAGTATCTCATCATAAAACTTGGATATGATCAGCCCAAATCCTTGATTGCGTAGTTGGCTAATTAACTCGGTGTCTGACACATCCACAAACACCACATGATTTCTAGCATCATACTCATGCACCTGTGCAAGATCAATTCTGACCACTTCAAAGTTTTGTTCAAGGCGATGAGTAATATACTGATCAGCTCTATGGCTTATCAAACATTTCATTATTCAATGTGTTCGTGGGGGCAGTTGCTGACCTTCAATGTACTTGCGCCAACGATTTCGGGCTGCACTGCGTTTGAGTTTGCGCTCTGTGGTGGGTTTGATGTAGAATTCACGTTCACGGAGATCATTCAGTATGCCTGAGTTCTGCACTTTTTTCTTGAACTTGCGCAGGGCTTTTTCAACATTGTTGTCTTGTACTATGACTGATCTAGCATGTGGTTTATTCATTTATTTCCCGAAGTGATTCAGGATTATTTACCAGGTCAGTATTGATATTCAAGGTCTGGATGCCGCCTTTGCGATAACGAGCCAAGTCGTACATGTGTGGCAACAGCACACGTTCTAGTTCGCTGTGTAACCCACGGGCACCAGTTTTGTTGGCAATAGTGCGTTCAGCAATGAGATCTAGGCTGTCTGGGCTAAAGTTTAGTTCAACTTGATCTCGCTTGAATATCCACTGATACTGGCTGACATAACTGTGTTTGACATCTTGAAGTATACGTATCAGGTCCGGTTTGGTAAGCTCATTCAAGGCCACCCAACTGGGGAAACGTCCCACAAACTCAGGTATCATGCCAAATTTGATTAGATCTTCAGGTGTGGTTTGATCCAGGTGTGCACCGGTGTCTACACTGACCTTGGCATTGAATCCTATGCTGGTGCCTTTAACACGACTCTTGACAATGCTGTCTAGTCCCACAAATGCGCCGCCAGCAATAAACAATATGTTGGCTGTGTCAATTTCCACAGTTTCACCTTGCGGGTGCTTGCGACCACCTTGTGGGGTAATTCTGCACCGGGTGCCCTCCACCAGTTTCAACAATGCTTGCTGTACACCTTCGCCTGACACATCTCTAGTGATACTGGCACTCTCGCTACGCCGACTGATCTTGTCAATTTCGTCCACAAACACAATACCGCGCTGAGTTTTTGCCACATCGCCGCCGGCTGCTGTGTACAGTCTTGTGATCAGGCTCTCTACATCGTCGCCCACGTAGCCGGCTTCGGTTAAACTTGTAGCATCTGCAATCACAAATGGCACATCCAAGTAACGTGCCACTGTACGTGCCAACAATGTTTTACCTGAGCCGGTTGGCCCCAACATAAGGATGTTGGCTTTTTCAATTTCCACATCTGGATCAGCATTGGCTATGCGTTTGTAGTGATTGGCAATGGCCACACTCAATACCATTTTGGCATGATCCTGCCCAATCACATAATTGTCCAAGTGATCTTTGATGGCTCTGGGATCCAAAGTGTCGTCTGTGATTTCTTTTGATTTCTCAGGCAGTTCTTCTACAAGTAAGGTCTGGCACAAGTCCACACACTCGTTGCAGATAGAGACTTCATTACCTACTATGAGTTTGGCCACACTGTCTTTGTGTTTGCCGCAGAAACTACAGTTGTCTAACGTGTCAGATGATTTCATATTTAAATTGGTTTTACACGACGAGCAATGGCATCAGCTTCTGCGTCACTCAGCATGTCTGGATCATATTCTCCACTTGTGAGCTTGGCGATCAAATGCTCAATATATGCATCGTCGTATGTGTAGTTATCAGTTAAATTCTTGTCCACAATAATCCAATGGTGTCCGTTGAACTTGTACAGCACATTGGGCATTTGATCCACACGCATGTATGTGTCACCTTTGATGGGCTTATTAGGAAAACTAATGCCAAACCCAGATGTGGGCTCTCTTCCCAGGTCATTGTCCGCCACCAGTTGTGTCCACGGTAGTTGTTGAATCTGACCACGAGCCAATTTGGCACGTTCTTCTTTTATGGTGCCATCAGGATTTTCAGTTTTCCACTGCTTGATTGCGGCTTTGATCCCAACATCGTCTGTATCTTCCGGTTCAATGTCTTGTGCCACGGCGTTCAAGTACGCCTGATCGAATGCCACGGCGGCGCGAGCGTGATCAAATTCAGCAACAATTTCTTCTACCGCATGTTCATCAAGTATGGGATGTGATGCCAAATCGTCATACATCCACCCTGGCGGGTGCGGGTCTTGTGGTAATTCATGATCAAATGTGTCTGCAGGATGTTCACCTGGATCATCAAACAACTTGCTGATGGCCACAGTTTCACCTGTGGGCAATTCTGCTTGCGCTGTCTCACGCAGTTGTGTAACTTGTTCATCGGTCAATGGCCCATCATCGGCCTCGTAAGCAGGTTGTTCGGCTCGGCGTTCACGTTCCCACTTCATGCTCTCTGTGGCAGCCAGCACCATCATGATGGCCAAGGGATCAAACACCACAACCAAGATGATGATGACCCAACGCACAGCACGTTCTAGTACATTGGCGTCCGGGTTGTCCCCGTAGATGAACGCCGCGATATACTTAATTGGCCCAACTTCTGCTTCGACCTTACGTACCTCGGCGGCAACAGGCGCACGGGCATCCGTAAGTTCCGCAATGGACTTCTGCGACTGTAGTATTTCAGCTTGAAGTCTAACACGCTCTTTCTGCTGGGCTCTTCGCAAAGCCACAGCCTTGTCGGCACCTTTTTCATCTGCTGAGCGGCCCAATACCGAGTCCACTCCCTCATCCATCTGTTTAAGTGCTTTACGGTTTGCTTCAATATTTTCCTTTTGGGTCTTGATCTTTTCATCATATATTGCAATCTTGCTGAGTACATCACCGCTGATTAAATTTTGGTCACTGTGTGCCTTTGATAGGAAACCAAAGATGCCCATTGATGTTATCACCATTAGCATACCCACAGCCGGCACCAGGTATATTTTCATCAGCAGTCGGCATCGTGGCCAGTATTCGTGCAACCATACTGTGACAGTGACCTTGGCCACTTCCAGTATTGATCCCATGATGATAATGGGCACAACTGCTGACGCAAAAATAGCAGTAAGGCCCAAGATACTGTACCAGGCCGCTACCATGCTCAAAGAGAGCGCGGTTAACAATGTGAAATAACTGAGGAACATAGATTTATTTATTGGGTGGTATACGCACTTGGACGGCTAGTTTAACGGCCAACCAAGATGTAATGGACACATCAGGCACGTCAAACCAAACCCAGAGAGACTTGCTGTCGTCCCAGATCAAGCCTTCCAGGCGTCGTCGAACATGACTTTGGCCCCGCCAGTTGTTGGCCCCATACACCTGATTGAGTTCTCGAATAACTGCATACCATGTGGCAATGTCACGCAGTTCCACTTGAATACGGTGCATGACCAAGGGCGTTAATTTAAGAGAGTCAAGGGATTCAAACGTACTCTGCGCAGAGGTTTCAATTTCAACAGACATTACTATCCTTTACACTGTTTTTATCTACATGGGCATACTCCACTGGGTATCAGCCAGTGTTTTGACCTGTTGCCAGGTCTAGCCAGTGTCTCATCCTACGGGATTTCTGCTTCTGATGCCACGGCATGCAACAGAACCGGTTAAAGATCTTTCTCTGTTGCACCCATTAAACCACCCAATCTCCCTGGTCATGCACAGTAATTATACTGCACAAGTCAGGCGTTGTCAACTTGTTTTTTAGTCAATTCACACACTAGGAGAAACTGCTCATAGGCCAGTTTCACAGCAGGGTTGGTCAAGAGTTTTTCAGCTTCCTCTTGCATGGCTTTTAAGCCGGCTTCGGCTATGTCTCTGGAACTAGCACCGTTCAATGTGGCCAGCTCGTCTCCAAATTCTTTGGCTAACTTTTTCCAAGCTCTTTGCTGTCCTGGAGTGATAGGTGTACGAGATGGCCGCATTTCACTGGCCTTACGCATTGCTGCACACATGCGATCTTCGGCCACACGGCCAGCGGCGATCATGGGAGCCAAGGCCGGCTCAATGTTGTAGCGTGTGCTACGCCCGCCAGGATAACACATGATCAAATGGTTGCCCTTGGGCATGGCATCATGTAGTTCGTAGTCATGTTCCGCAACAGGTACATACCTACGCCCACGTTTTTCGTAGTAGAGTCTCTTAGTCATACACTTCCCAGGTGTCGGTTTCATAGTCCCAGTGTCGGGTGTCGTAGACGTGCAGTTCAACACTATATCCAAACACGCCCAGCATGACTCTGGCGCCGGCATGGTCACCTCGGAATGTTAGATCAAACTCCAAGTCAATGACATGGTTGGTGCGATAGCCGTTAAATTCGCAGACTTTGTGTGTGGTCAACGTACCGTGTTTGGTCCAAAGGAACCGGTTCCACATGATATCCCAACGACGGCTCCAGGGATTGTATAGGTTAAAGTTAAGATTGATCATACTTTTTCGCCGGCTTCAAAATCTCTGAAACGTAAAAATCTTGGGAATCTCAAACTGTATGATCCGTCTTGGTTTTGCGTAACTGCGTCAGCCTGCACTTCCACCAAGTGACCAAGAAGAGTGTCCCTGCTGTTCCAATACTCATCACGATCGCTATCAGACAGGCCACTACCAACATTGACTCGTATATGTCGTCCATTGTCATCTCCTTCACAGATTATAGCACCCAGGCGGTTTAGATTGCGACCAGTACCTTGTTCAAATCCCACAATGTTCAGGTCAACTGTGATTGTGGGTTTCCATTTCATCCATGAATCTGTGCGTTTGCACAGGTACGGTGCGTCCATGCTCTTGATCATGATGCCTTCAAAACCACCTTCAATGGCAGCTTCGGCATAGCGTTGCATGATGTCATGCCCTTCGGCTGTGTCCAGGTCCACGTCCAGGCCGTTCATGATCTGCAAAGGACCATGTTCGGGCAGTCGAGCCCGAGCACGTTCCAGGCTCTCAATACGTTTGTGTTGTTGTGCGTTAAAGTGACCTTCTTGAAAACTGCTCAAGGGCAACATGTCAAAGATATGATAGGTCATGCCTGTGGTCACTGCATTGCTTTTGCGATGTGCCTGTTTCATCAGCTTCTGAAAACTCTCGCCCACAATTTCACCGTCCAAGACTAGGCGTTGATGCACTCTATGACCGCCACCATCGCCCAGCATGAACTTGGTGCTGTGTTGTCGAACAGCTTCTTCAATTTCGGGGAAGTTTTCAAACACCTTGCCATTACGGCTGTACAGTGTGACATTGCCATCTTCAATCACAGCCAGCACACGCACACCATCTAACTTGCACTCCAGGCGTTTGATACCTTTTAACTTCTTGGGTTGGTCCGTTGAATCTTGTGCTAACTGGCAAGTGAACACAGGAATACGCCACTCTGTTCGGCCCAGCACTTTGTTCAGTGTTTTCTCACTGATGCCGCATCGTAGGTCTTTGGTGATAACACGTCTGCAGAGATTGTTCCACTCCACACTGTCAAAGCGTTTCATACATTCCGCAATGGCATCTCGGGCACGATGTCCGGTAAATGATCGTGTGCGCAGGCCTTCCAACAGTCCCCAAAATACAGGCCAAGGATTTTCTGCATGCTCAATACCTTCGCTCTCGGGCACCTGTCGAACATGGAATGTGTAGTAGGGATTATAGGCTTGATAGCAATTGAACAAAAAACATTGCGCATTGGCACTGCCCAACTTTGAGGCCATCAGGGCTTTTTCAATCACCCGCTCTTTGTGCAGTCGGCTGTCCGAACTTTCAAGGTCCCTTATCCAGTCGGCTGCCACAGTGATACCGTTGAATTGTTTGTGTGTGAAGTCAATGTCATTCATATATTTAATTGCCTTGGAATTGAGTCATCATGCTTGTATTATTTTAATAAGAATACTACCACGAACTGTTGTAAAACACTTTCAAACCCAAGAACATTTCTGCTCGGGCTTCTTGGATGAATTTCAAATCATCGTTGTAGTAGTGTTTGTCAGCATCGCTACCAAAAAAGAATCCTGATGTTGCTGGTAGTTCACGTGCCTTTACTGTGGCTTCTAAGTCATCCAAGTCCTCGCGTGTGAGTTCAAATTCAATGCCGTTGAAGTTGTCTGTTTCTCGTAAGGCATTGCCTTCACGAGCCAGCCAGCGTTGAGCCATCCATCCATGCAGGTTGGGATGTTTGCGCCAGTAACAAATTTGTCGCGGCTTATTGACCGTGGGGTTTACATATTCCCTAGTGTCAGGATCAAGCTCTGCACCTTCGTAAAATTCATCTTGCTGGCCTGCTCGGGCGGCCACGTATGCATACATGTCAAGTCCCATTATTCAACTCCAAATCCATTTTGACAATTCCCAGATACCAATAACAATACCAGCAAAGATCACAACCGGTACTCCTATTGCTATCCAACTAAGAGGATCACTCCAACTAAAGTCATACATCATTATGCGGCTTCCAACATGTTGGCTGGCACCTTCCACAGCGTCACACCGTCTTTGACTGTGACATATTTGATGGCAACCTTGGTCACTGTGCCTGTCACAGTGACACCACGTTTGATGCTGTGGAACTTCACAGTATCACCTTTGGTGAACGAGCGGATCTTTACAGCACGAAGCTGGGCACGAGCATAGCTCACCGCATCATTGATGCTGTTGAGTTGTTCGTTTGTAAAATTGCTGAACATGATCGCGGTGTTGATTTCTTGGATTGTTGCGTATGTAGTCATCTTGGGCTCCTTTTGTTACAATATGTCCATATTATAGCATTTTGGCAATTATTGGTCAACCACCAAAACGGTAATACTCAAGTATTACATGCTCCAGAATGATTCTGAGCTGGGTGAGCAGAAGTGCGGTGTGTTGACATCTTCCTTGAACTTCTCGCCAGTCATGATGTTGACCCGTTCGACCATCTTGGGTGTGTAGTACTTGGTGGCAATGATGCTGAGTTCGTCCGCGATCCAGCCTGCTTTGTTGCACAGGCGTGTCCGGGTGGCACGTGCGGCACCAAAAGTTTTGTATGCACGGGTTTTGTGGGGACCATCTGTAACAATCATCCCAGTACCTTTTGCAACAATGTAATAACTCATTTCAGGCTCCTTTTTGCTTTGTATGCCACTAGTATAGCAAAAAGGGAATTTCTGGTCAAGTCACAAAAAAGTACTACTTTTTTACGGTAGTACTTGAGCGTTACACCAGTGCTCTGGCTTCGGCGGGTGTGTATGTACTGCTACTCAGCGTGGCCTGCGGCGGCACCGCATTGGGTTGCTGTGGTACTGCATTGTCAATTTTCAAGTTAATGGCATCAAGTCCGGCAGTGTTGCGACCTTCGCGTAGCGCACCTACCATGGCCTGGCCATACTGATTGGCAGTGTTGGCAATGCTTTCCAAAAATTCAGCGGCCATGCCTGTTTGTGTTTCTTTGCCGTAGCCAGCAAGTGAAGGAATAAACGCAGTGATGGGCAACTGTGCGCCAGCAGTCAGTGTTGAAAAATTAATTGATGCTAAAGTTTGGAATGTACTTTCGTTGGCACTGTGTGTGGTCATCTCAGTCCAGGCGGTATTTAATGTGGCAGTTGTGGTGGCGCCCATGGCTGAGATGGCTGCGCCAACGGCAGCATCTGCTCCAGTAATCAATGCAACCAAGGCTGCATCATATGAAGCATAAGGATTACCTGCGTTATACGGTGCAGGAAGAGCTATTGCTCCTGGCAACCCATAGCCACCAGTTACCAAGGTCTTCATATAAGAGTACACAGTGTTTAGTGTGGTCAGTGTGCCTGCTGTGAGTTGTGCTGAGATGGTTGATGTGACTGTGGCCAAGTTGGTGTTGTAGGGAATGCCAGCAGCTGAGCCAAAAAAGTCTGTGGTTAAAAATGTACCACTGGGTCCTGACCCCAGGGCTATGTTGGTATCATAGTATGTGGCTACCGCTGCAGGCACAGGTGTAGTAGTGTTGGCAATCAAGTCCAGGCCTTTCAAGGTGCCTAGTCGTTGTGAGTATGTGGCAGTTTCTGCGGCGGTTTGTGCTAGTGTGGTCATTGTAATATTGCTGCCAGTTTGGGTCCAGTTGTTCCAGTGATGCCTTTGACCTGTTGAAATGCAATTTGCAGCGCACGAGCGGCAGCAGCATTGGCTGGAGGAATTATTTTGCTCAAGTCATCACACCCCACTGGAGTCAACACACCTGAATTCAATATGGGAGTAACCACACTGTTTACTGCACCAGTTGTGTCATATATCAGCACAGGTCCATCAGGGGTAGGCAGCGTCAAACTCGAATAACTTGTGGGGAATATCTTTACAGGGTTCAACAGTTCGCACATCTTGGAAATATTTGGCAAGGTACATGCCAATATGTCCAACACATCCTGCAAACATGATCCAGTCACGTTACACAATGCAGGATACGCACGTTGTTGTAGTGTATCAAAAGCATTTTTGGTCAATCCATTAGGATTAAACAAACTTTGAACATTAAGATTTACAAGATCAGAAATATTTTGATCTGTTAATCCTTGAGTTTTTAATTCATTGGTCACACAAGGAGTAGAGCCATTCAACATGTTACCTTTCACTGCCAACTGATGCAACAACACAGCTGGCGTACCAAACATGTCAACGTTTTCAAAATCAATTAAATCACCCGAAGCTTCAAGATCAGCACCAAATGCTGGAAAAGCCAAATTGACCTTGGCTATGTCTCCAGTGATTAGGTTGTTCATGTTGCTGAATGTGGGACCAAGATAGTCATCACTGTTGACGTTGACTGCACTGAGTATGACATTGTTTGTGAGTGCAATGTAACCTTGTGCCGCACCAAATGCCTGCGCAAACTTACTAAAGTCGCCGCCACCCAAATACGTGCTGCCTGCTGTGGAAATTGATGTGGCATATCCTGCACTGCCCACAGTCCATGAAACATTGCTGGGTACTGAATCGCCCAGGGCAGGACAATAGTTGCCCGACACGCTGGCACCAATGGCTTTGAGACTGGCCAATGTTCCAGCACTGATGGCCAGCGTGACATTGCTTGTGGCCTGACCAATGGTGTAAACCAAATTGGCTATGGGTGCAAGAGCATTGTAACTGGCAATGTTATTGGCCAATTGGGTGTTGGCTGTTATTGCATTGCCTGAGTAAAATCCCACACCTGCTGTGAGTTGTAGTGGTGTTGCTGTTGACTCGGCCATTATCCTGCTCTCACTGTACTAGATCCTGCCACACGACTGTGTCCGCAAGTGTCACTATCACCATCACGTATCACAGGACGTCCGCCAGCACGTACTGTGCCTGACCCACCTGATGTCACTGCTGAGCAATGTATTCCGCAACCAGGATCGCCGCAGCAAGGATGTGGTGTTACACTAATTCCAGGTACAACAATAGGACGACCGTTTACTCGCACAGAAGCCACACCAGAAGTGTTTACACCACCTGAACCGTTTGGATCTCCCTGTCGTTGTACTGCTGGCATGTTATCCCATTAAGATTTTACTGCGCACAGGCTTGATGCCTGTTGTGGCTTCCAAATAACTGTCCCCCACGTCTTCACGCACAGGGGCAATCATGGCCACGCTAGATATATTTACCGTGACTTCTGCCTCAGGATCTGCGGTGAACAAACTGTTCATCAACTGTATACCTTGCTGTCCGGGCACCACTGCTACTGGCTTGCTCAGTGTGTAAGTACTGCTGTTGAATCCTGTGATTTTTGCTACAATTTCTTCACCATAGCCCATGCGCATGGTGTATGTTTTTCCTATTTCGACGCTCATTCTAGTTCCTTTTTAACTATTGCCAACTGATAATTTACCAGGCCTAACTTGAGCCTGTGATAAAACATGTTCACAAAGGCATCAATGCTTTGCTTGCAACGACCCAAGTAGTGCTGATCATCCTCCCACAAGTAATCGTCAAACAACATTACGCCGCCTGGCCGCAGCAGTCCAAAGCACATCACAGCATCTGCCAAGGCGTCATCTGCATTGTGACTGCCATCCACATAGACAAAGTCATATTGACGTTGATCCACAATCAGCTGTGCCAATGCAGGGAAACTCATGTTGGGTATTACTTCTACAGTTTGTCCAGGCTTCTTAACTTCTGCAGTGTTGGCACGAAAGATTTGTTCAATGCTGCGATCTTCTGGTATGCTATCATAACTGAATGCTGTCACAGGACGATCCGCAAATGGATCAACACAGGTAATGGTGCCTGTGTCTGCCAGCATGTTTTCCAACATCCAACAGGTACTGCGGCCTTCATGGCTGCCTATTTCTAATATGCTATCAACTGTTTTTTGTTTTTGTAAGTAGTTGGTAATGAAATCAAAGTTGACCAGTGCATTGCTGAACCAGTCAGATGTGAATTGTGGCATTACATCAACCTTTGGCGCAGTTCCTGAAATCCGCCCACATATTCTTCATCCAAGAAGATTTGTGGTACTGATCTGGCAGCGGGCACTGCTTCTAGCAGTTGTTCACGTGTCCAGTCGTGACTGATGTTGCGCACTTCGTATTCAATGCCTCGACTTTCCAACAAGTTTTTGGCTTGCTCGCAGAAGGCGCATTGGTCTCGACTCCAGATTATTGCTTTCATATTATTCCTTATAAATTTGGTAAATCATCGTAATCTAACTCTTCCGACATAACTCCCAAAACATAATTGGTACTCTCTGTCTCTTGCAGTGCAGATTGTTTCTTGGAGGTGTCCACATGCTTCATAAACCAAGGAATGGGTGTACTACGCGGTGCAGGCTCCAAGTACTTGACGCCAATTTCTTTGAGTGCGCCCACTGCTGTGTAGTCCACAAAGTCTTTGAGAATGTTGGCATTGAGTCCGATCACAGGACCTTTCTGGAACAAGTAGTCGGCCCAGACTTTTTCTTCACGGATAACATCCAAGTACATTTGGTACACTTCAGCTTCACATTCGGCTCGGGCGGCAGCAAAGCGTGGATCTTCTTTCACAACTTGATTGATGATCCAAGCAGTCCAGTCTTTGTGCAGGATTTCATCTTGCAGGATTAGACTAATGATGTTGCCATTGCCAATAAAGATACGGTTCTCAACCATGGCCAGGCTTGTGGCAAAACTTACCATGAAACGGAATGCTTCCAATGCATATGACGCATTCAGTGCTAACCAGATGGCCTTGATGTGTTCTTGTTCGAGAACCATGCCTGTCATTTCACTGCTTAATTCTTTATGGCAATTTATTCTGTGTAGTTCGTCATAGTAGTTGCCCACACTTGATGCCATGTCCACGATCTCTTGTGTGTCATGAATGGTGTTGAACACATCTTTGGGCACGTTGTAGATGTTGCGAATGATGTGACTGTAACTTCTACTGTGGATGTTGGTTTCAAAGAAACTCCAGTTGTACATCAAGGCTTCCAGTTCAGGAATGCTCACAACAGGAGTAAACACCTGTGCAGGACCACGTCCTTGCAAACTGTCCAAGGCGGTTTGACGCAACAGGTTACTGGTAAAGATGTGTCGCACAGTGTCTGACGATTCTTTGAAGTCGTTAGCGTCTTTGGTCAAGGACACCTCTTCAGGGATCCAAAAAAAGCCACGTGCCTCTTGCTCAAACTTCACAAGTTTGTTGTATTTGACTTCTTCAAAGCGTTGGATTGTGACAGGTCCTGCTGGATCAAGAAACATCTTGCGGTGTAGGTAGTCTGTTTTTGTTGCGAGATTGTATTGTTCTTTGCTCATGTTATGTTCCTTGGGAATAGTTAATTATTCCACTTTTTATGTTGTGTGTTACAACCAATGTATTTTGGGGATTTACCAACAACACTGGATTCTCGCCTGGCCCCCAGTGTCCAGTGTCTAGATACAATCGATCCTGATCTTGTTGCATGCCCATTCGTGGCACAATCAACACTGTCTTATTATGCCATTTGTCAGTTGGTACTGTGAGTACAAATTCTGTTTGCCCATCCTGATGATACTTTGCGTGATACTTGGCAACCACACTGCCTGCTTGCACTGCTCGCATGTAAGGAATCCATCCCCAGTCAGTTTCTTGCTGGCGTTCAAATTGCACTATGCCCTGTGGCAATGGCAAGCATGCAGGTGCTGGTTCACGCCCAGCCAGTGCATCAACCACTGCAACAAACTCAGGGTCAACATCAACGCCGGGTGCAAAATACTGTTGTGTTTGCCCAACTCTACACAGTCCCCGGGCAAAACTGTCAGGAACTTCCACAGCCCACAATTCTAAAAAATATTCACCAGGTAAAAATATGTGTCCTGGGTGTGGTGGCAAACTGTTCCACAAACCTTCCCACCACAGGTTACCATTTACAGTTTCGGTAAATGTAACAGCAGTTGGTGCGTGTGTTGAAGTAGTGTATCGATCATGTATCAATTCAATACGGTGTTGCAACTTTAACTGACTGATAATCTCACAACCCAACAAATATCTGTTACGGTCTGACTCAAATGCTCGCACATGTTCAGCACCGTGTTTGAGTGCCAGCATTGACAACAGTCCTGTGCCAAATCCAATGTCAGTACAACGTTGATTGACAACATATCTTGACAGCACACGATCATAAAATTGATTGCGCATGAAATCATTGATCATGGGCAGATTTACTCCATCGTGATATCGAAAATCAATGTGTTTTAAAAATTGCATGTTTAAAGTTTGCAACTTTCGCAGTCATCTGCCTCATCAAAGTCTATAGCTTCCAATGGTGCATCTTCTTTATCTGCCTTGGCGCCTTGTTTGTTGATTAGACTATAGTAAAATGTCTTAATACCCCAATGATGTGCTTGCATCAAGTTTTTGGCAATCAGTGTTGTGGGCACCTTACGATCTGGCCAGTGTGCAGGATTGTAAAATGTGTTGGTGCTGATACTCTGGTCAATGTATGCTGCCAGCACAGCGGCTGTTTTCAAATATCCAATACAATCTTGTTGTTGCCACATCATTTGATATCGGTTTTTGAGTCTGTGATACTCAGGCACAACTTGTGTAAGGCTGCCTGCTTTTGATTCTTTGACACTAATGAGGCTCATGGGCATTTCAATGCCATTGGTTGAGTTGATCACAACACTACTGCTCTCCACAGGTGCCACCGCCATCAATGTGGCGTTACGTACACCATATGCTCTCATGTTGCCACGCAGGGTATTCCAGTCCAGTGCAGGATCAGGTGTGAAGTCTGCAAGTTCATTTACCCCTTTGGCACGTAGTTCCCAAGGGAAGATGCCTTGTCCATACCGTGTTTTGTCTGAGTCTTTGCAACGACCACGTTCTTTGGCCAGTTCCACTGTGGCTTCGGTCAAGTAGTAGGCTTGATGTTCCATCCACGTCTTGACTTCAGCCAAGGCGTCTCGTTCTCCGTACTTGAGGCTGCGTTTGGCGTGCCAGTAGGCAAGGTTGGTGATTCCAATGCCCAGGGGCTGGATCTCGTCATTGGAGAGTTGAGACTGGATGGAGAGAAAGTCTTGATAGTCAAGAATGTTACACAGGCTACGCTGAAGTATACGGCAAGCACGACGCATGTCTTCTGGATTACGGAACGCACCCCAGTTGATTGATCCCAGTGTGCAAAGAGCGATACGACCATCACGGTCATCCAGACGTTTAAAGGGTTTAGTAGGAAGAAGAATTTCACAGCAAAGGTTACTCTGGTAAATGGTATGGTATTCAGGGTTGAATGGGCCTTGACTCATGACATTGTCAATGAACACCAAGTAGATGCGTCCAGTGTCAGTACGTTCTTTTAGTATGCCTGACTTGAATACTTCTTCAGCACTCATAGTCTTAGTGCGTAGGTCTTTACGCTTTTCGTATTTTACATACAGTTCCTCAAACAGTTCTGTGTTTGAATAAAAGGCTTCGTACAGGTCTGGCACTTGGTTGGGATCAAAGAATGTTATGTTTTCTTTGTTCTTGAATCGTCTCCAGAAAAATGCGGACAGCACCACCCCGTAGTCCATGTGTCGTACCCGAGTTTCTTCAGTGCCCTGGTTGTTTTTAAGCACAATAAGATCATCAAACTGATGATGCCAAATTGGATAGAACACTGTAGCACTAGCATTACGAATACCTCCTTGTGAACATGAACGTAAATCACCAAACCATTTCTTTAAGAATGGTATCATGCCGGTGTGCATGATCTCGCCACCACGGATGGGTGAGCCTAGTGGACGTAAGCGACCAATTTCCAAACCAATGCCGGCACGTTTGCTGGCATACTTGGCCATCATCTCACCAGAAGCAAATATACTATCAAGATCGTCGTCACTCCTGATAAGCACACAGGAACTAAACTGTTTAGTAGGAGTGCCGAGCCCTGCAAGCACAGGTGTAGCAAGAGTAAACAAACCATCACTGGCGGCTTGATAATATTCTTTGATATAACGCATTCTAGCTGAGTTAGGCTCTTCTTTGTGAAACACAGTAGCCGCGGCCACCATGTATCTAACTTGAGGGGTTTCATATGTTTGTCCTGTACTACGATTCTTTACTAGGTATTTTTCAATCAATTGCTCTACTGCGGCATAACTGTAGGATTCATCCTTGGCATGGTCAATCATGTCATTCATGCGGTTCCAGTCGTCTTCTGAATACCACTCTAGCAGTTCAGGAGTGTACAGACCAGTGGCCACGTTGGTCTTCACGATGTCATACAAGTGAGGAGGATCGTAACTACCGTATACGTCTTTGCGTAGCATGCTGAGTCTCTGTTTACCTGCTACATACTGATAGTTGGTGTGCCCAACATCAGGATTTGATTCCACGTCAATCAAGTCCACAATGGCACGTAAGGTAATACCGTCAATTTCTTTGGTGGTAATACCATCATAAAAGTGCAACTGTGCTTTGATCTCCACCATGCTCTGGCTAACATCTGCTATGCCTGCGCATACTTTGGCAATTTGAGTCTGCCATTTCTCCAATGCCAGCGGCTCACGAAGGCCACTGCGCTTTACAACTGTAATGCTTTTCATCTCGTCCTAACGAATTTTTTGTTTTATTTCTTCTTGACTGACACGCCGTCTGGGTTTTGAACTCCCCAGGCTGATATTTAACACTTGATCAGGATCCCAATTCAGTATATATTTCTCACCCCGAATCAGGACTAAATTGTCCCCTAGATACTCAATCATGCAAGCATCCTGCAGATCTGCACGATCCAACAGTGTTATAGTATACAGGATTCCCAGCCCGCGAGCAAGAGGACAATACACATCGTCGCTCAACAACTGCCAAGGATCAGGCCAGTCTGCTTGATCATCCCAGTGCAAATGATATGCACACCAAGGTGATTGAAACCACCAGGTGTTGATTTTGGTTACAGCAGATTCAGGATCAAGATCTGCACAATGCTGTCTTAGGTCTGCCCAAGACTCCAGCCTTTCGGCAAAACTACGTGGCCACATCAACTAGTTATACGCCGAGATGCGTGAGACTGTAATAAATCTTTCCTGCGCCGCGAACACTACTACTAGAGTATTGCACTGTAATGACTGACCCCGAATCTGTCACATTCAATGTCACATCAGGATCTGAATTTTGTACATAGTCTTCAGTCCATGAAAATCCATCACCTGCTGAATCATCTGCATCATTCACAATGATCATTGTGCCGGTGCGCACTGACGTTTCTCGAACTATGGTGTAATTCATTGAGAATGCCTTGACCAAGGTTGAATTTTTTGTAAACAATGTGGCATTGGTTGAACCGGCACTCAATGTGGCTTGTGTGCCGGTTTCTCGAACATAACTGCCTAACTGTGTTTGTGCTGCTGAATCTACTCCAATACTGATGGGTACTGTGCCTGTGGTTATATTGTAAAGATAAATTCTTGGATAAGTTGAACTCTGTGCCGTGGTGCGTTGGAACATGTCACCAACGCTGATGTTGTTGTCAGCGTCAATTGAAATAATTGAGCTGGCAGGAATAGTAACACCTTGGAAATGGTTGCCCACATCATAGAATACATTGTATCCTGTGGCATTCAAACTCACATTGTTGATCACCACACCTTCAACATAGATATTGTCAAACGTGTTGTGCATGAGTCGAAATCCAGTTGGCCCGCCATTTACTGGTGATGCACCACCAAGGTATACGCCTTGGTATAGTGTGTCAAATCGGCTGTTACTGATAGTGATACCTTGCACTTGTTCGTCTGTGGCAGTGCCGTAAGTAAACCCACCAAATACACAATTATTCCAGGTGACTTGTTTGGTAACAAGACTCACTGTGCTATCCCAACGAATAGCCGCAGTATCATCAGCTGATGTTGTTAAATCTGTAGTGGTCAACGGTCCAGCAATATCCAAGCTGTCAAAATAACAATCACTTGCGGCCTGCAACAACACTGCATCATGTACCTGATCGGTTCTGATGGCCAGTCCAGATACTTCAATATTTTGTGGTGCCACAGCACCGTTTGTACCAATGTTCACACCTGTTTGTTGCAAACTGTCTGCAGTTCTCACAACATAATCAGGTAATGACACCAACGACCAATAGGCAGTGTTTGTTATTGCGATTCCTGTGGCAGGTACCACAGCCTGACTTCGGTAGTAGGCCGAAGTGGCAGTGTAGTACACCAACACACCAGCAGCATAACTGGTGCTTGCGGCCCAGTTTTGCACTGTGAAATTGATTATACTGCTGTTGGCACCTTCACCATACAATTTGGCATAAGGTGGAATGAGGATGGTGTCAGTAACCACGTATGTGCCTGCAGGGAAGAACAAACTTCTGCGAATCTGAGTGTTGTTCTGCACACAATACAATTGGTACAATGCGCGATTGATAGCCTCGGTGTCATCGGTGAGTCCATCACCGGTGGCACCAAAGTCAGTGATGATGGCATAACTGTCCAGACGACTTTGCAGGCTTTGTGTTACGGGGGTACCGGGAGTTTCGCCAGTTTGGACAGTGTATCCAGCCGCCTGACCTTTGTAGGTGTATGCTGTGGCAAATCCCAATATGTCTGAAAATTCAGTTAAGATTTCAGTGTTGCCTACAACAGGTGCGCCTTCTTCTAATGTGCCGTTGCCAATGAATAATTGGCGTTCATTAATGGCCCAGCCTAGTTCGGCGCCAGCCAAGGGCTGTGGTAGGTCTTCTAGTAAGCCCTTGCGAGTGGTGATTCTTGATACTTGTACGATTGCCACAGTGTGATTCCTTCGGGTATCACATATTTAGCAAGTAATACTGTTCAACCTTTTTCCACCATAGGTCCCGGTACTTGTCAAACTCCCGGCCTTCCAGCACAAATTCTTGGTATTCTGGCTGGGAGATCATGTTCATTTGATCGTCTACAGCAGGTTTGACGCACATCAAAATCACGCCTTTTCGGATGTTTGTGCCATGCAGTTCATTGTGTGCTTCTGCGTATGCGCACAACTGCACAAAGTAGTCATCAATCCATTCACGTTTTTTGGGCTTGTTGGTTTGCTTGTAGTCCAGGATGGCTTCTTCATTCAAGTGTATGCCTGCGCCGTCTGTGGTGCCTGCATACACTCGAGGGAAATACAACGGTACTTCAATGCCCCAAAACTCATTAACATTTTTCAGTCCATGTTCTACAACTTTATGAGCCATGGCATGACTGGCCCAACTGAATGGATTTGTACCACGGTCTTTTATGGCACCTTCTTTGACATACTGTTCAAGGTATGTGTGCATTCTTGTACCGCGGTTGGCAGCTTCTGTGGTGATTTGTTGTGCTTGCTCGTGCCCCACTCGGTTGCGCCAATTTTGCAAGGCCTTTTTACTTTCCTCGCTTTTGGTGGCATCAAGTATTGTGGTCACACTGGGTAGTTTATTGCCATCAGGAGTGGCATATAGTCTACGTCCGTTGACGTTTTCCCGGGGAATGGACTGGTAATTGAATTTTGGATTGTACATATTAAGTTCTACAGAATTTTTGATACTGTGCAATATTGCGGTGTGCGTTTTGATTCATTTGTGCTACAAGGTGTTGTCGATCAGGACTGTGGTAAACTTGTTTTAGACTATTGATAATTTTTGTAATTCGCAATGTGGGAATTTCTTCGTCATCATATGATTCATCAATGATGTTATCAAACGTTGCAAAACCCCAGGCACGTAGCAATCGTAAACTGTGGCGGCCACCTAGTAATACAAAAGGCTTTCCGGTGGCCAAGGGTTTGGCAACTTTTTCTGTGAGCCAGTGATAGTTAAACACATCACTCTCGGCCACAACATCAATTTGAAACTGTGCCGACCAAGCATTGTAGTTGCGGCATCCTGCAGCCCAATGTTCTCGAGCATAATCTTCTACAGAAACATCTGTGTCAAATTGACGAGTTTGCGCCCAGGCTAGTTCGCGATCATAAACACCACTGGACCAGTTTAGTACTTCAAGTTGATTGCGTATTTGTTGGAAAACTATTTTTGCATCATTGGGAAATGCCTGATCCATTTCATATGCCAATCTAAATCTACTGGGTGTGAATCTCCCAATGGCGGTGCCCACAAACTTGGCATCTGTTTTGACAGGTGTGGCAACTGGGTTGATAAAATTCCAGGCAGCAAGAAATACTCCAGGCTTTTTACGCACATGAGGGAAAGCTCTTGCATAATCAGGATTGGTACTGGCTAATCTTATGTGTTGTATTGGTATGTTGAGCTTGGCAGTTATGAGCTCTAGTAAGTCTAACACTCCCAGCAACTCTAAATTTTCCCCGTCCCCAGATATTACTTCTATAGTTTGATTGCGGTAATGTTTACAAATTACGTCTAGCAACATCTCACGTTGATCTTTGGTCAAGGCAGCACCAAACTTATGGGCATAGATAATGATCACACTGTCATTGACCAAGATCATTTTGCTGTGTGTTTTGCCAATGGATCTAAATGTGTCAGCGTTGCCTTGTGCAAGTTCTGTCAGCTGTTGTGTAGTGTAGTAACCTGGTATCAAACTCTAAAACTTTCTCCGCAACCACAGCGGTCACGTTCATTGGGGTTGGAAAACTCAAAGCCCTCGTTGAGGCCTTGGCGCACATAGTCTACTTGTGTGCCACGCAGGTATACATCATGTTTTTTATCAACTAACACACAGAAATCATTTTGAGCATAATTTATGGTTCCTGATTCAGGCACGTATTTGTTAACGTATTCTAACACATAAGCAAGCCCTGAGCAACCTGTAGTTTTTACTCCCAATCGTATACCAGCATAACCTTTGGTCTGTACTAATTTTTGAATTTTATTTTTAGCAACATCAGTTATGGTTATCATATCAATCAAAATCTGAAAATATTTCATTGATCGTTTTTTTGAATTTATCAGTCACTACATATTGAATAAATTCAGAACGTGAAGTTTTTGGCAAATTAGATATAACACTTGCTACAAATTGATTATCCGAAACCAATTTAATTCCTATAGTCAAGTCACTAATTATGTTGTGGTTACCACTGAAATCTGTGGTAAAGTAAAAATTATTTTCCACAGTCCAATTGTATAAAAAATTGTCATATATGCGTTGATATTGTGGGGTGCGAATCAACCCAGTTACAACTGGTTCAATATCAAACCCATTAGATCCACATTCGATCATTGCCAATTTAAATGCAGTCAACGCCTGATACATTGCAGATATAATCAGCATGTGTACAATGTCTGCTTGATCAAAAGAGCTGCTTTTTTTTGACACCATGGTAACACATTTGGTTGCCTGCACAAATCCTTCTATGAGTCGATTGGTCTGAATATATTCAAATTGAAATCGTCGTTGATATTCTGGGTCTAGTAATGCCGGACTTGATGGCAAGGGTTCATTGAACAAAGGCCTTGGAAAAATATTTTTTTGAGTAACTTGCCGAAGTGTTTCCCTCCAAGATTCAACAGTTTGCCCAGGTAGTCCATATAACAGTTGTGCTTTCACACACAGATGCGGATAGCTTTGTCGTAACTCATCTGCCATGGCAGCATGAACTTCCCATCCCACATCAGGACGATCAATATTTTTTAATATCTCTTCGTTTGTATCTTGAATTGAAAAGTTAAATGCCTTGTGAAGCAATTTACTTTTGGCCATGGCATGAAAGATTTTTAAATTATTTTCTTTCTTGAGCTTGCTGAAATTACCACCCACGTGGAACCCAACATTTTCTTTGACATTTTTCTCTGCAAAATATTCAATCATTTTGACATCTTCTTCGTATTGCCCAACGTTGGCGTCCGACAAATATATGTTCTTGATCCCTAGTCGTTGAAACAAGTCAATTTCTTGCTGATAGGTATTTTTGCGTCTAGAAACTTTATTACCAAGACCGCTGTTCCAATCGCAGAAGGTGCAGGCATACGGACATCCTCTGGTTAATGTATACGCAAACCATAAGTTGGTATGTTCTTTAACAAAAGCTGAAGTCATTTCTTCAAAAAACTTTTCATTATAAACAAACGGGCTAACTTCTATCATTTTCACAAATTTATAATCAGCCACAACAACTTTGTCGTTATTGTTGCGCCAAGCGCAATTTGATGTATTAAATGCAATCAATGGTTTGTCAAGAACTAGATGATTTATTATGTCAGCAAAGGCCTGTTCCCCGGCCGCATACACTGCATAATCAATAAAAGGATATTTTTCAAAAAAATTTGGGTCAGCGTTGACATCTATGTTGGGCCCACCAGAAATAATTTTTACATCTTTAAGATGTTTTGAAACTCTAGCCAGTTGCGAAATTAAAAAATCATGATTCCAAACATAGTGACTAGTACACAACAAGTCAACTTGATTTTGAGTTATGTAGTTAATCAATGATTGATCATCAATTTGACTTTGTAAAGGAATAAGCCATTCTAAATGTTCAGCGGTATCTGGATAAAACCATTCAATGTACGTTTTAAACAAAATAGATGCCGAGTACATCCATTCACCCACACAACCGTGATAGAATAGTATTTTTGTTTTTTTTGTCGGAACGCTGGTACTAATTATACAATCTAGTACCGCAACGTCATTTCCTAACGTGAGTTCATGCAGCATGCTTGTTACGATAGTCTTCTACGGCTGCTCGTATAGCATCTTCAGCAAGAATAGAACAATGAATCTTGACTGGTGGCAATGCGAGTTCTTGAGCAATCTCTGAATTTTTAAGAGCTGCTGCCTGGTCAAGCGTTCGTCCTTTAACCCACTCGGTAACAAGAGAGGATGAGGCAATCGCACTTCCGCATCCGTATGTTTTGAACCTGGCATCTGTTATAATTCCATCTTCAACTTTGATCTGCAATTTCATCACATCGCCGCATGCTGGTGCTCCCACCATGCCTGTGCCAATGGTGTCGTCAATTTCAAACTTGCCCACGTTGCGTGGGTTTTCATAGTGATCAATTACTTTTTCTGAATAGGCCATGTGATATTCCTTCGCTGATTATAGCGTATTTACTAACAAGTGTCAATGAGAATGATTATACGCCGCGTTCTTTGCCGGCAGCAGATTTGGCCGAGGCGGCCACAATGTCTTGTGCTTTGTTTACAGGCATTTGGGTTGCACCGGTGTTGGCGCCTTTGTACATGATCACACTAGGGTTGCTGGGATCAATTGGTTCTAGTACACTGTCCAAAGGTGGTGTACTTACCACGCTTATAATATTACGTTGATTGACTGGAAATCCCAAACTTTGTGCGGCACTTATAAATGCGTCAGTGCTGATTTGTTTTTGTGCATTTTCGTCATCTGCACGGCCAGAAAGAAAATTCACTAGACCCATTAGTTTGTTTGGATCTAGTGAACTTGAATTTTCGACTTCGTCGATTCTCATTATCTACGTGCTCGGCCTAGACCAGCGCCAGCCGGGGCAGGTTCTTCAGCACCCATTTCGGCACCTACGTCAGCACCCATTTCGGCACCCATTTCGGCACCTACGTCAGCACCCATTTCGGCACCAGCTTCAGCACCTGGCACAGGGGCTGGAGCAGCACCTGGCACACCACTGGCAGCCATGCTGGTGTCTAGTGGTGCAGGTTGACCTGTCACAACACCCAGTGCTGTTTCTAATTGCTGTTTAGAACCTTGCAGGTTTTGCACAAGACCTTGCAATGCTGCTGTTACGTCAGAATTAAATTGTGTAGCTTGTTCAATGCCAATTTGATTGCGGATACTATCTACTAGTGCAGGCAGTTCTTTGAATTGCATCTCTGTTGTGTCTTCCAACATTGATTGCATTTTGTCTACCATGTCTTGTGCAGCCAACACAACTTGTGCTTGCTGAACTTCTGATTCTTTCAACACTTGATATGCTCGGCGCAACCGGCTTTCGGCAGTCATCAATGCTTGGCCAGCCACAAGTTTTTGTTCTTCAGGATTTAGTGTTTGGCCTGCTTGACTTTTCTTCAATGCCGCTGCCAACTTTGGATCTTTGATGTTGACTGTGGACGGTTGCCCAGTAGTGGGTTGCCCAGCAACTGGTTGTCCTGGTTTGGCCTGTGTGGGTGGTGCAACTGGAATTGCTTCTTCACTCACACGATGAGCCAGTGCTTGTTCCATCATGATCAATTTAAGATACGCAGGGTTACGTTCACTGGTGTGACGACCGGTGCCACGCTGGTGTTCAGCAATGACTCCACGCACACGTTTAAGCATGACCCGTGCTTCGCGCACTGTGATCTTGTTCACGGGCATTTTTGTACCAAAGTAACTTTCAAATACTTGGGTCGCTTGGCGGCTCTTTTTTGTTGTGGCCAGTTCGGTTAATTTCATTTGGCAAATCCTCTTAGTTGTAGATATTTAGCCGAATTTAAACATTTTTCAAGTTCTTGATTCAGCAGGGTAAGATTTTCGATCTTGGGTGCAAGTTTGGTGCGCACCATTTCACGGAATTCAGGTCTGTTGCTACGGTCCGCTTGCCCGCTGCGGCAATGGATATCAGCAGTTAATGTTTGTTTTTTATTGTCTAGTATGCGGATGTTTTGTGCTAATCGATACTGCTGCAAATGATCTGCCACACACCATGACATAGCAGTTTTTTTACTGCTAAACATACTCACAAGATCATCACTATGATACACTGCAAAGCCCGCTGACTCAGGACACAAGTGATAACGCCCAAACGCAACGTATCCACCGTGTTCATCATCTATGATAAGTTCAGTGTACACACGTTTGAGTTCACGCTCAGCAAAGCGTTCTAATTTTTGATCACGGGTCATAGAGTTTTTACATACTGTGTAGTGAGCCACCCCACAATGCCCAGCAACACACCAATGACGCCTATGCCCCAGGCGATCAGTTGATCGTTGCGTTTTTCGCCCATTTTGCGCACAATGCCATGCACATCTGACATCATGTGTTTGACTTCTCCAACTTCTCGTTCCACTGTTTCTATTTTGAGTTCCAGCATGCGGTAACGTTCGGCACATAACTCAACGTGAGCTTCAAGACTTTTCTTTTCAATATCTGTAGTATCAACCATGTTCGGGCTCCAATGGCGTATTTATGGCGCTGAACCAAATGTTTTGATTGGTACCTTGAGCATGCAAGGTGGCAGTGATAACTTCTGCTTCGTCAAGTCCTGTGATCATGGGTACACCTTCACAGTCTGCTACTAACCCTGCTAGGTCGTCAGTGTTGTGTCCACCGGCAAGAACACCTTCGGCTTCTACTTCAAATTCAAAATGCCAACCATCGTTGTGCTTGGTGGGTGGCACAACATTCATGGGTTGTGTTCTTAGACTGACAATTTGCAATAGACTTTCCCAGTTGCGTTGTTGATTGCGACTGCGATTCCATTGGTCAGGCGTGTTAATTACCAGGCTTGTTTTTGTGGTAAAGGGCAACTGTTGTGGTCGGAGATGTCCAGTTACCCCAGTGAAGGTACAATCAAAAAGAGTGCGGCACAAGACTTTCATTATGTGCATATTTAACGCCAAAAAGAAACCCTGGATTTTTTACGTCCAGGGTTGCGTTGGAACTAAACTGATTACAGGTTAGTGAAGCTGGCAGTTGCGCTGACGTTGCCAGTTGGAATACCAATGTTCAAGCCACCTGTGGCATTGGCTGTTTGAGCAGCGGCAACCAAGGTAGCTGTGGTGTAAGCACCAGCTGGGTAAATAGCCAAGTTGATTGTACCGGCTGTGGCGCCTGCTTGATAGATAGCGATTGTGCCGGTTTGTTGAATTGCTTGCAACACATTGTTCAAGTAACCGTTGACGTTACCAGCATTGGTAAGTGCAGCGTTTGCTGTCAATGAGAAGAATTGCAGTTGTGGGCCAGCTAAATTAACTGGGCCTTGAGCCGCAACGTTTGCTGTTCCTGCGATACTGCCGTTTGCCACGTCCAGTGCAAATACTGGTTGTGTAGTTCCATTTACTTTTGTAAAACTTGCCATGATTTTTTCCTTTAGGTTAAGTGGTCTTGTTGGACCTGCTTTTATTTATACAATCGGTAAAAATCATGCCTGTTGAGGATTATTTTGTGCCGCATTTCTTGCAGTAAAGTCAAATCTATTGACAGCTTTGGCGTAACCTGCATCAGTGGCCATTACCCAGCCCTCGTGCCCAGGATTTTTTAAATCTAACTGCTGCAGAACGTTCTGCTTTAAATCGTGCAACAGCAAGAACAGTGTAAATGCTGCCGACAGCGCACCTGCGTTGCTGGCAGGACTGTTCAAGTATTCCACAATATTGCCAAACTTTCTGGGACTGACTTTGGTTTGCAACCACTCGCCAAACCCTGGCAACAAGTTGTCAAAGTTGGCATTGGGTTGTTTGATTCTGAAGTTGATGTAGTCCACACACAGTTTGGCCAAGTCTGTGATCTGCTGTGCTCGCAACTCTGCAGGGTTGAACAGTGTGGCAATGGCACGACCGTCTGCACTGTTGGCCACAGATTTGATTTGCTTGATCAAGTTGGCATCAGGCACGATTTCTGTGCCACCAATGGGTTCAATCAACAACAAGCCAGGAACCTCATTAAAACGCACACCTCTAAGTGGTTGACGTGCATCACCTGCATCTGCGTACATGGAATGCATGGCAATACCTGTGTCACTGGCACCTATTCTTTGGCCCAATGAAGTCTTGGCCGGAATCCTGTATTGCTCTGTGTTGGGCTTGAATACATAGTTGCCAGCTTCTAGCGGCGGTGTACTCATGTACAACAAATCACCCTTGACATATCCCCGGAAGTTGGTGGGAGTGGCCGCTTCTAGTTTGGGCCACAGTGTGGCGTACAGTCGAATCAACTCGTCTCTAGCACCCGAACGTGTGCGCTGTATGTCAGCCATCATTTGGGGACTTGTTGCTAGTCCATCGTAGCCTTTGGCTTCAAATCCTGATCCGTCTGTCAGCACAAACTCGCCTGTGTCGGGCTTGCGTCCAAATATCACAGCAGGTTTGCCATCCCATTTCACAGTGGTGGTCTGGGCCGGAGCAGCAGCAGCGGCTGCAACAATTTGCAATGCCTTGGTCACACCCGGCAAGCCATTGCGGAACACATAGTCTTCCAGGTGTTCAATGCCCTTGGCCTTGCCACCTACTCCAGCTTCTTCAGACTCGTAGATTTGATATGGATTAGAACTTTCACGCTCCACTAGCGGTTGCATGCCTTGATTCACAATTCTGTCACGCAGGCGTGCCAGGAAATACGTGTCTGTGTCTTCTTTTACAGCGTCGGGTTGTTGTAAACCTTCTTTGTTCAAGTAATCGCGAAAGTCCTTGACCTTGGCTTCTTTGTCTCGGTCCTTGGCTAAGGCAGCAAAGATACTCTCTACATTTTTTAAGTTTGCTTTAGTTTTGCCTTGCCCCAATAATGCCTGAGCCACGTAGTCAGGATCCATGCCACCAGGTACCAGTGCATTGTTGGCGCGACTGAACATGCCATTGGCACCTACTTTGAGTCCCAGTTGTTTGGCTATGCTGCTCATCAACACATTGCGGTTCATACCTTTATACGCAGAGTCTTCACCACCTGAGTAAAAGAATGTACCCCAGTCCAAGTTGGGAAAGAACATAAAATCTGTTTGCACATAGCCCAACTCAGGACGTCCTTGTATGGGTGTGCGCAAGTGTACTTCGCCGCCTTTTTTGATCCATTCAGCAGGTGGCAGTTTATGACCGACGATCCACTGCATGAGTATTTGGGCCAATTGGTCCTTGGAAATTTCATTGGTGTCCACTGCAAGATCCATGTCGCCTGATGTGGGGGCTTTGCCAGTTGATCCCAGCCAACGATCACGTGGGAATTGCAGTCCAGTTAGCTGTTCAATCCAGGCCACTGTGGCAGGAACATCGCTTTGATTGATACGACCTGTGAGTGGCTGGCCGTCTGCATCCTTGAATACATTGCCGCCTTCTAAGAGTGTGCGTAGGCTTTTCATTAAGTTAATCTAATTCCTGATTGTGTAAGAAACGAATCTATTTGTGGGTTACCAGTTGCTTTGACTGGTTTACCGCTTGCTTGAACTAGTCGAGCAAATTTTTGCATGCTGGCAGAATCAGTGCCCAGTGCAGTGACCACTGGTTGAATTGCTGGAGGAATTGATCTATCTGTGCCTCCACCACCGGCAACTCTGCCGCCTCCGCCACCTGGGTTGGCATGGAATGTGGTCATTGATCCTGCATCAGCAACACCTTGCGCCAGTCCCATCCAGTTGTTGGCCAAGTCAGCGGCTGTGGCATTGGGAGGTGCAGCAAGAATACTGGCAATTGACTGATTGATTTGTGCCACAGTTTGTGCCACCTGTGCCTTGGTATTTGCATCCAACATCTCTGGATCAATGTCATCTGTAAAATCATCAACCTGTGGCACGGGTCTGCCATTCATGGGTTTTATGCTGGCTGTGAGTCCGTGTGGTTTTATCATGCCTTGAATCTGTTTGTTGAGGTTTGTGGCCAGCGCTTGCGGATCAATCTGTGCGGTACCTGCTTGGGAAGCAGCCGCAGTCATGGTTTTTAGTGTGTTACTCCATAATTGTTGCTGTGCTTGTGCCTGTGCTTTGACCGCTCCAGCAGTGGCTTTGGTGGCTGCCTGTTGAGCTGCCACTCCACTGACTTTGTTATCTGCGGGTTGAATGCCCAAATCACTTTTGACATTCTTAACAAGTTGGCTGCCAACGCCTTTGGCAAACGCACCAAAGTTGACTTCATCTAGCTTTTTGCGAGCAGTAATTTCAAAGATCTGCATGTGTTCTCCTGACTGAGCGTTCAAATTTGCCGGTGTCTCTATGTCTAATGGCATTGAGCAATTTGCGTTGCAGATTCTCAGCTTGGTCAGCTGGGTATTCAGCTTCTATTTGTTCCAGCAATCTAATAGCAGATTCTATGATGTTACTGGCACGAGTCTCAATCACCAGTCGGCGATCTCGCTCTACGTACAAGTTATCTAGTTCTTCTAAGATGCTGCGTGTCTTCTTTTGCATTTGTTCACGGGCCTTTGGATTATTTAGCGGAAATGCTGTTGCAATAAATATCTAATACAAGGAAACAGTATGACCAGTCAGATCAACCCCGCTACCATAGATGGCAATTACCCAATTGCTGGCGTGCCCAACAATACACAAGGCATGCGTGACAATTTTACAGCAATTAAAACAAATTTTCAATATGCAGAGACTGAAATAGATGATCTGCAATCAAAAGGTGTGTTCAAGGCTGCATTGACAGGTACTACCCTGGACAACAATATGGCCAACAACCTGATCTACAATGCCAAAATACAAGGGTTCTCTGGCACACTAGTACAGATTGCCAACACCACAGGTGCAATCACAGTAGATTGCAGTGCAGGGCATGTGCAAACCATTGTCATGGGCGGCAACATCAGTGTGAGTTTTACCACTGCCACATGGCCCGCTGCTGGCTCGGTGGGCATTATCCGATTAATAATCACCGTGGATCAAGCAGCTCGCACATTGACTTTGCCAGCAAGTGTCAGCCTGGGCACAACTGGTGTACAAGGGTATAGCACAAACGTGATTACATTTGCTGCTGCTGGCACATACGAATTTGGTTTCCTTACATACGATCAAGGCACTACAATCACCTTGTTTGATTACAATCGTCCACTAAGTTATTACACCAATGACGTGACCATGGCAGGAAATTTGACTGTGAGCGGAGACATTTTTGGCAACGTTACATTGACTGATATCACTGTGAACAGTGTGACTGCCACAGGTAACGTGGTAGGTGGCAATGTTAAAACTGCAGGCTTGATTTCGGCAACAGGCAACATCACTGGTGGAAATGTAATCACTGCCAACGTCAATTCTACAATACACACAGGTACCACAGTTTTGGTGTCAGGCAATGTCACTGGTGGCAATGTGCTGTTTGGCTCAGGTGTCATTAGCGGCACGGGCAATATTTCAGGTGGCAACATCTTGGGTGGCGCCAACGTCAATGCTACATTGCATACAGGCACTACAGTCAGCGTAACTGGCAATGTAACTGGTGGCAACTTGATCACTGGTGCTGCAATTTCAGCAGCCTCAGTCAGCGCAAGCGCAAACATCACCGGTGGCAACATACTGAGCAGTGCTGTAGTATCTGCTGTGGGTAATGCTACTATACTGTCAGCTACTGCTGTTCCTGTAGGTGGCACAGCCGGAGCAGGTTACAAATTCTCAAGCACTGCCAATCTTGGGGTGTTCTTTGGATCTGGTGCACCCACATTGAGTGCTGCCAAGGGCAGTTTGTACCTGCGCACAGATGGCACCACCACAAACGATCGCATGTATGTCAACACCAGCGGTTCAACCACATGGACTGCTGTGACCACAGTGGCTTAACCAGTTTTGATCTTGCCCAGCAGTTGTTTTAGTTTTGCACTCTGAACATCTGCTGTGATTTTTGGTGCTGAGTCCGAACTGTCCCATGGAGCTGTGTCTGATTCACCACTAGCCGGGCTAACTTGGCTGCGGGCCTTGATTGAGTCCATGATCGAAGCTGATGGTTTCTTTGAGTACCCATCTCCATCTTCTCCGCCTTCATCAGTAATGCGCATTGTTTCAATGTTGTACTCCAAATCAATTTTTTGACCAACGCCGGTCGAGCTTCGAGACTTCATACACTGTATCTGATACTTGCCACGCTCTTTCATGGCACGACTTGTAAAGATACCAAACACGTTATCTGCTGTGTTGATTTTAGATATACCACCACTAATATGACTGTGATCAAACTCAATTTCTTCCACAGCCGATCGATTCAACTGACTTGCAGTTACCATCAAGATGCCCAGCTCTTTGGCCAAGTTACGCAGTTCTTCCGAAACGTATTTGTCTTTCACAAACAAGTCGTTGGGTGAAACTTTTGCAGAGACAGGCATCAGCAAGTCCAAATAGTCAATCATCACAAAGTCCACACGCCGGCCTGTTTGTATTTGATACTCTTTCAAGTATGCCCGTATGTCGTTGATGTTGCTTTGTGCTGGCAACCCTTTGACTTGATAGTTGCCCGACTTCTTGGCCACCAGTTTGACCTTGAGCTCTGTGGTGTCTATGTCTTTGCGAATGTCTTTGGTGCTCATGTTTGTGAGCATGGCATCTGTTCGCAAACTTGTGAGTTCTTCACTCAGTTCCAGTGTGATGTACACGCCACTCAAACCTTGTTGCAACCAGTTCAATGCAATGTTCATCATCACAAGTGATTTACCCGAGCCTGATCCTCCAGCAAAGATGTTTAGTTCACCTCTACTGAATCCACCATACAACAATCTATCCAGTTGTGGCCAGCCTGTGCTGACCTGTCCGCCCGAGTTGAAATACTTGTTGATACGAGCCGCTGGGTCTGCAAAGTAATCTGTGCCCATGTCTCGAGTTAGAGATATCTGCACTGCATCCTTGATCAGTTTCTCCACAGGCTCAAAGTCACCTTTTTCCAGCATATCTGCGGCTTTTAAAATAGCACGTTCTAGTTCTTGCCGTTTGGTAAACTGTTCGAACTCAATCATGAACCAATCAAAGTGACCTTCATTTAGATCTGGCACTGCTTGCAGTTTGATGCCCGTAGTGGCACTAATCTGCATACGGTCAGGCAGTGTCTTATGCTTGTCTGAATGTTCTTTTATAAACTCGGCCGCGGCTCGTAAACTTTTGTCAAAGTTCTGCGGGTTGTAGATGTTTTGCACACGCACATAGCTCTGTGCATCTTCCAACATCATTTCTAAAAATAAACGTTGAACGTCAAGTCCGTATTCTTTTAACAAGTGCTTTCTTCCTTAGTTCTATTTTGATCTTGCTGGTCTCTCTTGATTGCATTATAGTTAGCAAGGCACCCAGTTTGCCCAACTTTATCACAGCATCGTTGACATCTTTACAACCCGCAGGCCAGTTGGGTATGCTCACTGCCCAGCCCAGTTCCACTGCACGGTCAATTAATTCAACACCAGCGGTGTCTTGGTCTGGTACCACTGTAATTTCCCGGCCAAGACTGCGTATCAGTCTTGCCTGTAGATCACTTATGGTGTTGTGCATCACAGCCAGGCCACCTATGCTGAGTGCATCAAATATGCCTTCTGTTACTATCACATGCTGCCAATTGTCATGTTGCAAGTCTGTGCCAAACACATAGCCAGGCTGACTGTGGCTGATAAACTTGGGTGCCTTGCCATCCAACATCCTGGCAGTCCACCCCACCATGACATTGTTGTAGGTAAACGGTATTATGACCTGTGGGCGAGTCCAGTGAACGCCATCATTCTTTTCAGCTGTGAGCACAGGAAAGTCTTCAGGCACCTTTCTTGTACGCAGGTAGTTCCATTGTAATTCATGCTCAAGTGTGACTATTTCTGCAAATGGTGGCAACTCATCAAACTCACCAAATTGAATATCGCTTATGGCATTCCAAACTTGCTGCCGTTCACTCAGTATGCCATGTATGTTTTTGTGCCGTAGACTTTCCAATCCCAGCATTTCTATTTCTACTTCTGGCACACCCATCCAGCTCAGTAGTTTTCGAGCTCTATAACTTACACTGCGTCCCAAGATAAAACTGGCTGTGTAATTGCAATTGAAGCAGTGATAACTCCAACCTGCCTCAGTGGCTTTGAGTCCGCCACGTCCTCGTTTGTCATGTGTGCCGCCTGTGTGCTGACAGCATACCGCATTGAAACTCAACCACCCCGAAGGTGTGGGTTTCTTTTTTGCAGGTAGGTAAGCAAGGATATCAAGCATCTGTACAGTGTAACAGATTTGTCACGCAAATGCAATGCTTAACGATAAAAGATATTGGTAACGTAGCCTGTTGTGATCATCACAGTCACGGCCTGTGCTTCGGTACCGCCAAAGTTTAGCGGCAAGTATCCAGAACCACCGTTGGTCACAGTGATTGCACCAATGCCACTTGGACCCACAAATGCTGCCCCCACGGCTGTGGCACCTGCTCCGTTGCCTAGTAATTGCACACATGGTGCAGCCATATAACCTATTCCTGCATTGGTAACTGATACACCAGTAACCACGCCATCCACTACTGTAGCAGTTGCACTAGCACCGTAGCCTTGACTGTTGTTTATGCCCAGTCGCAACAACGGATGAAATCCCATTACATTTAAATAGAATGTGCCAGTTTCATCAAAGTATTCTGTGCTTTCAGTAACATCTACCCAAAGTGCTTCGTAATCTTGTGCGGCCTGTGCCTTGATTGTGCCGGTAAAATGCACAAGATCATACTTGATTGTGGTCAAGCTGGCGCCTGTGGTATTGATATGACTTGAATAATATTCAGTCAAATAATTGCGTGACAGTGGCTGCGGTTGCAGTGCCCAGTCTGGCCACGAACTTGGCGCTGCCTGTGGCCAGGAGTTTTTACCGTTTATGGTGGGAATGGTCACCGGTTGGCTGGCCATGAATTCAGGCAATACTGAGTCTACAATATTGCAATCGCCCCGGGCACCGGCGTTGTCGTTGACAAATGCTGCTTGTACATAATTGCCCTGTGTTCGTTCAATACTGTAGCTGCCAGGTTGTGCCAGGATTTCTATTGTGTCTGCGGTGTCTAGCACAACTTTTACACGGCCCAAAGTAGCACTCAGCGTGACCATGTCTTTTTCCAACAGCAGTCGATCTCCAGTTTGATTCAGCAGTCTAAATCGAAATGTACTGCCTGTGATGTTTACAGGTTTTTCATCTTGATTGATGAATTCAAAAAGTAAGACGTTGTCCACGCCTTTGTTGACGGTTAATTGTTTTGCGTACACTGGGTCGTACCTCGCTGTAAAATAACTTCCACTGGTGTCTATCAAGAGAACTCGGATGATTTGTTGGTAAAGATAGATGGTGGTTGAATACATGTTCTATTTATCGAGGCATAGTGCTTGTATTGTGGCTTCAAAATCTTGAAATTCTTGTTGAGCCACAGAACTCAAGTTGTGAATACGCATTTGATTTTTTGTGCAAATTGCCTGAAGTTGATCACGATTGCCAGCCCAATCAAAATCTTTTAATTTGACACACAACTCAGTGACCATTATGGCACGTTTTTCGTAGTTGGGTTCTTGATCGTAGCTCTCGTCCCATAATGCACCAAACGTTTCAAACCCTAGATTTTTTATGTGTTGCAAGAATCCTTGACTGCCGTATATCACAAATGGTTGCCCAATCAATAGAGGTTTTATGGCTTTTTCTGTTATAAAAAATCCATCAGTTCCCACATCACTTTCCAACACCAAGTTAAAATAGCTCATGTTGTGCGCTGCCATGCTGATCAACTTCCAGTAAATGTAATGGCGCTCATTACGTATGTGCAAGAACTGAGATTCAAATGCTTGGGGAACATCCACAAAACCAGGCACTGATGTGTCAACTACATCAATTGCGCTGATGTTTCTACCAAAGTCTTTTCCGTCGTACCTAAAAATAAAGCTGTTTTTTTCTAAGTTGTTGACAAGGGCATTTTTAATTATTTCCCTTTGACCTCTAGGGCCAGCAATAGTGGTAAACAAACAAGGTTTGGGGTAATCAAATGTGTATGTTCGATCTACATGATAGTACCAAGATTTTGAATCAAGATAGTTGTCTACCAGGTCAAACAGCAAATGGGAATACCAAATTGGGACGTAATCAATAGGTAGGTCAATCCTGTGTTGATCAAACCATGGTACAAACAATAAGTAGAGTTTGTTTTTGTCGTACTGGGTGTAGTGATCACAGTAACGTATGCCTTCATTGAGGCAATCAATTGCTACAATTTTTGATTGACATGCATTAATTTGTTCAATGTCCCGGTCACTAAAACAAGGAATCCTATATCCTTGATTGCCAAAGTCAACCACTAGTGCTTTGTTGGGCTCTGCAAGTAACTTGCTATAATGCCAGGCTTGATATCTTGTCAAGAAGTCTCTAATGTTGACTGATGGGTTTTCTATAGTAATTTGCATTGTTGATCTATTTAATGATTTCGGTTACCGGTCAAACTTGTACATAAATATTCTCGTATTATGGGCAACAATATTTTTGAGAAACTAGCAGAAAAATATCCGTTCATTACCTTGTGTGTGTATGCCAGTCAAGAATATGTGGGCATTGTGCAGAACAAGGATGACGCTGTTACCACCATCTACGACTTTGGTGCCGTGCTCACGCAAGCGGACAAGCTGGCATTCTTGGAATTGGCCAACACTTGGTGGTGGGAAAGCAATCGCAGCATACCCATTAACATATTCCTGCGCAGGGATTGGGATCAATTCCGTTTTACCTTGCGTACATTTAGCAACAAAGATCTTGAAATACTACATGGGCCTGTGTGCAGCCTGGTAGACATTGCTCGCAAAAAGAGCAAGCGCAAATCAATCACACTAGTTCGTCGTATTGAGTAAGTTCATGTGTAAAGACACCAGAGCAGCATAGCTCACAGCGTGTGACTTTTTAAACGTATATCCACGCGATTCATCCCCATCCCATACTTCAGCAAACACTTGATCCCAAGGCTTTCGCTGTAGGTGTGCTTTGCCTGGACGGATAATGCTAATAAAAGCAGCCATCCTGGGTATGGAATCAGGTTGCATTGCAGCCAACAAATCCACATAATTTCCTATATGTACCAACTGACTGGTCCATGCTCGATCGGTCCACAATCTTGACCATGGAGGGGTTTCCGACAGCATGGCTTCGTAGTGTGCAGTGTCTCGGATCAGCTGATACACACTCATGTTCAACAAGTCAATTTTGAAGTAGCCACGCTGTTCCGCTGACTCATAGTCAATGGCCGCACAGCCATGTTCAGGATCTTGCGGAATGTCTGTGATGTAGATACCAGAGTTGTGCTTGCGCGGTTTTCCGTCCACAACTTGTCTAGCAGGGGTGTGCTGAATCAGTTCTAGTATGCGACCACGATCCGGAACATCAATGTCAATGTCTGCACTCATACTCTACACAATGCCACAACAGTTTTCAATTGCTGTTCAGCTTCACGAACAGCACCCAATGCGTCAGCCACAGCAGGATATTCTTCAGCCATGCGCCGGGCTTCTGCTTCTTCATCACGCCGTTTACTCACCCAATCAAGTAAATTTTCAGCATGTTCATTAAGACCAACATGATACTGACCTAGATTTAACACTTGCCAACCGGTACCGTTGTACACTTCTAGTTGTTGATTGTGGGTGTTAAATTGTAATTGCCCCACACTCATTAAACCAGTGTTGTTGACATAGTTACCAGCGGGGCCACCAGTGACTGCCACATACTTGCCAGTTTGCCATATTTTACCAATCATGTTACCATCCTGCTTGTTTCAATATTTCTTTTGCGTATTCAGCGTCTGCGGTGTAGTCTGAGAACTTCTTTTGCCATATGTCTGAGTCTATGTAGGGCCATATCATTGATACTTGGTCGGCGGTGAGTTCACCCAGGAACTTCTGCCCAGATTCTGAATTGTATATCACCCAAGGACTGACTCGTCCTGTTGTGATAGCATGGCACATGGCGTGTGTGCTGCCGTAACGCAAACAATCATGGGCAGGTGCTGAGTGAGTCTCACTCCAATCTATACCAAACTCCACTGCTCGGGCAAGTGCATCTGCCACTGCTTCTACTTTCAAATAGTCCAGCAAATACTCAGTGTAGATTTTGTCACTGCCCCAGTTGTCAATCTTTTTGTTGTGTTTCAGCAACCACTCTGTGAACTGTCTAGGATTGATTGCACGGGTGGACACACAGTACCTGCCAAATTTTACAAATGCTCGGTAGTAAGGTGAGTCTGCAAAGTCATCAAATGTTTTGAGCCTGGCTGATCCTTGTGCAATCTCATAGAATCTCAAGTAGGATTGAAAGCCCAGTTCAACACCACGCTCACTGCGTTCTTGACGTCGACGTTTGGGCTCACACATGTGCACCACAAGACTTTCTGCACGACGAAATGTTTTCTTGCAGTAGCCGCAAGTGAGTTCATTTAGTGTCTCTGCCATGGTCTCTGATGTATTGATCAAGTTCTTTCTTTGTGGTCATTGAGGCCAACATGGCTATTTCATCTTCTTTGTATGTAGGGAACAACTCTGCCAGTTGTTTTCTGATACTGCTTGCCCCTGCACCTGTTTCTTTCTTCTTGGGCGAGATCCAGTTGTGTCTGGGTGTGCCCATGTCTGGACTCACTGTTGTGGCACACAGCCATTGCAGTTCAGGGTGCTTGTTAATGTTGAAGAAGTGTTTGTTCAATCGCTCGTTGGTGGCAATCAAATAAAACTCTTGCAGTTCTCTTGATCCTTCGACACAACTGGCCCAACGAATCATGAGATAGTTTGAAAACTTCTTGCGTTCCTCGTCTGTGAGTTCGCTGTAAAAGTTTCTATTCTTGCGATCCAGTTGTCGCATCTCATTGGCAATGTTTAGTTTATTGCTCACTTGTCTACTTTGATTAGTCGGTATATCATTATAACACGTTCTAGAGAATCTTGTAAAGCAGGATTGGTCCGGGCCAGTCGCCGAATATCGCCCCACATTTTATCTTCCTGCATGTGATCAAACAAGGGCCTACCATCACTAGTGCGCTTGTCGTGATCAATCTGATGTCCAGTCACTGGATCATACCCATACCCTATTAATTCACGTGTACTGGGATCAGCACCTGACTCGCGGGCATACACTTCATTACCCACACGCTCGTAGATGTAAGTGGCGCCGGGTTTAAGTGTTCCCATACTCATAACCGTATTGGCTGTGTGCCCAGCGCAGGAATCGTTCTAGTCCTTGCTGATCTTCTGGATAACTTTCCAAGTAAATCTTGGCCAAGCGATTGAGTGTTTCAAATATTTGTGGTTCAGTGTAGGGCATGTTACCAACTCTTGTTGTAGTCTACTATCTCACAGTTGCGACTGATGTCTTTCACAAAGTACACACAGTCGGGATCTGAATCATTGTTGAGTGGTACAGCAAGTAACTGGCCATTCTTTAGTTTGGGTGCATACCACGACACTTCATGATAAACATCTAAGATTTCAATGTCCGGAAAGCTGGGGCGGAAACTGGTTAGTGGATTGAATTGAAACACTTTAAATCCACGATCATTGATTGACGTTAACGGCAACACTTCCAGGTCACCCACTTCTGGTTCGCCTATAAGTATCTGCCAGTCCATGGGCATCTTTATGGTGTTGGTTCCTATGCGTAGCACCAGTGCAGGTGCATTGAAACTCTCTAAAAAAATCAAGGGAATAAAATGGTAATCAGGCTCTTGAGGGTTTGAGTTGTCTAAGATAGCAAACCGCATGTCATCTACTTCTTCGGGCAAATGATCAAGGTCGTAATGGATGTTGTCTAGGGTTAATATTCGCATGTTGTTATAATACAGGTTTGTGTGACAAATGTCAACCTATTTTCATCCAGTCCAACTTCTCTTGTGTAAAGGGATAGTTGGCTTCTTTGTAGAACTGTTTGCGCTTGGTCAAGTGTCGCTTGGCAAATTTGCAAGTGCTGGTCAAGTCCCAGATTTGAACATGATCTTTATCTTCCGCTTTGCGTATGCCACGACCAATGGACTGTATAACTCTAACAAAACTTTTACCAGGCTCAACAAGCACCAGATTAAAAATACGGGGAATATTAATACCAACAGCAGCGACACCATATGTGGCCACAATGATTTTGTCTGTTGCGTCAGCCACTTGATCATATTCTGCTTGCCTGTTTTTTGTTTTGGTTGCCCCGGACACAACACTGCCCGCTCAC